TTACAGAGATCAGCTGATTCAGCTGGCAACACTTGGATTTCATTTGTCCAAAGCGTAATAGCTTTCGGTCAAATCTAAAACAGTCAATTCTTCGGTAGACTATAAAAGCCGACTTAAGCCACAACATGGTGTTGCTTACCCACTGTCTAATATTGGTATACTTACGGAGATATCAGTAGAAGACGAGTCAAAGCTAGATACGACCGTAATCGTTATCTGGTGGAGATAGGTAAGTAAGAGGTTCTATTCCTCTATGTGGTAGCCCCTCATGAGAACTACTTCTTCGTAGTTGGGGTTCAGGCAATTTCAGTAGCCTATATGGTTGTGCGTAAAGCACCTATACTGATAGCAGAGGTTCTCAAAAAAAAGAATAATGCGCGCGATATTAAGCAACTGATTTGCTATTGCGTTCAGAAACTCTTTTTTCTCCTTTAGTAACAATAACTTAAAAGTTTGACAAGGCGAAACTTTTAAAGTTGTTATATAAAAGATTGACTTAATACACACATTCTCTAGAAAGAGCAAAAAATGATGAAATTAATATCATCGATAATTCTCACCCTTCAATCTTCCTTATCCTTCTTATTCAGTGGTGGTGAAGTAGCGATGAACTTAGCAGACAGCAATAAGCTATCAGTTGAGGCTAAAAAGTTCGTCGACGGCGGAACTCGCAGTTTAGGAACTTGTGCATTAGCTAACCACTTAGCCAATGCTGGGTTCAGCATGTTAAACGGCTTCCTCGTAGGTTCTTACTGCGGATGGCAATGGGGACTGTTTACGACAGTCTTCTCTCTGCTTGGATTATGGTATCTTGGTGAGCTGTTACCAAAGATGACTGCAGCCAAAGCGCCAGAAAAGTTCTTAAACACTCATGCAAAAAAACTCCTCGCTGCAAAATCTCTACTATCTCCCATAGTGGACAGGATTGTGAAAGAAGAGCCAAGATGCGAAGTAAAAGAGAATGAGAAGGAATTAGTATCTGCCGCCCGTATGGCAGATGAAAAATGGAGCATCCTCTTACTACCTTTGTACGATGAACCAAAAGGAGGTAAAGCCCCATCTCTGATTCATAAAATTTCTTCATTGAGCTCCATAGAGGAGGTCATGTTGGCGGTGTGCTTGAAGAAAGAAGACAAAATAGTAGAATACCAAGTGATCGATGCCTACCACTTAAATGTAGTAGGATATTTCAACCCAATCACCATCATTCGTTGGATGATGGATCATAAAGAATTGAAAAAATGATAATTATAATTCTATTAAGCATTACTCTAGTTCTAGGTTGGGCAGCCATAGAACTAGGAAAACTACAATGATCTTTCTAATTATTGTTGCAACTACAGTAGCAACGTTAATGTTTACATCGCTTTTTTTATAATGAGGTCGGGGGAGAACGCAATTATCGAATCATATGGGGCATACGTAAAAGGTATTAAATTATTCCCGCCAGCAAATATAAAAGTGATGCGAGAAGAACTAAAAGAACTCGTCGAAGACAAAACGTTAGAAGAATTCTTCGATGTTCTGCACACTGCGTGCAGGATATTTAAAATACCAAATTTCATAACATATTTTGTAGCCTATCCAACTGCAAGAAAGCACGCAAAACGTGTGATGCAGTACGGTTGCCCACGTTCACGCCGGGCTCACAGTGAGGCAGGGAAAAGATGCGTATGCAATATGTCATAATAAATGAAGAATACGGTTACCGGATCTGGATGTCAAAAGTCACACCAGAAAAAACCAAAGAACTATTAGCATGGTGGAAGTCATTAGAGACTGTGACGGGTATGTTTTACGACCCAAGCAGCAAGTTTCCAGTACCACTTACAGAACTGACAGAAAACAACAGAGACGACTACCCTGACCTAATCAAGGAAAATGTCGCTATCTACGTTGAACTTCATGAAGACCATGACTCAAGATTCAAAGTCATGGGAGACCAGGTGTATTACCACCGTGGTTATTTTAACATTAATTCACTACAAAAGTAAAAAAACATGTCAAATGTAGAATTTTTTACCAATTCACCTTTCTCAGACCGCAATGATGACAGCAAAAAAGTCACAGAAACTTTATGTCGTCACTACAACGTCGAATTACCACCAGTTGGTGCTCGACACTTTCTGTCACACCTAGATGAATTGACACCCCTTGCGATTGAGAAAGCCTTCTCCCTATTCGACCAAGCTGGTATCAGTGCAGGAGCCCACACGTTTCAAATCGACAATCCGTTTTTAGCGGTAACTCGATTGTGCGGAGTGAAGGTTGGTGACGAGTCTCTAGAGAATGAAGTCAGAACGCAACACTACAGAGGAGAAGATCGCCCTCTTCAACCAGTAGTAATCCGTGAGAAACCCTTTAGAGAAACAAATAAAGTAACACTTATCGTCTTTCCTAACAAGGAAGGTAATTTAACCCTTTACACAATGCACTCAGGACCTGCAATGAATCCAGATTTTTCTCATGAAGACTGGAAGACCAACGCTTTAGCGTTTAAGTCTGAGGAGGTGAACCATGTCGTGTAATAACTGCGTAGACCAGAATAGAGAAATCTCCGAGGACATCTATATGTTTTCAAGAGACACATCAGGAATTCATGAGATCGACGATGAGATCTTCTGCCCTGACTGCTCACCCTGGAGTCGTCAGGAAAGAAAGTCTCGATGGGACGACAATGATGACTGGGGTGGAGACCCCAACGATGTAGCAGGCAAAGCATTCGCAGGCTACTAACTTTACAATCAGACCATTACTTCATTGTAATGCAAACCCTCTAGTAGGGGATTCTTTCAAAAGAAGAATCTTAAAAGTGTCGAAATCAAATAACAGAACTTGTGTTATTCCTTTCTGGAGTTTTGTTATAGAGCTAATGATATGCTCTCGCCTCTGTTGTGTGCGGCGTGATAGGGTGTGTACCCCTGATGACTCCATGATGGAGTGATTGTATTTTTCTAATGACGTAACGTCAGGAGACAACATGAATAGTAAAACTATGCACTGGATCATTTACGACCTGTTGGTTCAAACAGGCCATATAAAATCAATAGGATATGGTCTTGGAGACCAGGACGGATGTTTAGTAGAGAGGAATCTAAATGTTTACAACTCTCACACTAACAAAACCCCAGCGAAAACCCCTAAAAGGAGCCGAAATGTCTAACATCCCACAAGTACATCAACAAGTCTATGAACTGTTAACAGTTCAACAAAAAAACTTCTTCTACATCCACTCCCTGTGGCAGGGTGTTTCATGCATCCGCTTGAAAAGTGGAGTAATGAAAGAATTCGCAGCCAGCGGAAACGAATGTCAAATGCAAACGTTTCTAACTTATGCACAACACATCGTCGCGCTAGCACATGCTAAAAATATCTGGACCTGTGTAAGGTTCAGTAACAATGGGTACCAATCAGTACTCGTTTACCTTGGGACAAGAAATATAGACGAATTCATGCGGTTGTCAAAGATTCGTCAAGCAGCTGCAGCTGAAAATGCTGAGGCAAAAGCAAACTGGCCGGATGGAATTCTGGATAAACACGGAGAACCGTACGGGAGTCGAACATGATCAATCAAATTAAAGATGACTACAATAATTTACCATCGTGGGCTAGGATGCTCATTGGGATAGGAGTCTTATTCAGCATCATTAAGTGGTTTCCAATAGTTGAGCTGCTTGAGTTATTTTCTTATGTTGTCATCATACCCCTAGGGTTCCTAACGTTCCTAGGGCTAGTTTCAAAAGAAACTACCAATGGGGTAGTAGAAGCCTGGAATACCGTATGTAACACAATAAGAGAAAGAGCAGCAGAAGTAGCTACTGCAGAAACACCTAATGTAGAAACAGAAACCACAAACGAAGCAACGGGATCATAATATGGAAGAAGCACTCTTCTGTCGTCTCTGCATCGTGATCATATCAATGGCTGCATTCCTTTAAAAGGAGACTAAAAATGAAATCATTGTCACTTATATTTGTGTTTATTTTAACACTACCAACATTAGCTCAAGCCAAGCCAACATGCAAAGAACAGATTGCTTTTGTTAGAGCCACTATCAAAGTTCTAGAAAAAACAATTCAAGAATGTAAAGAGCAATGGGATGGAACATGTAACATGGCCATTTCAAGTAACCATGAAGCCGTACTAGACGGTCTTGATTATGCATACCAAATCTGCCCAAAAGAATGGGTAGAAAAACTAAAAAAAGTAGAAAAGGCTTTTGACAATGGTAAGTAATGTACTAGAAGCACTTCAAGAAATATCAGCTCGAGAAGAACAATTGCCAAAAGCAGTAGATGCTGTAAGCGAAATAATAAAAGACTGCGTAATACCCGACCTGGTAGCACTAGCTTCTAGAGTCGACACAGCAAAGTCCACCCACTCACGAGCACTAACAGCAATAAGTATATTACTGCCAAGAACAGCAGCCAACTTAAAATCGCTTGACAAAAAAATGACAAAACTACTAGATCCAGAAAAAACCCAAAAAAAATACAGAATGAAAAAAATCAAGTAACGTAAACGTTTAAAAAGTTAATTCTTCTCTATTAAACCAATGCAGAAACAATCAATGTAAAACGCTTTGGGCCTATAGCTCAGTTGGTTAGAGCACCCGACTCATAATCGGTAGGTCCCAGGTTCAAGTCCTGGTGGGCCCATAAAAATTTTGGACTTTTAGCTCAGTTGGTAGAGCATCGGACTTTTAATCCGCAGGTCCTGGGTTCGAACCCCAGAAGGTCCATTTAAAAAAGGAGAAAATAAAGAAATGAAGATATCAGCAATATTATTAACCTTAACCAGCTTGGCATTGCTGACAAGTATTGCCAATAATCCCAATAGCAGCATCCATATTATATCTCCCTCAGCAGTATACATTGAAGGAGAAGCCTGCGTAATAAATGCAGGTAAAGAGAGAGAACCAGAGGAGCTTGAAAACGATTGGCAAGGTTGTCTTGCAATTCACGAGCTTGTCCGGTGAGCTACGCAATAGAGTTCATTATCTATTTCGTATGGACGTTTTATGCTCTCACGTTCTGGATGAACCTGAATTTTAAAAATTTTTAACGATTATGCACTGCTAAAGGCTAAAAAATGACAAAAAAAATTTCAGAAGCAGAAGCAAAAAAAATAGCAAAAGTTGCAAAAAAACGCAACTATAAAGGCAACCTAGAAGCAATGGCATTGTATCAAATTCTTACCAACATTGGTGGAGAATTCGGCATGATCATGAGGCACGTCGTAGAAGAATACAATGACATAGAACACGGAAGTGAAGAAGAATCATTCGCGTTCCTCAACTGGTTGCCAAATCACATGGTTGAATGGCTAGTAAATTCAGCTAAAAACGATTTAGTGAAAGCCTCATTTGTAACAAATATCAACTGTCAATGGCATAACCACTGGCATATAGTAGCAGACTCAGCAAAAAAAGTTGTGATCGAAACAAAGATTCGCAGATGGTGCAAAACGCCTGAAGCTAAAAAATTCATAAAGCGCAACGAACATCGTAATGACTGCATAACAACATACCACTGGCTTTGAACACAAGGACAAAAAAGTAATATGCAAGAACTATCGGGCGAACAAAGAATCAAACACATAGCTATAAACCACGTCATGAGAAACATAGACATGGAAATCATTACTTCCGAAAAAAAAACAAACTTAGCATTCCTGCTAATTGCAACAGTGATAAGAGCAGTAGGTGATACATGTCACGCGTACTTCTCTACAGAAGAAAATGTTCTAGCCCCACTACCACTATCTTTGAATTCATACACCATGGCAAAAGCAAAAGGATATAAACTTATACAAAGCTATGAAGTAGATGAAGAAGAAGTAGTACATCTAGCCCTTAACATCAACGAATGCAAAGCATTCATAAAAGAGATAGACCTCTTCATTGATCAAAATAAAGACTCACTCATAAAACAGCTGATACATAACAATAGAAACTGTGAATTCACAACCGTAACATATTTTTAAAAAAAGGGTGGCGCAATGACACACAACACAGCAGTACACAACAGCACACAAGAATTAATACTCAACAACATGTTTGACTCAAGCATGTTGGTCATGAAACCTTCTTTTGACATGATAAAAAAAGGCAATAACGAAGAATACCAAAAGATGTTCGACGATTTTTTAGAAGTAGCAAAACAAGAGTGGCTTTTAATGATGCGAGAGTACCTCTCAACAGAAGAGATCGACTACCTGGTGCAATCATTCTTCTATAGTAGTAAGATTGACGTGCAGAAGTTACTGCTCTTCAATACTGTCTTCACACAAAAAGTATCAGAACTAGCAGAGACCCACTTGAAGTAATGATAAAACTGATCTTCCTGTTGTTGTTATTCGTGATAGTGATGAGATTATACGGAGACATAATACTAAGATCATCACTAGACTTACTATCTCTAATTACAATCCTGACGTTAATTAAAATAATTGGAGGCTAATATGCCAGCTACAGTTACCGCAGACAACAATGTTATCACCTACTTCTTCAGTAACTACGACGAGTTCGCAAAGCAAGCAGCAGAATTCGAACAGCGACACAAGTTATACAAATACGAATATCGCTATAGCCTATTTAATGACCCGCAAGATTTCAATGAGCTCATTCTTGTCGGCTATGATAAGAACACAGAACAAGAAATCGAACGAATCTCAATCTACGAAAAAGGATACTAAAATGCAAATCATCAACCTAACCCCGCACACTATCAACATACACAGTAACGGCAGCGTCACAAACGTAACCCCTTCAGGCAACATTGCACGTGTAAGCACAAACTATCAACATTTTAACACAGTATCAGGTATTAATATCTACAATTGTGTCTATGGAGATGTTGATGGTCTTCCTGACTCACAAGACAACGCCATTTACGATGTAAATGGCGTTGTTAAATCAGCAGTGCCAACGCGAAAAGACGTAATGTCTCCAGGAGAGCTTATCCGTGATGATAGCGGCAAGCCAATTGGATGTAATGGACTTCGCCAGTAATAATTAGCAATCCTAAACAACAAGTGACAATCCCCCCGCAAGGGGGGAATTAGCCCCCGCAAGGGGGCGTCTATAACCGTCTCCATAAAGTGTAAAACACTTTAAAAAACCTTAAAGATGTGACGAGACCTAGAATTGTACGAACTAATATTCAAAAGCAAAACAATTAAATGCAATTCAATACAAGAATGGCATAAAGCAGTAATACAATTAGAAAAAAAGGGACAAATGTTCGACAACTTTGTAAAAAAAGGGTCAACATATAAATTCTATTATGAAAAATAAATATCTCATACTAGTAAAAGAGTACTGGAACGACAAACTTGTAGAAGAATGGTACGAAGAAAACAATGGCCATTCAGGAATGTTAACGTTTACGAGCTTTGTAGAAGCGAAAGAGTATGCAGATGAAAACTCATATAAAATAAAACTAAAAAACGACACACACAGATATGAACTCACAGTAATAGAGCACAACCAACAAACTCAAAAGTATAAAATGATCAAAGATTACGAAGAAGTAGGAAAGCAAATAGGCGGTCTACTAAATGAAAAGCAACAATCTTACGGAGACGCTTTTGGAAAAATGGAACAAATATTTAAGATACTGTATCCAGAAAACATTCAAAAACACCAATACAAAGACGTCTTAACACTTGCAAGAATACTAGACAAGATTTTTAGAATAGCCAACCTCCCTGAGGACCAAAAAGATACTATGGGAGAAGAGCCCTACAAAGACATTGCAGGCTATGCAATATTAGCGCTATTGAAAGACTAAAATGATTATATATTATGCAGGAATATACGGAATATGCTGGAGCTTGATGTATGCCCGGCCTTTGCAGCCTTTAAGATTTTTCCTCCAAAATGTACCATTTTTAAACGAACTACTAGAGTGCATAGTCTGCCTAAGCTTTTGGGTTGGACTCCCGTTTTTATATTACTATTTCAACCAAACGCCATGGCCAACCCAAATTCTAATACACTTTAGCACCATTACATTCACATGGTGTTTAGCTTACCTTTTAGAGGACTAAAAAAATTGACAAACACTTACACAAAAAAACAACAATCAGTACTAAATCTAGTTAACAAACTAAACAAAACAGTCTTTTCTCCAAATGAACTTTATACAGCACAAGGTAAAGACAAGCCGTTCTCAAGAAAAGCCATATCCGTGCACCTAAGTACCCTGAGAACAAACAACCCCTCACTCCTCACTAGAGTTAAAAAAGGCCAATACATGTTAACAGAAACCATTAACGCAGTTTCAACTAATCAATTTTCAATCACACCCAAAGAAGAGCTTCCTGGTTTTTTAGCTTACGAAGATATTGACAAATTAATTGAATGGAAAAACGCTTCAATTACCGACACCAATGCAACTATCGACTTTCTAAAGTTAAAAATTGTAAAGCTAGAAAAACAAAAACAATTGTTAAACAATATTCAAAACAAGTTCTGTTAGAGGTGTAAACATGTACATACAAAAACACTTACTTGACATAAAGTTGATCAAAAAGTATCTTTCCGACAACGAAGACAGTACAAACTCAAACCTACACAATTCCTTTACAAGAAAAGAATTTGTAAGAAATACCAGTTCAACAAACTATTATTTTAAAGAAATGCTAAACTCAGGTCTAATTATAGACACAGGAATGGTCTATGCAAACAAGAGGGGAAGCCCCGTCGTATACCGATTGAATGAAGTTTTTTTACAAGCTGGACAAAAAGAAACATACTCTCTAACAAAAGAAGACATCGAATTGCTTCTAAAAGTAAAGAGCAGTAACCTCAAAAACATAAGTGAAGAAATTAACATTATGAAAAAGCGCGTCGAATCTCTGCAATCAGAACACACTTCTTTAATTGCTTTAAAAAAGAAAACACTTTGAAAAAGTATGAAAATATAAAAGCGTTTGAATTAGAACTACTTCTAAACGCTGAAAAAATGAAAATTGAATTATTAAAAAGAATTGCCAACTCTTTAGAAACTATTGCTGCTAAAAAAGAAGTAGAAAAAGATAAAAATGATTTTTTAAATTTTAATGACTCTAATAATTAACGACATAAACTACGAATACCACAAAGATTTTTTACTTCCTCAAGACGAACTTTTTTTAAAGCAAAAGTTAACTTCAGTTCCCTGGAGGCAAGTAAAATACTTTAAAAAACATAGAGGTAAAATTGTAACTCCAAGATTATCTTGGGTTTCTGGGGGTCTTTCAACTACAGTTAATAAACATCCAAATTGGATTTTGCCTCTACTACAATATGCAAAAGAAACATTTCACGAAGAGTTCAATTATATCCTTTATTTTAAATATGATTCCCCTAAACACTCAATATCACCACATTCAGACAACGAATTTTTTCTAGGACCAAATCCTAAAATAGCGGTGTTAACCATAGGGGATTCAATTAAATTCAAACTTATAAACAAGATAACAAGACAGAAAATCTGTTTTAATTTCCAGTCAAACGATTTGATCTTGATGAAAGCAAACTGTCAGAAAGAACTACTTCATACGGTTCCTAAAGATAAAACTTTTGTTAATAAGACAAGGTATTCGCTTTCGTTTAGAAAAGTAATCCACCCTTACGGTGATTTAAATTACAATAAATACAATTAAAAAAATGCATCTTTGCGCACAGCAACAGGCAAAACCTTACAAAAGGACAACACCATGAAAGATATGTTAGGACAAGAAATAGTTCCCGGTGACATTTTTACAATAGCAGGCGGTAACGCAAGGTTTGGAGGTCTAACAATAGAAGTTGGAATAGTCATTTCAAACACTCAAAAAATGTTAAAAACATACACTACAAAATTTGACAAAATCAAACTTAAACCAACAAACAAGACCCCCAGAAAAGTGCTTAAAATTGAAACTCCTTCTGAAATATTTCTCAAAACTGACGCGGTTCAGTTATTGCTAAAAACTTATCAAAAACATGTTGATTTCAATAAACCTTAAGTACAAATAAAATGCATCCAATACCAACAATACTGCTAACCATATATATACTTTTAACTTTAATAATTTTAATTGTAGCAGCTTGGTTTTTTCCTTATCAAGCTTTAATTATAACTGTTTTTTTAGCATTAATATCTATACTGGACGGATTATGAAAAACTTTTTAATAGCTTTTTCTGTTGTCGCACTTCTGCTTTTTTTTATTTCTAGCGCAGACAGCGATTATAGAAATGCAAAACGACTCTATTACGACTGCTCAAGTGCGACGCACAAGCTAGTCCCACTCACACCTTACGAGCATAAAACCCTTCTTGAATCGGGTTCAATCGATAACTTTACTTGCACAAGTAATAAGTATACTAGATTTTACGTTAATCTTTTAAGAAGGAAAATAAAATGAAAACTTTCAACTTCACGGATGAAGAAAGTCTTTTTGCTGCAAAAACTTATACAGTTGAAGCTTCAACTCCAGGCAACTGCAAAGTTAGCGTCAGGGGCGCTTTCTTAGGAAATTGGACTTTCAACTTAAAGCTAGATTACAATGTAGCATGTGAACGATTAAATACTTACTGCCAAACTAACGACAAATACATACAGAACATATTTCCAGAACTCTCCCTTCAAGAAAGCAAAAAGTTCTTAACCAACCCTAGAATGAATTTTTCAAAACCTAAATGAAGTACTTACTTTTATTTAATCTAACTGTTCCCCTGTGGTTTTTTTCAGCAAAATTGATTTTTTTAAATCATTCTTTTGCTCAAGAAAGTTATGCTAACGAGTTCAACTTGAACAAAAGAGACCTGAGATTAATTGAATATTACTTTTCTATTCAAGAAAACGCTAATAGCTTCGATAAGCTCCCTAAAGTAACTTCTAGCTCTAGGGTCAACACATTTTTTAAAATCTTGAAGAATACAGACCACCCCAAATGGATTCCTGCTTACTTACTTTTGCTGGAAATAATACCTTCTTTGATTACAGAAGATATTGGATGTTAATAAAAAATGCCTAGCCAAGAATGTTTAAGCTCTAATTTTTTTTACATTTACCTTTCTATTCAAATTTACATGTTATATAAAGTTTTTAGTTCTATTTGATCGCACTAATAGCTCAGTTGGAAGAGCAGGGGCCTTCTAAGCCCAAGGTCGCAGGTTCGAGCCCTGCTTGGTGCATTAAACACTAACAAATTAAAATCTTCTTAATTTTTTTACACCTACTTGAATTATACTCGTGCATTTTGGTATTTAATTTTTTTAAAAAGGAGGTTCAAATGATTAACGAAGCCACAGTTATTCTTGCATACAACGTTGCACTTTTAATTATGTGCTTAATCTTTTTATAGCACTAGAAAAAAAATATTCGAAGCAGATATAATTAAACTACAGGAGTTTAATTATGGAAATAATAAAGCAAGATGAGATGGTTAAAGCTAACATAGCCATTGTTCTAACTGATATTATAGGCTCAACTAAGTTCGTTGAACGCAATGGAAACTTGAATGCAGCCAAGTGGTTCAAAGTTCACGACAAACATTGCATATCTTTAATATATAGATTCAACGGAATACTTTGTGATGCTTCAGATGGGTTCTTAATGTATTTTAATACAGTTCAAGATGCTTTAGCGTTTTCGTTTGCTTACAAAAAATCCCTCTTAAAACACAAATTCCCTTTCGCTACAAGAATAGGGATACATTATGATAGTATGTTAATATTAAAAACTCCTCAAAGTTTAATCGACATCAATCATAAGAGAATATCATTAGAAGGCATTGGTAAGAACGTCGCAGCAAGAACAATGAGCATATGCGGCTCTCAACAAATATTGCTTACGACTAACGCTTACAACCAATACGCAAGAAGACTTTACTCTCATTCACATATACCTAAAGGAGCTTTAATAGCTTCTGCAGGCTTGTATGAATTTAAAGGTGTCAAGAACCCAGAACAAATTTGGGTAGCTGCTTTAAACGCTTTAGATCTTACACCACCTTTAAGTGGAGAAAAAGTTAAAAGACTAGCAGGGCCTAAAAAAATAAACATTAAACTTAGAAATAGAAAATTAAAACAAAAAATAGAATTTTATTTTTGGAAAATTTCTTTTTTATACATCTTTTTTTTAATATGTTCTTTTTGGAACCTTATTTCCTCACCTACTCAAAAGAAGATGTGGAATCTAGATTATTGGTTTTTAAAACCTTTCGATTATCTAAACTTTTTCTTTTCAATCATGTATGACTACCTAAGGTATCTTTATGTTAGTTAACGAAATTAAAAAAAACGCTCAAAACGATAAAGCTAAACGTGGCTGGTGGTTTTCTGTTTTCTTCATGATACTTGTAGTAGCACTAATAATGTTTCTTTCTTTTGTAGAAATACAAGAAAAGAATAGAGATGTTCTGGTGGGTTTGATAGGCATGATAACTGGCGCTATAAGCTCAATGCTAGCCATAGCTAGTGGCAGAGACCCTAGCGAAGTCGAGCAGTTAAAAGATGATCTGTCTAATGCAAATGCAGACAGGCAAGCACTCATAGGTAGGCTTCGAGACAGCCAGATACAAATGCAGCTTTTAAGAGAGCAAATATTCGAACTTCAAAATGCAGTAATAAACAAACTCTCGTTGTTTGTAAATGAACAACCTATAAAAACAAAAAGTGAAAACGATGTAACCCTTGACAAGCATGTCGTAGAATGGTTACCCGTTGATCGTAAAAATAATTTAAAATAAGGAATTATCATGCTCAACAAGCAATTCAAAAGACTCATTCTCGTTTCTCTAGCAGCTTTCTTCTCTTTCTCATGCCAAAAGCAAGAAAAATCAAAACAAAGCTCTTTCAAACAAGAGCTCCAAGACTCTAGTGTCCCTATCCAATTCCTAGATTTCGACACAATTGATATAGAGCCAAGTCACAATTTAGTTTTAGATATGGATTAAAAATGAAAAAATGTTTAGTAGATTATTATATTGACTCTGAAACCGGTAAAGCAATGTGGTCTTGCAATGAAGGGCTATCTAAATCAGTACACCCAATAACTTCTGAGAGGTGCTGGAGGTACAATTGTCCTGGAATTAAAAAGCAAGATTTTCTTGCAGCTAAACAATGCAATTATTTGAATTGTGTCAATTTAATTAGAAATAGTAAAAAAGCAAAATATTGCAGTTTAAAATGCAAAAGCAAAGAATCTAGTAGAAGATACCGTTTAAAATCAAAGACTACTTTATGAAAAAAGAAACCATAATAAGTAAAGACAGGTACAAAAAAAGAATATCAACTTGTTTAGACTGCGAATTCTATTCTGAATCGTTGAATAGATGTAAAAAATGCGGGTGTTTCCTTTTGATAAAAGCTGCATTAAGAGATACTAAATGCCCAATTAATAAATGGGCTGAAACTGAATTATCTGCAAAGTGAAGTATGTTTAAATCAATAAAAAAATGGTTCAAAAAACGAAAACTAATAAATCGAATCGAAAAAATGTCTCCTAAAGAGATACAACATGTGAAAGATCTTTTGCATTGGTTTACCGAAGAAGAACCTTCTGTTTATTTCAGGTTAAATGAAGAAGAAATAAGATTTTTAAAAGAAGTTTATTTGATTCCTTGGCAAGAATCAAATTACGACAACAGTTTTTTGAACTGGAATCTTAATACAAAACACATAGAATTGAACTACCTTCTTAAATGCTTTCATGGTCAGCATGGCTTCATTAAAAGCCAAGAGGCTTTTGATTATATATCCGCTATACAACCCGACTTATTAGAGTTCCACCAAAACCTAACCGAAGAAGATATTTTATGTGGCCCATTGAAGTAATTAAAAAAATAAACTCAATCAACGAAACTACAGATCTTCATAAACGCGTTAAGGAAGAATTAAAGAACTTTGATTATAAAAAACATTCTTTTAAAATACTTACAAATAGTATAATCTACAAAAGTAGAACATACCATTATTTGGTCCCAAATAATGCTTCAGGCAAGCAGATTTTAGACCAAATGCTTTATGACTCATCAAGAGTTGTTTTTATTGATGAGTTAAACGTTTATATCTTTTAGGTGATTCAATGTCAGATAAATTACCATTTAAATCTAAAAAGTTTCTAGCATACTTAATTGCAGATTTAGGCTGGAAAATATTAATTTTTTATTTTATTTTTACTCACGCCAAATCAATTAAAACTTATGAATTTGGTATTATTCTGACTTTAGTCATAGTTTCAGGGTTCATACAGGTAGGTTACATACTTGGACAAGCCGCCTTAGATAAATACACTTACATTTCAACCACCATAATAAATGATCAAAAAAATCAAATCAAAAAGGATTAAATTTTGTCTTCTTACCACCTAGATAAAGAGCGCTTCGCTAAACTAACACATTTTATTAATTCTTTGAACAAACTGCTAAGAGAGCACAAGATGTCTATAGAATTTAGTGACGGAGCTTTATTTTCAAATCTTTCAGGCTACCTAGGCCAGCTTGAAGATAACGCGGATCACTTAATTTTAAGTGATGGAGACAAAGATATAGTAACCTCGAACAAGGAGATAGATGTTTAACGCCTTCTACATGTGCATGACGTTCAGTATGCTTTCAACTACTTCGCATTTTAGACTGCCACAAAATTCAGTTCAGATAGCTTGTGAGAATGCACAATCAATAATAATCGTATCTAAAGAAGAAAAAATAAGCCCTTTCATTCTGTCAGCCTTAATTTTTCATGAAAGTAGATTTTCTCCACACGCAAAATCTACTGCTGGAGCTTGTGGCCTCACACAAGTTTTGCCTAAATACGTACCCGCTACATGCAAACAGCTTCAATCTGACACAGGGTTATCGTTGCAAACCGGCGCTACAATACTATCAATGTGGCTTCAAAAAAAGAAGACCTACAAAGTGGCTCTTCAATGCTATAATTCTGGATATAGATGTCGAAGTAAAACTTACTCAAAAAACATAATTAGAACTGCTAAAGTTTTAAAACAAACTTATAATAGAACAAGGAAGACCATAGAAAATGCCATCAATTAAAGGTACCCTAACTGTAACCAATAAAGATTGGAAATATGTTTATAACAGCGTTTTAAATTTTTTAAACGAAGAAGTTGAAAATGCTTACAACAAAGCTAATGCTTTTTACACTAAAATTAAAGAAGATGGTGTTTCTCAAGAGAATGCCATACAGAACTTTGATACCTTGATTGAAACTTTATCTCCATCTACTTATCAAAAATCTTTAATTAGCTCAGCTTTATTTAGTGGAACCAACAGTTACATATACTCGCCTAAGAAAAATAATTTTAAGCGATACACAAACAGAACTGTTTTCGTTGACATAGGAAGCATCAAACTCGACATTGATAAAAAGAATTGCACTATCAACTTGGAGACTCAATCTTTTCAAGATTTTGATTCTTACATCCTCGTTAATACTTTTCTGAGTGAGTTTATAAACATGGTAAATACCATTCCTTGGCCTACAAGGAATGGTCCCAGCAAAGCTGTGCGAGGTTGCAAGCTCTTTACAGTTGAGTCTGACGAAAGCACTATTACTGTTTTTTACAAATCAGGACCTAGACCTCCAGAGCTCAACAATTCTTACACTATTAACGACATCACTACCGGAGAGCCAAACCATCTATCCTCTACAATCATGAAGTCTATGCAATACGTGTCTTCTTCTCAAGAAGAAACAGCCCAACCAATTCCTGAAGCTATTGATAGCTTCGATGATTTTTGAAAAAGAAAACTAATGACCACTAAATCAACTTCTTACACTATTGATAAAGAACTTGTAGAAACTCTTGTTAATGACAATTACAATAATTCTTCATCCCCAACGAGATACGGCAAAACTCGACTCATTTCGACTCAACTTTTATCAAAAGTTTTTAACGCCTATCTTGACATTGCAGAAAAATCTTGTAATTTTACAGAATTAGACAACCTATCAGATGAAGAAGAGCGCACCTTCAACAAAGCGATAGCAAAAAACTTTCTTTTTATATTAAGTCTTATTCATGCAAATGACTCTTCCGTTGAAGATGTTCTAAAGTCAGTAGACAACTTTAATGACTGAAAGAAAAAGAATATTTTTATACGAAGAAGCTTCTAAAACTCCGGGATATGTAGAGCTCCTAGATTATCTAGGCGATGATGGCTTAACCTGTGTAAACGCAGCCAGAGTCTCTTTTAATAAGAAAAGTAGCCATTTTAAAGAAAAAGATAAAAAACTTTTAAATTACTTAATTAAAGAAAAACACACTTCTGTTCTTGAGCATAATGTTTTGACTTTTTCGTTTAAGGTGCCAATCTTCGTTGCAAGACAGCACATGAGGCATCGCACTTGGAGCTTTAATGAGATATCAAGACGCTATACAGATGTCGACATTGATTTCTACACTCCTTCTAAGTTCAGAATCCAATCAGAATCTAATCGTCAAGCCTCTTTAGAAAAAGAAGATTTTGATCCTATAATTTCCGAAATTGAAGGCTTAAATGAAACATGGCCGACAACAGCATCTCAAGCGTTGTTAGATCAAACCAAAAGTAGTTTAAAAGCATTTAACCTCATGACGAGTGCAGGTGTTGCTCGAGAACAAGCTAGAATGATTTTGCCTCAAAATCTTTACACACAATACTGGGGTACAGTTAATCTTAATAATTTTTTAAAATTCCTGTCTTCAAGAGATCATGAAGCTGCTCAATATGAAATTCAGCTAATGGCTAAAGCGTGCAAAGAATTGGCTCGGCAAGTATGGCCAAACTTAATAGAAACTTATGAAACCCAACTGGAAACTAATGCATAAAAATATAAACAAGTGGTTAGGTGAGGGTCAAATTAAAGGTGATTTTACCCTTCGCCAAACTCAAAACAATTATAAAGTCACTAATTTTTTATTGAAGATCAATACAGCTTACAAAGTTGAAGATCAATATTCTGGGTTGGCTACATATAAAGAAGAAGTGGTTTATGTTCCTGTTGTAGCATGGAACAAACTCGCTCAATCTATCGTAGAAAAATACAACTCAAACGACATTGTAAGGGTTGTTGGAAGGCTTAAAAATTCCAACAAATTTGATTCTTCAAAAGACCCTAGCTGGGAAATAGTTTTAGAAGACATATCTTTAATCAAATCTTCTTAAACTTTTTGCTTCTTCTAAAATGCTTTCCATGTCCAATGAGGCGCAATCAATTTTGTTTCTAGTTAAGTTGTAATGATTTACAAAAGAAGGGCCACTGCACTTTTTTGCTTCTTCGCAAACTCCTTTTTCTAGATTTACGTCCAAACTCATTCCAGTAGCATTAGAAACTGCTTCCCACAAAGCGGCTAAAGCTTTTAACTGCACCGGATAGAAGTCTAAGTGCTCTCCCAGATCTACTTCATGCACTTCAGACCTAACGACAGGTCTCTCTCCAAAACCGTTCTTTACATACCAAGATTGGTATTTTTTGTAAAACGCATTGGATATTTCAACACCTATCCCATTTACGTTCCAAAATTTAGATCCTGCCTGCCAAGCAGGATTTTGAACATCTAGCATCTGATAAATTGTTCCATCATTATCAATCAGAAAATGCATAGACAAGCCTCTCTTATTGATAATTCTCGCGCAAGCTTCACTAGATAAAGTTGCGTCCCAGTGATTAACAAACTGAACAGGCTTCCTTAAGGGCTTGTCAGACCAATCGTAATATGTTCCTGCTTTTGATTTTAACCCTCCGCGTTCATTCCAAAGAATTATTTTATCCCAATGTATAGGATATTTTGCCCCATTGTATACAATGCTTTTTTCACCTTTCCTTCTATTCCTTCTTGAAGGCTTAAAATCCCCTTCCGCTAAAGAATGAGTTTCTAACCTTCTGTAAGTTACAGGGCCCACAATACCATCTTTTTCCAAGGAGTACTCGTCTTGAAAAGATATAATTAATTCAATTAGTTCTTCATCAAAATCATCATGCCCAAACCAGTTTGGTGTCCAGCCATATTTTTTAGAAGAATTTATATTTTTCTTTATTATTTTATTCATATTCATATTGTAACCAAAATTAATTTGCTTTTATGCACAAAAAGGATTGTAATGCTTATTACAACTAACAAGCTAATAGAAACTGCTAAAATTATCTTCAACACAATCGCAATGTTGATGTTAATATGGGTCTAAAATGATTTCAATATATTTTCCTTCAATAGTTACAACTATTTTATCAAGTTTAGGGTTTATTTTTTTAAGTTTAATACTACATAAACTTTTAATATTCATTGAATGGAAAATATTCAAAAATTCTAAGCCGCAATCGCCTTTAGAATACAAAGCTTTTCTTCTTGAAAAAGAAAACGAAAACTTAAAAACACAAATTACAAACCTGGAGCAAGAAAACTCTAAATTTGTAAACTTATTAATCAAACACATGTGAGATATAAAAATGCCAAAGTACAACATTACTTTCAATGTAAAACTAGATGAACAATTAACTATCGCAATCAATGCAAGCAATGAAACCGATGCTTTAACTGCAGCTGATGTCATTGCTTGCGAAATTGCATCAGATCCAGAATTCCTTGCAGATCAGCTGCAATTGCATTGCACAGATATCGAGCCGCAAGTTGCCTCTTACGTTTCGCTAACTTCCGCTCGAACCCCACATCCAAGTGCTCAGTCTAACGACGCCAGCTACACTTCTTTAGCATCTCTTCACACGCAAGCTCCTCAACCTTGCTCACCTTGTCGCAATCCGTCTACACATAACTCAGGTTACACTCGCCTAATTTAATCCCTTTTCCACCTGTATAAAAATAAAATGTATATAAATCAGTAAATACACAAGTGTACTTTTATGAAAGATACACTTTGCTTAAAAAATTTCACTACGAAGATGGCCAACTTAAGTACCATCAAAAAATAAGAAAAAAAATATTTGAAGATTTAAATTTCCTGCCCACTAGCTTTTGGGACCTCAACCCAATAATTAGCGGCAGTTACGCAATCAATCTTCTCTTTAAACCACAATCCTTTTATGATGACGTAGACTTCTACTTTGAATTTCAAGACCAATATGATGAAGCAAAAGCTATTCTTAATGGTTTTTCAGAAGAAGCTTCTTCTTTGAATTGTCAAACTTTTACAATTGGAAATAAAAAAATACAGCTTGTTAGTAAGTTTTTTAACTCTCCGCAAAACATAATATTTGCACATGATTTTAAGAATTCTTCAATAGCAATCACGAAAGACTGGATATATATAGACTCAGTAATATTTAAATTATACTATGAGTCTTTACTTTCAATTCGTTCTACTCAAATTGACCCTACAATGACAGAAGAAGCTACAGTCAAAAAAATTGCTTTGCTTTTTAACAGAATTCTAAAATACACAAGCCGCTACGATTTAACTTTGGATGATGAATCAATTCAAATTTTAAAATCTTTGCGAACCTATCTTACTAATACTCCAATTGAAACTACCAAAAGTATTTTGATAAATACAACCATTTACTACGACGGTAACCATTCTCCTTATCAAAATAATCTTAGAACTATTCTTGAAATAAAAGAACATTTAGACGCATTTTTGTTCCCCTATGATCAGCTGCCTACTCTTTGTTTTTAAGATATCATTCCTGCAAGGACTATATGAGAATTATCTGTTTAAATACTCAAGATTGTGGCCACACAAGAAAACTTTCTCATCAAGAAATAAAAGAAATAAACGTAAATGCTCCTTTTTCTAACTGCGAACTTTGCGGTTATTATGCACTTACTACTACCAATAATGTAACAGAAGATTTAAATTTAAGTAAAATTGCAACTATTTTGCAAAGCTTTAAAGAAAGATAAAATGAGATTTTATAATTTTTTCACAAATATAAAAAACAGTCCTTGCAACGAAGATAAAAAAGAAATAGCTAGGATTAAACAAATGCTAATTCATGGAGAAGACCAGACATTTTATTCTCCTGCTACAGAATTCAATAGAATCAGCCAGGATACTGTTAATTCTATTGAATTCATGAAACAATTAAACCCCACTGTTTTCCAAACCATTGAGAGTCAAACTTTACCCTTCTTAAGCTTTTTAAATCGAAAGCAAAGTGCTGCACACTATATAAGAAGCAACAATCCGCAAACAGCTTTTCTTAGAGAGCTGCAGGCTGCTGGAAATGTAAGGGATTTAGACGCTAAGATTTCTGTAATCTATAGTTTATTTACGCACATTACACACCGCTCTTGTTTTATTTCAGATTTTTTCAAAAGTAATTCTAGAGCTCCTAATAAAAACTTTTTATATTTGTTAAAAGTTTTTGAAAACACCCATAACCTTTCAAATCAATATCATCTCAATTTAGAAGCTCATCAACACTTTTTAGAAAATGGTCATGTTTGCTGGGTCGACTCTTTGGAGCACTGCCAGTCTCTAAACGATACGGCTTCTTCAACCCCGATAAAAGAAATAGCTAAAATTTACATTGCTTTTTTTGAGCATTTATTAAAAAAAAAAAATAATATTGAAGATAACAATCATCATTCGCTAGGCAGCCTGATCTGGAACACTCTTTATCAAACTGACAATAATCCCAATTTCCTTCATCTAACTTTTGAAAAGCCTACTGAGGTTTTATTGAATCTTACAGAAAAGCAAATCAAAGACAAAATAGCTATGTTTTCGTCAATTGAAATTTTCAATTACCTCCAGATGAACTCACTCGAAAGTACAGATAACGAAAAGGTATACAGCCATTTTTCTAATCAATTTTTTACTAAATTTAAAGAAAACAGCGAAGATCCCAATCTTTCAAATGAAAACAATTTGATTAAAATCGATTCCAATCCTATTGACTTGCGATTCACCTCATCTAACCTTAATGAAACCACTTGGACCTATTCCAACTTGTTTGCTCGCAATAATCAAGACACAATACAGTGCTTCCCCCCTAAAGGTGATGGAAGAAGTAATTCTCAATACATACCTCTAGCAGGCACTACTGGTTTGTTAATTGATGACACATCAGGCAAATATGCAAGTCTTGATGTCGCTTCTTCTCTTCAAGCTAATCCAAATAAACGTGTTTTTGGTTTAATGCTTAATGCTTTTACCAAAGCCACACTGAAGCCTTCTTTTGAATTCATCACTCTAACTAAAAAACAGGCTTTAATCAGAAAAGGGTTTTTCATTCCAGTTCTATTAAAATTCCTATCTTGTAATGAAGAAGGGGCAATTGAAACAGCTTACAACTTTTCTTTAATGAATTATAGCGACAATCTTAGTTCTATTATTAAAAGAAAGAGAAGCAGAGACCAAATTATAGCCTTCTACAACGCTTACGGCGAAGATGGTTTAAGGTTAATAAACTACCAAAAGTTCTTACTTGACCAAAAAAAAAAGATAAAAAAACTAGCCGAATATTCTTTCGCTAACGCTCCTACTTTTAGCAATTATAGTTCTGTTGAAATCAACCAACTACTCTCATGCTTGAATTCAATCAAGAACAGTCACTCAAAAAAAGCTAGCCAATCTTTAGTAACTTTTAGCGATAAGCTAACCGCTAAATTAAATCTCGAACCTTCAATAACTAAAAAGTACAACAAAGTAAGCTCCAATTACAAAAAACTTGTATCGCAAAACACTGAAGAAAGAGGTCTTGTCTCTGATTTTGCTCGCAACATAGAGCAAGGAAATATGAATATTGAAGGGCTAACCAGAACCATTCAAGAGAATCAAAACAGAATGAAGGAAATGAAAAAACAACTCTCTGAAAGCACATTACATTTGAAAACTAGCTTTAATAAAAGAGTTGACCTTATTGAAACAATATGCGCAAACAAATCATTATACTTGAAAGTTTTAAAAGATTACAATAAAGCTACTGAAATAGCTTTAAGCCAACAAGACTACTCTCAAAACGATTTTTTTAAAAACATTTATGAAACTGAATCTGTAAAAATACTTTCAATAGCTAGTTCTAAACAAATCATCGATTGCACAAATTCTGAGAATTACCTTGACGACTTAGCTACAAAAATTGCAGGCAAGAAGGAAAACTTTTTAATTAAAGAAGTAATTTTCCTTATAGACGCGCCTGTAAAGATAAATGTTGATGGCGGGCGCAAAGGACAAATTGTAGGTGGCCCTTATCTCGTTGCTGTCAAAAAAGACGAACTTAAAATCAAGCTCGCCTACCCAAGCTCTATTCACGGCTATTCTGACGAATCTAAAAAAATTTACATCCACCCTCATTCAGGTTCATGTCAAGCTTTAAGTCTTATCAATTATTTTCAACAATTAGAAAGTCATGAACCTGACCATTACTGGTCAAGAGCTTGTCTTGGCGAAGCCTCTTCTTTGATCTATCGCGCTTTTGAAAAAGAAAATGACCTTAAATTAATCTTAATTTCAGCGTTAACTTGGGTTAAAAACGCAAACAGCGCTGACACTTGGGGTAAAAATTATAAGTATTTCCCTAAATACTCTCAGATCCAAGAGGAGTTGTCAACTCCTCTCTTAAATCAACAAGAAATCACTGAAGAAGACGTAGGCGATTTCATTGAAGAGATGATCGTTTCTGAAGAAGAAAACCTCCAAGAAGAGCCCAACCAACAACAACCACTTCAACAAGAACAAGAAAATGTAACAGAAGCTCATACTGAACCTGTCTCGCAGGTTTACGTACCGTATACACAAAGGTAAAAAATGAAATCAGTAACTTCCCACAATATATTAAATAACATCCCTATTATTTCTATAACCCACAAAGGGCTAGAAGCTATTAAAGAGATTGTTAGAATCGCTCCCCAAGAAGCGCAATGGTTTCATACTGTTGAACCAGTTATTTATAAACAATCTCCTAATGAAATCCACCTACACCTTTCGGAAAAGATATACATACCTACTCAAAATACTTCTGCTGCTCAAGTCGACACTACTTCGTCAATGATGATGGATTTTTATCGTGAGCTTAAGAAAGATTATGAAGACCAGGAAACTGTTAACAGTAAATTATCTGCAATGACTTGTTGGTGTCATAGTCACCACAATATGTCACCTAATCCAAGTAATCAGGATGATTTACAGTTTAACTCCTTCATTACTTTAGCAGAAGACCAGGGTACAAAAGCTTGGCAGGTCATGCTTATTTTTAATAAGAAAGATCAATTTTACAGTCGAGTTTACGATCCTACCACAGACACAGTACACGAAGGTGTTCCAATCCGCGTAGTTCGCGACTATGACTTTTCTTATATTCATCAAGCTGCAAGAACCAAGTTTATCAAACCCAAGCCAAAGATGAAAAAAAAGAATGCTTCAGGATGGAATCTTGGAAGATTTACATCGTCAAAAAGTTTCGAAAGCTCTTTTTTTGCAAATTCCAAAGATGATAAAGTCCTTTCAAATGATCTTAACGAAGAAATTGTAATCGGAGTTTTAAATGATATTTTCGATAACTACAATGTTTACATGCCGCCTACTCAACAATTTACCAAAACCATAAGCCTTCATTCTAGTAACTTACAAAAGCTCCAAGAAGCTCTTTACGCAACTTTTGATGAGAGAGAAATAGCATTCTTTACCTTTTTCATTACAGGTAAGCAGAAACAAATTCCTAGCTTTTTTTCAGATTCCGCTTTTACCAAAAAGTTCCCTACAATAGATAAATGCCTCACCTTTTTTAAAGAGACTTTAAAGAATAATACTTTTTCTATTCAAGACATGTACGAAGCCTTAACATCTACTTTAGAAATAGTAGACCTAGAAACCAGAAAACAATGCAAGGACTATATTGACAATGACGGAATCATTTAACGCAACTAATGTATCTTTTTTACGACATGGTGCTTTTTTTGGACCAGAAGACTCTCAAGATAAAGTTTTAAATATCATTGGAGTTGGTGCTACTGGCAGTTGGGTTGGACTTTTAGCTGCTAAAATGGGTTGGCAACATTTTCGTGTTTGGGACGCTGATATAGTCGAATCTCACAACTTGCCTAATCAAATTTACGATTTAGAACAAGTTGGCTTACCTAAAGTAACCGCTTTTAAACAAAAACTACTTCAGTTCAATCCAGAGGTAGTAGTCGAAACAAATAATAAGTTCTTTCTTTCTGAACAAGACAAAGACAACCTTGAAGATTATGTTTTTGTTGCAGTCGATTCTCTTTCAGCAAGAAAAGATATTATCGAAGGGGTCCGCTCTCACCTTCTCCTTGACTACGTCATTGAAACAAGGATGGGTTTCGAACATGCAGAAATCAATATTATCGATCCAGCCTACTCTGCACAGATTGACTCTTATTTAAGCACCTTAAAAACAGATGAAGAAGTGACTGAAAGCGCTTGTGATGCACGTATTATTACGACTTTAACTTGCATCGTTTCCTCTTCTGTTGTACACACTTTGTGTGGTTTAGCTGCTCAAGACAGGCATGGAGAAACTTACACTCCTCAACCTAAACAAATATTCTCTTTACCCTCCAACATCAACACTACTTTATCTACATTTACAATAGGGTCAAAAACATGACAAAACAAAAAATTAATGAAATTATTACAAATCTAACTGATGCTCTAACCGATGCTGAGAAATTTGACTCTGGCAATGATGCTGCTGGACGTCGGATTAGAAATGCAGCCCAAACAGCAAAAGCCGATCTGCAAGAACTTCGAAAGCTAGTTCAAGAAGAAAGAAATTCTCGAAAAGCTTAAAATAAACAATCCGTTTTCAACATTAACAAAACATCATCATTCAAAAAACCGGGGGCTTTGCCCCCTTTTTTATTTAAAAAGAGAAAAAAAATGACTAACATCACACTTATTGTAATTCCTGGATCTGGCGCTCGCCAAACTTCTTTAAACTCTAGCGCTACTGTTTCAGATCTTGCCTGCCAAGAGAACCTACACGGCCGCGATATTATCATTGACGGTGTGGGTGTCCCTGCAGATCAATGGGCAACCACACCAGTTCCTAACGGAGCAGAAGTCTTTGCTACCGGTAGCGTCAAGGGTAATAATTCATCTTTTACTTTGATCGTTATTCCTGGATCTGGCGCTCGCCAAATTTCAATGGCTGGCTCAACTTCAACCCTTACAGTTGCAGCTCTGGTTTGCCAAGAAAACTTACATGGCCGCGATATTATTGTTGATGGCCGTGGTGTACCCCCTGCTGAGTGGGAAACTACAACCATTTCTTCCGGAAATGAAGTCTTCGCCACTGGTAGCGTTAAGGGCAATAATGGTATCTGATTTAAAATATTCTATCTCTTCTGGTGACGGCGCTAAACAAGCGTTTTTAAATCTCCTCGAACAAGAAGCAGCTTGGCAAGACAATTATCAAATTCAAGGCTTTTTTGCCCCTTATAAAAGGTATAAAATTGTTTCTCTTGATGAGTTTCCTTCTAAAGAAGAGGCGGTTTCTTTTATTAATTCAAATAGACCATTTAAGTTGCGTCCAAAAACACTAGGTTGCGTTTTTATAAAAAATGACACCAACACTAAATATCTGTTTTTTATTCAATAGTATAAGGAAACCTATGGGCTCTTCTACTTTTTATTTATCTACTTCAGCAGAAAATGCTTCTCAAGCTTTCAGCAACTTAGTCTTTGAAGCAAAACACGACTACGGATCTGCCGGTTATACCGGCACTATAGCTGAAAAAGAGTATTATACTATGGCTTCTTCAGAGCCACTAGAAATTTCTGCAGCCGACTCTTTAGCCGCAAATTTATTAAACACTCGTTATTCAGACAAATACGGCCCTGCTGGCTGTATAGAATTAAAAAAAGAACATTCTGCCCAACTCAAAAAGTTTTTATTTTTTGGTTGGGCCGCTGAATAACAATTCACTTTATCTAAAAACAACTACTTACTCTCCCTTTACTCGAAAGAGAAAAAATGACCAACATTACACTCATTGTTATCCCCGGATCTGGCGCTCGCCAAGTCACCCTTTCATCTGATGCGACCGTTGCCAATTTGATTTCACAAGAAAATTTACATGGCCGAGATATCATCATTAATGGCGCAGGCGTTCCTGCAGCAACCTACTCTGATACTACTGTGCCTCACAATGCAGAAGTTTTTGCTACTGGCAGTGTTAAAGGTAATGGCAGCTCCCTAAGAAATGCTCCAAGCGAAACCTCGCCTGGAAGTAAGTAAGCAACAGCCTTACAGCAACCCTGCTTGTCACCACACTAAGCTTCAACCATTTCAATTAGTTTTTACTCAGCAATTCCCGCTTACTTGCTATATCCTTCTTCTTTACTCTACTATTAAAGTACTTCTTTTTTAACTTAAAGGGTCAGCTTTATGAGTAGCAAGAAACCTATTAAAGAAATAGTCATTCCAGACTCCTCTTTTGAATCATTATATGAGTTGAATTTCTTAAATGAAGAAATAGCGCAGCTTTTAAAACTAAAAAATGGCGATTTCTGCTTTGTAACAAACAGTCAAAATAAAAAAACAGTCGTTTTGTCTATCAATGGAACAGTTAAGCTTATAGACTCTTTTAAAAACAAATCTATTAACGGATTCGCTCCAAAAGATTTAAAACAAGTGGTTTATTGCAATTTATTGGAAGAACCCTCTGTTTCTATTATAGCAGCCTTAGGTGCTGCTGGGACTGGTAAAACGACATTGGCTTTAGCAAAAGCAATTAGTAACTACTTTTCTAACAAGAAGAAAATCTATTTGTGCAAGCCAACCCACCTAGTTTCCTCTCATGAAAACCAAGTGTTTGGTCCTGTTCCAGGAGATATGCAAGAAAAATATGCTCCATATATAGGTAGTTTTGAGATAATTTTAAATAAAATGTTAGGTGCATCTGGCAGAGATTATTTACAAACCATGTTAGACAAAAAGCACATAGAATTTATGCCAGTTGAATTCACTCGAGGGTGCACTTTCGAAAACTGCACTTTTGTGCTTGATGAATGTCAAAATTTAACTTGGCACGAACTTAAGACAGTGTTATCTAGGATAGGCGCTAACAGCAAAATTATACTTTGTGGAGATCCAAATCAGATTGATGCAGGATTTAAATATTCAGAAAGTGGTCTTTATACACTTTTGAACTCAGAATCATTTCAAAATTCAAAATTTACCTCAAAAATTGAATTAACAAAACAATATAGAGGTCTCATTCCTGACCTTATATACAATATTGACAAAGAATTAAACAAGGACAAAATATGAATTACCCTTCAAGCTTTAACATCTATAAGAAGACAGCCGCTGCTCAATTCACAGTATTGCCACCTAGGAGAGATGACAATGGTAGAATTAGCAAGAACGGTGCAGTGCTTTTAGAAATGGCACCTTCTGTAGGTGATAAAACTTACGATTGGAGAAACCAGAAAGTAACTTTTGCTTTTGGTATTAACGATCTCTGCTTATTTTTCGATGACCCAAACAATCCAAAATGGGGATCTTTTTTCCATGTTAACGATTCGACTAATAAGAAGCTCACCTTCTCTCACGGGGAAGGTAAATACACCGGCACTTACATGATGACCCTGAATATGGGTGATAACCGAGTTAGCGTAAGTCTTACTGGTGGTGAATTTAATGTGCTAGGTAGACTTTTCTCTAGCGCCATTCCAATCATTCTTGGATGGAATAATGTTTGAAATAAAAACTAAAGAAGGCTTATTAAACATGTCTTCTGAACAGTTATTTCAAACCATACTCAAGCAATGTTTTGCTGATCAAGAAAACGAAAACCTACAGCACATAGATGATTATATTCAAGTAATCACGAAAACTGTAAAAAGCAATTTACTTGAAGCTAATTTAAGTCAATTGTTCTCTATATACTTTATGGCAGGTTACTACTACAAAGTATTTTTAAATCAAAACGAAGTAACAATTAATAAGAAAAACAAGGAATAAATAAATGTTTTCATACTCTATTTCAGTACGCCCTTTAAATAACCAGAACAGCAAGCTTAAAGCTTTTGTTACCGTAACTATCGACGACATCATGGACATCGAAGGCTTTAAGATTATAGATGGCTCTAATGGTCTTTTTGTTTCTGTACCTTCCCATAAGGGTACAGTTACTGAAGATGGCGTTTCAGTAGAAAAATACTTTGATGACGTTAGATTCAAGGGTGAGGACGGCACTTCTTTTGCAGAAGAGCTTAAGTCTTCAATTATAAATCAATACAACAATCGTTCTCAATCTTCGAGTAACCATTCTAATTCTAGTCGAGCAGCTACAGCTGCAGTAAATGCAAAAGCTGCACCTGCAGCTTCTGCAAATTCAAAGCCACCTCGTGATCGCAAACCACTCTGGGGGTACTGAGAAGCATGTCTGATGATACGGTAGAGGAAATACCTCAAACCACCGCTGAAGATATCATTGACTCCTTAACTGAGGGTGCTGAACTTTACACTCAGATCACGCAAGCCTTTGTAAAAGATTTTATTTTTTATGAAAAAACACTCTATGAGTGGGCTACCAGTTTGATGATTGAAATACCCTCCAATAAAGATCTCACTCTGGTTAAGTTTAGAAGCCTTCTTCTTCAATTGGGGAGTAATATACAGATAGCTTCCAACTATTATTCCGTAGCATGCTCTATGGCAGATACTATAGGCGGTGGAAACACAATTAGGAAAGCAGACATTATTAGTGTGATAGTTTCAAATTATGCTAAGCGAGGCGCTAAACGTCCAGCAGCTTCAGTTATCGAAAAGATGGCAGAATCTTATTTAGTAAACACCGTTTCAGCAGAACGTGCAGCAAAAATTGTTAAATCTTTTTGGAAACAACGGATAGACACTTTGCTGGACTTGAGAAAAGTTTTTGAACAAATTGGCTTATCACTTTCTGTTGAAATGAAATTCACATCTTCTTAAGGAAATAAAATGTCTTTAGATCTTTTCTGGTCTCTTCCTTCCGACTCTCTCCCTCCAACTTTCGATCCTCCCCTTTTGATAGATTCTAGCTCTTATACAAAAGATGCTTCCGCTTTTAAAGGCACGAGGTATAGCACTTTTTTAGAAAATGAATTTTCTTTAACTTTGTTCAGAAAAAAAATATCTCCAGAAGAAATAAAAACTTTATCAAAAAAACTGAAAAATTTTGTAGAAACGAATGAAAAAAAGAAACACACTTGGAGCGTTCATCTCTCCAACAAAGATATCATTCACTTTTCCAGAATGCTTTCTGCTTACGCAGACCTAAATGCCAGTTTGTCTGGCTGGTGGTGACTTGTGGAGAGTGGAATCACATTAGGAATAATATCTTACATTTCTTTTTTTTTCTCTTTTTTACATTTTCCTGCAGTGGTAAAAAGATTTTTACTAAAAAATCCATTTCTTACTGATTGCTTATCAGTTATTATTTCCTTCTTCCTTTTAACAGGCATATCTAAATCTATAGTTGCTGTTATAGCAGCCATGCTATGCGGACTGCTTGTTAACATAACCTTGGTTTTACGCAATTACTTTTTTTAAAGCTACTTTAAAGTCATATTTTAGGCCTTAATGTAAAATTATTGCTTTTTAAACTAATATTTTGCAGAAAGAAGACTATATGACTTTCCAATTATCTACTCACGCACAAAAATTATTAAAAAACTACTACCTCAAAGATACCGAATCAGATCCTAAAGAAGCTTTTAAACGCGCTGCGTACACGTATGCTTCTTCCTCTGAATTAGCAGAGAGGATATACCAGTACGCTTCTAATGGTTGGTTTATGTTTAGTAGTCCAATCCTATCTAATGCAGGAACAAAAAGCCTTCCTATTTCATGTTTCTTAACTTACGTCCCAGACACAGTCGAGGGATTAATTCAACATTCTGAAGAGTTAAGATGGATGAGCGTTATGGGAGGTGGTGTTGGTGGCCACTGGTCTGATGTAAGATCCGTGTCTAACAAGAGCCCCGGACCAATGCCCTTTATAAAGACCGTTGATGCAGATATGGTTGCTTATAGGCAGGGTAGCACAAGAAAAGGTAGCTATGCTGCTTATCTTGATATATCTCATCCTGATATCGTCGAATTCTTAAATATGAGAATGCCAACTGGCGGCGATGCTAATCGCAAATGTTTCAACCTCAATAATGCAATCAATATTACTGATAAATTCATGGAAGCGGTTATTGCTGCTAAATCTTGGGACTTACTTGATCCAAAAGACGGCACTATCACAGATACGCTTGACGCAAGAGATTTGTGGCAAAGAGTTCTTGAGGTACGTTTTCGTACCGGAGAACCTTATTTAAACTTTATTGATGAAGCTAATCGCAAGTTGCCCCAACCTTTAAAAGATAAAGGTTTTAAAATAAATGGCAGTAACTTATGTAACGAAATTCACTTACCTACGTCTATTGATCGGTCTGCTGTTTGTTGTTTATCTTCACTCAACTTAGAACTCTTTGATGAGTGGAAAGACTCTCAAATTGTAAAAGATTTAATTTATTTTTTAGACGATGTTTTGCAACATTTTATCGATCATGCTCCAACTGCTTTATCAAAAGCTGTCTATTCGGCTACTAGGGAGCGCTCGCTCGGCCTTGGTGCTATGGGTTTTCATTCTTATTTGCAGAAAAAAAACCTGTCTTTTGAATCAGTTTTTGCTGTTTCGACAAATATTAAAATGTTTACGCATATAAAGAGTGAAGCTTTTAAAGCCACAACCCTACTAGCTGAAACCAAAGGCGAATACCTCGATGGTATTGGTTCAGGGGTTAGAAATAGTCATTTACTTGCTATTGCTCCAAATGCTAATTCTTCCATAATTCTTTCTACTTCCCCCAGTATAGAGCCCTGGAAAAGTAACGCTTTTACTCATAGAACTAGGGCTGGCTCTTTTTTACAAATTAATAAATACTTGCTAGCAGCTTTAGAACAACATGCTGAATCGTTACCTCCTGAAACTCTTGGTACTGATGATGTCTCTCTTGCTAGAGACGCATGGTTGCAAGAACAGATTCAATCTGTAATTCTCTCTCAAGGCTCAGTTCAACATTTAGAATGTTTATCTCTTCATCAAAAAGAAGTTTTTAAAACAGCATTTGAGATTGATCAAATGTGGATTATAGATCACGCTGCCACTAGACAGGAATTTATTTGCCAGGGGCAATCAGTTAACCTTTTCTTTCCAGCTGGTTCTGATATAAACTATGTAAGCCTTGTGCATCTGGCTGCTTGGAAAAAGTCTTTGAAAGGACTTTATTACTTGAGGACTAGCGCAGGCGTAACTGGGGAGAAAGTATCAACGAAAGTTGAACGCAGGACGCTTAAAGACATAGAGGAGTGTTTATCGTGTCAAGGTTGACAGAATATTCAAAAACATACAAGCCCTTTGCATACCCTTGGGCTATGCAATATGCAGAAGATCATGAAAAAATACACTGGGGAAGCTGGGAGGCAAAACTCCAAGAAGATCTAAACCAATGGAAATCCAACAAGCTTTCAAAATCTGAAAAAGATCATATTACTAATATTTTGCGCATTTTCACTCAGTCAGACGTGGCTGTTGGTGGAAATTATTGTGATATTTTCATACATTCTTTTAAAAATAACGAAATCAGAAACATGTTATTATCCTTTGCTAACAGGGAAGGTACTCATCAACGCTCTTATGCGTTATTGAACGATACCTTAGGTATACCTGAAGGAGAGTACTCTATCTTTCTAAAGTACAAAGAAATGGCTACTAAAATCGAGTTCATGACTGCCCCTCCAAAAAGCATGAAAAAACATGATCAAAATTTAGCTTTCGAGCTTGCTAGATCGGTTTGCAATGAGGGAATGAGTCTTTTTAGTGCTTTCGTCATGCTTTTAAATTTCCAAAGGTTTGGAAAAATGAAAGGTATGTGCGAAATCGTAGAATGGTCTATTAGAGATGAAACTATGCATGTGGAAGCAATGACTAAACTTTTTCATACTTATCTTGAAGAAAATCCCAATTTAGTTACTGACACTTTAAAAAGTTACATTTATACTAACTTCACGAAAGCTGTTGAGCTAGAAGAATCATTGATCAATTTTATTTATGCTGACTCTGACTCTATTAACGACCTTAGTAAAAACGATGTTATAAAATACATCAAATACCTAGCTGATAGAAGACTTCTTCAGTTAGGTTTAAAACCAATTTTTAAACAAAAAACCAACCCTATACCCTGGTTGGACTGGATTGTCTCTGGAGACTCTTTTAAAAACTTTTTTGAAGGAGCCGTTACGGACTACAATGCGTCTGGTATGGTTGGTCAAATTAAATGGGAGTAATATATGAAAATTAACGATGCTGTACAATCAGCTTATAATAATGCAAAAGAACATGGCTGGCACGATGAACCTAGAACTGTAGGTGATTTAATTTGCTTGATGCACTCAGAGCTTTCAGAAGCCCTAGAAGAACACCGAAATGGCCACAAGCCTGAGCATATTTATTATAATGAAAACAAGCCTTCCAAACCCGAAGGAATACCAATTGAACTTGCAGATTGTATCATAAGAATTTTTGATTTTTGTGGTAAATATAATATTGATTTGCAAAATGCCATTGAGGAAAAAATGGAATATAACAAAACACGCCCCTATCGACATGGTAACAAGGTAGTGTAATATGCTTGACGAAGAGGAGCTTGATCATGATGTAGATTATAAACGTATAGTTAGAGCAGTTATCGAAAGCTCAATAACTGATTACGTAAAATTATCTCATCCTAAAAATCGTAATAAAAAATATTTACAGCAAACTTTTTTAAATTCTGTTGATGTATTTTTTGATGATAATTATAAATTTGAAGCTTTCACTTCAATAATAGATCAAACCCCTCTTACAAGTAAAGATCTCATTTCTATAATGATTTCAAGTTCAGGAGTATCAATGGATAATGCTCGTCAGCATGTAATAGAAGAGTCAATAAAATATTGGTGGGATAAGAATTTCAACGATATTTCAATACCTAGCTCTATTAACATATTTGGTAAAGTTTATTTTATCCATAATGCTTCTACTGAGCATATTGATTTAGAAAAAAACAAAATCTTTTTTCCAGTTAAAAAGAGCGGTTCAGACAGAATCTTTTTTAAATTGTGTTTAAAAATTATTTTGATTGACTCTAACATTGAATTGGACGAAGAAACATTTAATAAATTACACAAAGTATTTTATTTATTCCTTAAAATAAATAATGCTTTCTAGGCTAACAAATGACATATATTTTTAATATAGTACTGTTTGCAGCTTATGCATACGCTGCTTATACATTGCATATTCAAACTCTTAGAAAAATAAAATTACAAAAAAGAATAGACGCGCTTCTTTTTGAAAAAGAAGAGAACTTCACAAAAATTGAAGATTTTCAAAAAGAAATCAAATCCATGAAACTACTTGTTCAAAAGATTGAATCAGACCATAAGATTCAAATCCATGAAAATTATGAAATGAAACTTGAGAATAGCTCTTTGTTGAATAGGATTGAAGTCGCTCAGACTGAACTCCACAATGAAAAGAAATTTCATCAGACAGAAATAAAAAAAGTCCAAAAAGAAACAAGAACTGACGCTCTGAAACGTTCCAGGTCAATATTGAGAGGCCAAGCTTCAGAACATCTCGCCCCTTATGTTGTCAAAGGTACTAACCCTAAAGATTACAGGTTTATGGGCAATCCTATAGACTATATTTGTTTTGACGGCCTCTCAGATATTATTGATGGCGTATCTTCTGAAATGAATTCAGTTCGATTTATAGATATAAAAACTGGAAAATCTTCCTTAAATAAAAGTCAAAGAAGAATAAGAGACGCAATACTCGCCAGTAAGGTAACTTTTGAAGTTATAAATTTAGATGAAAATATTGATAATGAAAAAAAATAAATTTGCTTACACGATTCATAACCTTATAGCACATCCGCTCATGGAAATCTTCCATTTGTTAGGTATGAAAGAAACTGGAAATAAAATTCATGACTACACTCTTCCCAGGAGTCACGAAAAGTAATACAGCTCCAATTCGCCAAAGTTGGGATGACTATTTTATGAGCATAGCCATTCAAGCGGCCACAAGATCTACTTGCCCCAGAAAGCAAGTAGGCTGCGTAATAGTGAAAGCTAAAGCAATTGTAGCTACTGGCTATAACGGCTCCCTTCCAGCACAAGCTCATTGCCATACCAATGGCTGTTTTTTGCAAGATTCTCATTGCGTCCGTACAATACATGCAGAAACCAATGCAATCAATCAAGCTGCAAAAAATGGCATTTCTCTTAATGGCGCTACAATTTATTGCAATGTCGAACCTTGTTGGAACTGTTATAAAAACATTCTTAGCGTTGGTATTGATTCTATCTTCTTTCAAGAATCGTACGGATCTAAGCTTGCCATACACCAACAATGCATATCACACAATCTTACCAAATATAAAAAAGTAAAATAAATTTTTTTACTTTTTGAAAGTCCAGCAAAAAAAATGCTTGTTACAAAAAAATGTATCTTAACTTTAAAGTTCAACACTTTAGATCTCAATGTAACTCAATCTCAATTAGACAGAGTTGATAATAGACATTCCACAGACGAATATATTCAAAACATAGTTCCACAATTGTCTGCTTCAGAACGTGAATTTTTAATCACAGGAATAGTAGAAGACGTGTGGCAGGAACATTTTAAAGGTATAGAATGAAAACCACTAAAATTTTTAACTTTTGCCTTGATGCTTTTCAAGCTGCAAAGTCACAATACCCTTATGATACTTCTGATGTTTGTGAATTTGCGCATAATCTACTTATAGAACTTCATCCTAAGGTCAATCATGACGTGCAAGACCCCGAAGGGGTCTTTCGATATACAGACTCGTCACAATTACTTTTTGATAAAATCTTTGAAGGGGTTGAATTAGCCTTGATTCAATCCGGCTTACAACGCGACCAAAATTCAACCTGGACGCTCGCCACAACATCTAATCAATCCCCCTTTCCTAAAAGGATATCAATTGAAAATCATTGCTGAATACACGGAACCCAAGTATTATCATTATCGCAAGCTAGTAGGAATAAACACTTACGCAAATCGCTCCGAGCCAGACGGGTTTGAGACTAGATATATATACGCCCAAAGTATTGAAGAGTTAGCATTCATCATTAAGAATAAGACTTTTCGTAATTCACACGTCGGCTTGGGCCGACCAATGAGTCTATCCGATTTAACAATCAAGATTGAAGAAGGATCTCATGAGTAATATACCTGATGATTGGCACCTTTATTGGAGGACTTGTGAAAACGGCCACCAATATCATGCTAGCGAAAATTACTGCGATAAATGCCCTGACACCGAAGAAAAAGAAGAAGATGAACATAACTAAATTTGATCCCATTTTAGGTAAAGACGTCACTATATATGTGCCAATTACTCAGGAAGAATACGCAGCTATTCTTTCTAGAACACACCCAATACAAAATATAGTTCCCAACCTTCCTTCAGCTTATAGAGAGTTCCTTATTTCAGGTATCTCTCCTCAAGGCTGGGAACTTTACGAATCTACTAATCAAAATTAAAAAATAAAAATTTTTTTTACAAAAGCATTCAACTGAACAATCAAGAAATAAGCATCAAAACAATATGGCAAATAAAAAAATTACAGGCATACCTGAAATTGACATGATAGCAGCTTCCATTGCAAAGAAATTTGGTAAAGAAAATATAATGAGCTTGGGTCCCAGGTATGAAAAAGTGAAGCCTATTTCTACCGGTTCCATAAGTCTTGACGCTACACTTGGGGTCGGCGGCTTACCTAGCGACAGGGTGGTAGAAATTTATGGTCCTCCTTCTGCAGGAAAAACTTCTTTATGTCTGCAGATAGCTCATCAGTATGTCTCAAAGTTTGGTTATGATAGACCTCCAGTTTACATAGATCTAGAGAGAACAACAGGGCTTGATCTTGTTACATCTATGGGTCTTGAGTCAGAAAAAATGATTTTCTGTTATCCTGACACTGCAGAAGAAGCGTTGCAGCTCTGCCAAGACCTTGGCAAAACAGGCAAAGTAGGTGTGATAATTTTTGATTCCATCGATGCTGCTCAAAGTGAAAGAGACACTAAGCGTCTAATGAACGAAACAGGTGTTGGCGATTTGCCAAGACTTCTTTCTAAAGCTTTACGAGCAATATCAAAGATAAGTGTTGATAATGACTGCTTGTATCTCTTTATTAATCAAGTTCGCATTAACATTGGCGTAATGTACGGAAATCCAGAAACAACTTCAGGTGGCAATGCTATTCCATTCTATTCCTCTGTTAGGCTCAGAGTAAGTAGTAAACCTTCTAAAGATCTTGATGGCGCTATTGCCATGAAGGTTAAGATCGTAAAAAACAAAGTGGCCCCTGCTTTAAATAAAGTAGCTGAATTCGACTTTGTTTGTGGTGTTGGCACAGACCCCCACCTTGATCTTATCGGATACGCTAAAGATATAGGTTTAGTTAGGTTTGCTGGTTCTGCAGTAAAGTGGGAAAATCCAGAGACCAAAGAGCAAGAAACTTTATGTACTGGCGGTAAAAATGGGCTAAAAGATCTTCTGATTGACAGTCCACTTCATTACGACCATTTTAAAAAATTATGTTTGAATCAAGAATCAAATTACATGGAAAATTTAAACAATGTGCAACAACCAGAACCACAACCGCAAGAGCAACCATAGAGCTTCAGCTCCTGCAGTTAATCTTGAGATGAAAGAAGCACCAGCAAACGAAAACCCATATGTACACTTGCACGTACATACAGAGTATTCTTTGCTAGATGGTATTAATAAAATTAAAAGACTTCCTCACTTTGTTAAAAATATGAATCAACCTGCTGTTGCTATGACTGATCATGGCAACATTTCAGGATGTTACAAGTTTTTTAAAGAGTGTAACAAAGCAAACATAAAACCTATTATTGGTATGGAAGCTTATTATGCAGTTAATGACAGAACGTTAAAAGAACCAGATGAACTTGGAAAAAGTTATTATCATTTAATCCTTATTGCTGAAAACAATGTTGGGTTGCACAACTTGATGAAACTTTCTTCAGATTCATACACTAGCGGTTTCTATAGGAAACCTAGGATTGATGACGCTTTGCTAGCAGATCATTCTGAAGGAATTATTGCTACCACTACTTGTCTCGGAAGCAGAGCTAGTCAACTGATATTAAATAATGAAATTACAGCTGCTGAAAAACTAATACACCATCACAAAGCCATCTTTAAAGATAAATTTATCATAGAGTTGCAACTTCATAGAGACCATGAGCAACAAGAAGTCAATAAGGTCTTGCAAAGGATTGCTCTAGACAACGACTTCCCAATGATCGTTACAAATGATTGTCATTACGCTTATGAGCATGACAAGATGCATCACGAAGCAGCTCTATGTATGCAGACAAAAACTACTTTATCCAATCCTAAAAGATTCACTTTTGGCGAAATTAACGTCCATATGGCGAGTCATGACTGGATGTGGAACGAAGCAAAAAATCAAAATATGCCTTATGATGTTATTAGTAATACTAAAACTTTAGCAGACATGATAGATAGCGATTCCTATTTTATGGATCGCATGAACCGTTACCCTAAATACAAAGACCTTCCAGAAGGTTTTACTGATATTGATTTTCTTGCTTTAGAAAGTCAACATGGGTTATTTGACCGTTTCAAAGAAATGCCTCCTGAGATTTACCAGCAAAGACTTACCTATGAGTTGAGTGTTATCAAAAAAATGGGTTTTGCAGATTACTTATTAATTGTTTCTCAATTCATGAAGGGTGCAAAAGAAAGAGGCGTTCTTCACGGACCTGGTCGCGGCTCTGCCGCAGGCTCTCTCATAGCTTATGCTTTGGGCATTACAGAAGTTGACCCTATTAAGTACGGTTTAATTTTTGAAAGATTTTTAAACGAAGGTCGCGGTGCCACACCGCTCATTTTTAACAAACACATGGCTGCTCTTGCAGACAATAGCGACAAACCTTTTTGAAAGAGATTCACAATGAAAACACAATTCAATAAAGAAGAAAAATACATTCAAGAAATTGCGACTAAGATTCGCAATTCTGGCAATACTACAATGATCAATCTTTATGCAGTAATGAACAAGAATACGGGCCTTGTAATCAATTACAAAAACATTTCTTTTTACACAACTAGAAAATCTGCAAGAAGAATTAGGCTTGAGCTTTTACAAAATGGCTCCCACCTTCCTAAAGATGTAAAAATTGTTCAAGCTCAATTCGTAAATGTTGATGCTTGGAAAACTGCAAAATGAAGGAGCACTTAGTGCCTAAGTTTTGGCACTCCAACTCTTCCGCTAATTCTACCTCTGGATCTTTTTCTACCGATGGCCGCTACCTTTATTCTGGCAAAAAGGTAATAGGCCACACTGATACTCGTGGTCAAAAGATCTTGTACAATTACACAAAAAAAGGTGGCGCTTTTATTTCTGCCTTAGTTAGCAGACACGTCAATCTGTCAATATTTTACGCAGACACTCTTGTAAAGGTAACTGATGCTTAATGACCAGAGCGCAGAAGCGCAGAACTTTTTAGAAAAGCATGTTCATGCTAGAGCTAATCTTTTAATTAAAGAGCTTTTAGAAAAGGGTCAAAGAGATTGGGACCTCACTTCTCAACAATGGTATGAAGACTTATTCTGTCAATATGAGGAAGATTTCGACATTTGGAAAGTAGACGAAGATTACGAAGGTACAAACTATTGCCCTCCCGAACCAGACCCCAAAGTAAGAGAACCTTTTGAATTTTGGATTGTTAGCGATTATTTTGCTAACAAACTCAAAGACAATGGCCACTTGGTTACAAACCACTGGGGCTTTTGGATTTGGGGTAGAGAAACTACTGGCCAATCCATATTAATAGACTATGTTTTTCAAAAAATATGGGAAAGTTACAACAATCCTCAATGACCTCCCTCAATGAGTCCTTTATAAAGTCAAATATAAAATCTTGTATAACTTACATGGTTTATAGAATCTACACAAACGCTTGCAAGAGTAAAATTCCTGAAGATATTCTTTGGTTTTCTGAACTATATTTAAAACCTCGCACTCAAGAGTCTACGGCGCTTCCCTCTTATGAGAATTATTCTCCCTACACCGATTACCCTTCTTTGAGAAAGCCTCTTGCTTTTTATGTTGTTTCTGATTTTTTTGCCAAAAAATTAATTCTTCAAGATGCTTTAATTACTGATCATTTTGGTTTCTGGATTTGGGGTCGAGAAACAAACCCTCTAATACCTTTAAGGCAAGATAGCCTTATCAATAAGATCGCATCAGAAGATTCTATTCTTTGCAAATGAACTTGTAATGAAAATATAAATTTTGCAATTTAAGACTTTTGCTACCAACCCTTCTTTTATATTTATACATAAGACAAAAAATGACCCATTTATTTAATGCAGAAAAAGACGTTGAAGTTTTTTTTCGCAACATTTTACAAAAACAAACAGCAGCTAACTTTATTACTGCAAAAGGTAAGGGTTGGCAAACCGACGGTATTATTGAATGGCAAGGTCCAAATAATACTATCTCACTTTTACTAGAAGCTAAATTTAATAAAGATTTAACAGATGTAAAAAACCGTTCTATTGTTTTAGCTCAAGTGTTGTATTATTACAATCGACTTAAAGAAGAAGGCAAATCTTTGCCCAACTTTATTCTCGTTGGTGACGATGCTTACTCTTTTGTGATACCTTTCAATTCTATCGAGTTCTATTTAGATTCTGAAGTTGATTGGTCAAGACCTCCTAGTAACCCAGATCCTGAGCTTAAAATCGAGTTAGATGTTTTTCTTTACAAAACTTCTGAACTTACAGGATTAGAACTAAAACTACATTGCGAAAATCTTTCTCAAGACACAGTTACAAAAACTAAACCCTCAAAAGAAAATCTTTCTCAAATGTATCAATACTGGGTTGACCATATCTTCCCTAAAGATAAATACTCTTCTGTTGAAAGGGCGCACATCTTTTATAATTGTATCTGTTATTCTGAAACAGACGACAATTGTGCTTACTTGCACCCAACTAAAAAAAACATATTAGTAATAGACTCTAAAGAATATCAAATATCTCTATCGGCAACAAATGGTTTTTTTGATAAAGTTCAAAGAGGTTTGCCTGCTATTGAAATTGACGAACTTGTTTCAATGAGAGACAGGATTATTGAAGACGACACCCGTCGTCGTCAAGGCGTCTTTTATACACCGACTTTATGGGTAGATGAAGCTAACTCTCAAATAGATGAAGTACTTGGCGAAACATGGCGTGACGATTGTATCGTTTGGGACTGTTGCGCAGGCACTGGCAATTTAACCCGCGACTATCAATTTGCAAACCTTATTCTTTCTACAGCAGAGCTAACGGACATTCAAGTTATCAAAAGAGAAGATTATAATGAAGGAGCACAAATCTTTCAGTACGACTTTCTAAATCCTGAATCACACAGTCCATTCTTTGACGGAACTGACAATGTGCTTCCACTTTCAGTGAAGAAACTCTTAAAAGAGGGTGCAAAAAATGGAAAAAGGTTGGTATTTCTGATCAACCCTCCCTATGCAGAAGACGGTATTGCAGGAGCAAAAGGTGAAACCCGAAAAGGTGTAGCATCAAAAACCCTTGTCAATAACACCATGCCCAAATTAGGTAGGGCGAATCGACAACTATACACTCAGTTTCTTTACCAGTGTGAGCAACTAGCTTCACATTATGGGTTCAAGAAAAAAACCATAGGAGTATTTTGCAATCCCAATTTTATAACTTCAGCTTCTTTCTTTAAATTTCGAACTTTTTGGTACGATCGTTATTCTTATTATTCAGGCTTTATGTTTCAAGCCTCTCATTTTGCAGATGTCAGTGATAGGTGGGGTATAACCTTTACTATCTGGAATGAGGGTGTTACTGAAGCTAACCAAGACCTTCCCTTCACTCTGAAAGATACGATAGAAGAAAGCGTTATTTCTCTTGGAGAAAAAAACTTATACTCGGCAAAGGGCAGAGAGGCCTCTGTTTGGGTGTCTGCTCTTTCTTCGAAGCCATCAGTTATTGATACACCTAAATTTTCTAGCGGACTAAAAACAAAAGAAGTGCTAGGGAATGATAAAGGTATGATTCTTAATAGTCTAGGGATCATGTGTAACAAAGGAAATAACTTTGTAGATTCCACTACAGGCGTAGCTCTATTAAGTGGGAAACCTACAGATAAAGGCAGATGCAATTTTGATCTTACAATAGGCGAAACTTGGCGTAGAACTATCGCACTTTTTTCAACACGAAAACTCGTAAAGAGTAGTTGGACAAACCAAAAAGACGAATATCTAGCACCTCAGGTTGAAAAAGAAGGCTACGAGCAGTGGGTAGACGACTGCCACGTTTATGCTTTACTTCATACTTCTAACAACATGACCTCCATGAGAGATGTTGAGTATAAAGGTAAAGCTCATAACATCCACAACCATTTCTTTTGGTTGACTCGTAAAGAAGCTCTTGATCTTTATGGAACTAATCGTGAAACAAGAAGCCTTTATAGAGACGCAAAAAGAAACTCAATACCTTTTGTCCTTCAAACGAAAGACGGAGTAGACATCACGCCTCAATGGCGTAAAAATGGCGACCCCTATTTTTCTTCTATACTTCCTGATTTAAATCTCTCACCTTTGGCTTTAGAAATACTTCAAAACCTTAACGATCTTTTTTTAGAAAGCCTACCTTTAAGAAAACAAACCACCCACGTAAATGAAAAAGGCACTTCCATAAAGCTTCATCTAGAAGCTTGGGACGCAGGCGTTTATCAGCATAAAAAACTCTGGTACACAAGCCCTGCTCTAAAGGCCAAATGGGAACTGATACGTCTCAAGCATTCACGTTTAGCAAACCAGCTCCAACCTGGCGTATATAAATATGGGTTCTTAAAATAACCCTAACAACCATTTTTACATCTACGTACAGTAGGTAACATCCACCTTCTAAACATTAGGGCTCCTTACATATGGATCAAAAAAGAAAAAAAATATTACAAAGCATAGACTCTTTTATAATAGACACAAGATATAATCAAGTCGATCCAGATTATTTAGAATTTGAAATTAAAATGTCTTCTATTGAAGATTTGGAAAGAATGAACAGCTGTTTAATTAACGGTGCTTATTCTAAAAACGAAACCTTCTTCAACCATAATCCTCATAATAGTATCTTACTTTATGTTACCGGCTTAACGTCTGAATTTGACTTTAAAAAAGCTCGATCAGACACTATCGGAGGCAGCCCCCCAGATATCGACATAGACCATGATGCTTTAGACCGTGAGACTGCAATTGACTGGTGTATTGACTATTGGGGTCAAGATAATGTTGCTAATATTATTACTCATGGAACATTTAAACCTAAATCTTTAGCGAGAAGTTTCTATAGAATTACTGACGGTGATACGAATCACCTTTCAGAACTCTTAGATTATATTCCTCCACCTAAATTTGGAAAAGAATCAACTCTTGAAGAAATTCTAGATCAACATCCAGAACTAGAAGAAACTGAAAAGTTTTCTGAGTTTTTACATTTTGCAGACAGAATAGAGGGCATGGTGTCCAACTTTGGTATTCACGCCGCAGGATTGATTATATCCGACAACCCAATAAAAAACACTGTACCCCTTTGGAAAAATAAGAAATCTGAAAGAATAACTCAGTTTGACAAAGACGAATGTGAAGAACTTGGGCTTATTAAGTTCGATTTCTTAGGCATTGACACTCTCTCTATTGTTAAAGAATGTACTAAACTTATTTATGACAATCACGAAATTCAATTAAACCCATACGCAATTCCTGATTTTGATACAGAAACTTATTTAACTTTAGAAAAAGGTTTGCTTACTGGGGTTTTTCAAATGGAAACTTCAGGTATGGCCAAGGAATTGATTATAAAAATCAAACCTAAATCTATAGAAGATTTATCTGCTATTTCTGCTTTAAATCGACCAGGACCGCTTCAAGCTGGCCTTGACAAACAGTACATTTTGAACAAATACAACAATTTTGCTCCTGAAGATCTTCCTGATCCCGTTGCAGAAATACTTAAAAACTCTTACTGGACTCTTGTTTACCAAGAGCAAGTGATGGAAATTTGTTCCAAAATCGCAGGTTTTACTCCTAAAGAATCTGATGATATTAGACGTGCAATGGGCAAAAAAAAGGTTGAGGTTTTGAATGTTTATAAAACTCAATTTATAAGTGGTTGCATCAATACTGGCGGTTTGTCCGAAACGTACAGTAATGAACTTTGGGATAACCTTGTTGGGTTTGCTGATTACTGTCTAGCAGCGACTACTAAAATCAATACTTCTCAAGGAGTTTTGACAATTAAAGACATCGTTGATAACAAAATGCAAGTCGAAATCACTTCGTACAACAAAGTTACTGATACAAAATATTCACAGCAAGTAACCCAATGGCACGAAAGAGGCATTCAAGATGTGTTTAAATATACTCTTAAAGATGGCTCTGAAATCAAAGCTACTGAAGATCATAAATTTTTAACAAATGATAACGAAATGCTTGAAATCGAGACCATCTATAAACGAAACTTACAATTAAAAAAGTAAAAGGATTCTTTATGACTACGCATTCTACAAATTCCTCTCACTCTACCTTTATAAAAGACAGCAATGTATCTATAGATGTCCTCAATGTTAACAAAACAAGCACTCATGAAGAAATCATACGATCTCTACCTTCATACCATGATATAGATTCAACGTTATTCCAAGATGGAAATACCATAGCTTTGACGCCTCCAGTCGATCCAGCTCATGCACAAAACTCCATGTTTTTTGTAGATGGTGTTTCTTTGTCCAGGGTAGAGTCTGAACAATCTGTTCAGCAAGGTTATTATTTAACCCCAGATGGGTTGCATTTAACGTTAACTGCTTTTGAAGACTTAGTCTCAAAACAGATTCATGCATTGTATACTCATCAGTCATAATGTTATATTAAATTCAAAACAATAACTTCAATTTTGCAACTTGCAGGAGGTAATTATGACTGTTGTGTACCCCGGCTTAGTAAATATAGACGGCTCTACAATTACTGTCAATACGGTAAACGTTTATGACGATAACCAAAGAACTTATACTTACGACCTAACTGATCAGATTCCTCAATGGCAATCTTTTTCTGAGCTCTCTCTAGAGGATGAAATCTTAGCTCAAGATTTTTTAAAAACTATCAATCTGCCTTCTTCAGCAAGAATCAACACTCTTATAATAATTCTAGACGGTTTGACACTGTCGCCCCAGCTTTCACCTGGCTCTCCTGGTGATTATAAAGTTATCAATTCAACTACACTTGAGTTGTTGTGGCCTGACAATCAACTGCCTCGAATGCACAGTGAGACTGATACTCCAGTCTTACTCGCTCGTTATACTCTGGCTTAAGGATTTAAAAAATGGCTACAAGAAGAACAGATAATCGAAAAGGGTCTCTAGATCCATCAGTAGTTAATAATATAAAAGAAAAAGTACTGTTAGAAGTTCAACAAGGTATTATTGGACCAGCTGGACCTCAGGGTCCTCAGGGGCCTCAGGGTAGTGATGGTGCCGCAGGAAGTCCCGGAGAAAGCGTTAACTTTTCTACTACTTCTACATCTATGCATTCCAATGATTCAAATGGCACTTTAACCGTTACTAGTGGGTTGTCATATGTTGGCGGAGAATATATTTCAATTGCCCCATCAACAGATTTAACCAAGGTGCAAATAGCAACCGTCACTAGTTATTCGACGGATCAACTATCATTTTCTCATGTATCTAACAATGCTAGCGAATTATATTACGATTCTTGGGTAATTAATTTAAGCTCAGCTCCAGGCGTTCAAGGTCTTACTGGGATTCAAGGTCTTCAAGGGGATGTTGGAGCCACTGGCCCTCAAGGTCCCATCGGTTTGACTGGCCCTCAAGGGCCAACAGGCTTAACTGGAGCTCAAGGTCCCGCCGGAGTTGATGGACCTCAAGGCCCCCAAGGAAATCCTGGGCAAACAGGAGCCCAAGGTGTTCAAGGGAACCCTGGAGCGACTGGCCCTCAAGGTCCTGCCGGAGCAGACGGCGCTGACGGAATCCAAGGGTTAAAAGGGGATACCGGTGATGCCGGTTCGCAAGGTGTAGCTGGTAGCTCTGCATACCAAACCTGGATTCTTGCTGGAAATACTGGCAACGAACAAGATTTTTTAGATAGTTTAATAGGCGCAACTGGAAGCGCTGGTGTTCAAGGCCCTGCAGGTCCAGAGGGAGTTGCAGGTACTGATGGAGTTGATGGGAGCCAAGGAATACAGGGGCCTCAAGGGATCCAAGGCCCACAAGGGGTTGCCGGTTTAGGTATTAACCTCAAGGGCAATGAAAGTACTTTCAGTAGTTTAACCCAATATGAAAGTAGCGCAGCATCTGGAGACGCTTACACTATTACTGATGAGAACTACACCTTATATGTATGGAACTCTTCCACTAGTACTTGGGTAGATGGTGGTTCTATCCAAGGCCCTGCGGGCCCTGCAGGCGTTGCAGGACCTAGTGGGGCAGATGGGGCAGATGGATCGACCGGCCCAAAAGGAGACGATGGTGATCAAGGGTTGCAGGGTCTTGCAGGAGTAAATGGTCAAAATGGTTCTGATGGCTCTTCAGCTTATCAAATATGGATCTCTAATGGAAATTCTGGTACTGAAGCCCAATTCTTAGAATCACTTATTGGTCAAGACGGTCAGGATGGTCAAGATGGCGCTCTTGGTGCAACCGGTCCGCAAGGAGTTTCTGGAGATACGGGCCCACAAGGAATTCAAGGCCCACAGGGGCTACAGGGAACAGAAGGTCCCGCCGGACCTCAAGGTGCTCAAGGAGACGCTGGCCCTACAGGGGCGGCTGGTTCAAACGGTTCAGACGGTGTTGCGGGCCCTACCGGACCTCAAGGTGCTGCCGGCGCTGCCGGTGCGGCTGGACCTCAAGGTGATGTCGGTCAACAAGGCCCTACAGGGCTAACCGGGCCGCAAGGCGAAACTGGACCACAAGGTGAACAAGGAATTCAAGGTCAACAAGGAGCAGCTGGCTCGGTTGGTTCTCAAGGACCCGCAGGCACAGGGATTACCTTTAAAGGTTCCGTAGCTGATGTAAATGCGCTAAGCATTATTTCATCTCCCACTCAAGGAGATGCTTATCTTGTTGAATCTAATGATTCCCTCCACATACATGATGGGAGCGTTTTTGTCTCTGGAGGATCCATACAAGGCCCTCAAGGCGTAAAAGGCGATACTGGCGATCAAGGAATTCAAGGAATTCAAGGCGTTGCTGGACAAACAGGCTCTCAAGGCGCAGCTGGACCTGCTGGTTCTGACGGCATTGATGGTTCTGACGGAATTCAAGGCGCCCAAGGCATTAAGGGCGACACTGGAGACCAAGGTTCAACCGGCCCTCAGGGTGCAGCAGGAAGTACTGGTCCTCAAGGAGAGCAAGGTCCAATTGGCCAAACTGGTCAACAAGGCATTCAAGGTGTTCAAGGTGAAACAGGGGATCAAGGTCTTCAAGGTCCAGCTGGACCTCAAGGCGAAACTGGTTCGCAAGGAATACAAGGAGCAACTGGCCCACAGGGTGTTGCCGGCCCTACCGGACCTAAAGGCGACACTGGAGACACTGGTATCCAGGGCCCAACTGGAGCTGCTGGAGCAGATGCAGTTAACAGCGTTATTGCTAGTTCATTAAGCACAAACGCTAGTTTCATCTCTTCTGTTTCTTCAGATTCAACTTTAGCAACTAATGTTGCTTCTGAATTAGGCACCTCCTCTGCAATTACTGGATTGCAAACCCAAATTACAGCAAATGATGGAGACATCACTAGCAACTTAGCGGCAATTCAGAGTAATGATACTGACATCGCAGGTCTTGGTACCAGGATGACAGCGGCTGAAGGTGATATAGATGACCTAGAGTCTGATGTGGCTACTAATACATCGAGTATCAGTACCAACGCCAGTTCAATCAGCACTAATGCTAGTAACATCTCGACCAATACGAGCAACATCAGTGCGAATGACTCTGATATAGCCTCTAACTTGGCCGCCATCCAAAGTAATGATACTGACATTGCAGGTCTTACGACTCGTATAAGTTCTGCTGAAAGCAACATCAGTTCAAACGATACGGATATATCAAATCTCGGTACCAGGATGACTGCTGCTGAGAGCGACATTGATGATCTTGAAACAGATGTAGCCTCCAATACTAGCAGTATCGGATCTCACACAACGAGCATTAACAGCCTTACCTCTACTCAGTCTTCTCACGCTTCAACGCTCACGAGTCTACAGAGTCAGATTACAGGTAATGATGGTGACATCAGCACGAATACTTCTGGTATATCCTCCAATGCGAGCAACATCAGTTCGAATGATACTGATATCACAGCTCTTCAAGCATTATCCCACACGCATGAAACCGCAATTGGACTTAATAGTAATGGCACTTACACTGTTATAGCTGATGCTAACTATGCTGATGGAACCAATTTAAAAACTGCAGTCACTCAACTTGATACACAAGCCAAAAACAATGCTGACAACATTGACCTCCTAGAAGTAAGAGACGGTGGACTATTTGAGCAGCAAGATCATGGTTCTAGTGTTTATTCTGTCATCATGCCTTCAACCATAAAAATTAGCTCACATCTCGGTCCGTTCGAAATTGACATGGCCGATATTATAACCAATAGTGGCGCAGGTGACATCATTTTTTACGGCTGCAAAGCCAAGACACACGAAGACGCCCATTTCGAAGTAGATACCACTAATGGTGATTCAATCTTTACAGGATATCGAAACTAAAAAATTTTACACAGGAGATTAAATTATGGCTTCTAGCTTAAGACAAAAAGACGCCCCTACTGGGGGGGACTTCTCAGCAGGCGGACAAGATACCTTAGGTACCTCAATAGTACCATGGAAAGACGTCCAAACCGTCAATATGACTGCTAAAGGCAATGTTGTAATTGAAGGCAACTTGACCGTTACTGGAAATGCTACAGAAGTTACCGTAGACAAGCTTAGCGTTGAGGAACCGATGGTTAAGCTTGCTAAAATTAATACTGGTGCTGGTACCTCCAGTGCAGATATTGGCTTATATGGTGTAGAAGACACTGACGGTACGCCTAAGTACCACGGTCTTGTTCGTGACGCTGATGATGCAACCTGGAAGCTTTTTGAAGGCAATCAAGACGCACCCGGAGACACTACTGTCGATTTTAATGGAAGTGGCAGCGTTGACGGCACCTTGCAAGCTAAACTAAACCTTCCAGCTGCTGGCGACCTTAAGATCGCTGGAGTTGTAGTAGGTGCAGATGCAGCCGAGTTGAATGTACTCGATGGCGTTACTGCTGGTACTGCTTCCGCTAGTAAAGCAGTTGTGCTTGATACTAATAAAGATATAACAGGCATCAGCACTATTACTGCTGGCACCTTGCTTGCTGGTAACGTTACTATCGCTGGCAATGATATTACCGTAAGTGGTGGCGCTCCCTCCTTCTCTTCTGTTGATATCAATGGCGGCACTATTGATGGTACTACTATTGCAACATCAAATATCACTGTTGGTGTTGGTAAAACTTTGGACGTTTCTGCAGGTACCTTTTCTACTTCGGCAGCACAAAAACTTGCTATCCTGCAAGGCGCTGCCTCAGATGTAGATGTCGGTGCATTTGATTTAAGAGCTAAAACTCTAACTGCAGATGATTTAACAGCTACACAAGTAGTATTTGCAGGTACTGATGGTGTGCTTTCAGATAGTGCAGATCTCACTTTTGTAGCCGACACTTTAACAGCCACCAAGATTGGTGCTTTTGAAGCAGCTGGTGCTATCGATTTTGCTAGCCAAGCAATGACCAATGTAGATATAAATAGTGGTGCAATCGATGGTGTCTCTATTGCAACTTCTGATATCACTATTGGCGCAGGCAAAACTCTAGATGTTTCTGCTGGTACGATTACTTTTGCTGCAGGTCAAATTGCTAATGTTTCACTTGTTAATGATAGCGTAAGTTTTGGTGGCGTATCTTTAGACCTTGGTCAATCTGACGTAACTCCTGCATTTGATCTAACAGATGCTACAAACTACCCTACTTCGAGCCTTGTTGGTACTATTACCAACGATCAACTAGCTGGTTCCATTGAAGATTCAAAACTTAATACAATTACTGCTGGAGATAAAGTTTCTGGTTCGGCTGTTCAATTAGCAACAGCTTCAGCACTTGAAGATTCTACCGGACTTCGATTAAAGTCAGCTGTAGCTGGTGATGGTCTAGATCTTTCTGCTGGACAGATACTGTCAGTCAATGTTGATGACTCTTCTATTGAAACTAATTCTGATACTTTGAGAGTAAAAGCTGAAGGCGTTACAAATGCAATGCTTGCTGGCAGCATTGCGAATGCTAAGTTGTTAAATTCAGCAGTAACAATTACTGCTGGAAGTGGGTTACAAACTGGTGGCTCTGTATCTTTAGGAAGCTCTGTTACTGTTAATGCTAAAGTCGACGATAGCTCAATAGAAGTTGATTCTACTTCTAACGAGTTGCAAGTTAAAGCCGCTGGTATTACAAATGCAATGTTAGCAGGTTCCATTGAAAACGTTAAGCTAGCTAACAGCACTATTTCTTTCGGTGGTGTTCAACTCGCTTTGGGTGCTTCTGACGCTACACCTGCTTTTGATCTTGCCGATGCTACTAACTTGCCTACTACCTCATTAACAGGCACAGTTACAAATGCGCAACTAGCTGGCAGCATTGCCAATGCAAAACTTGCGAATAGTACTATTTCTGGAATTTCTTTAGGAGCCGATCTAAGCAGTCTCGCTGTTGATAACAGCAGTATTAAGCTTAGTTCTGGTACTACATATAATGGTAGCACTGGTCTTACCATTTCTGTAAAAGATGCTGGCATCACAAATGCTATGCTTGCTGGGAGTATTGAAAACGCAAAGCTCTCTAACAGTACTATAAGTTTTGGTGGTGTCTCATTGGCGCTTGGTGCTTCTGATGCCACCCCAGCATTTGATCTTGCAGATGCAACCAATTACCCTACCGCAAGCCTTGTTGGAACTATCACTAATGCACAGCTTGCAGGCAGCATCGAAAACGCAAAGCTTTCTAACAGCACACTAAATCTAGCAGCTGATTCTGGCAGCTCTGATGCTGTCAATTTAGGCGAATCAATCACCTTTACTGGTGGAGATAGTATAAGTACTGTTGTTTCAAACAATACTATTACCATTAATGCCGATGATGCTTCTGGCTCAATTAAAGGTGTAGCGTCTTTTCATTCTGACGATTTTTCTGTTTCAAACGGCATGGTTCAAATAAAATCAGAGGCCATAACTAACTCCCAGCTTGAAGGGTCTATTGCTGACAGTAAACTAAGTCAAATCTTTACCGCAGGTAAAGTTGCCCTTAGTGCTCTTGAAATCGATGGCGAATCTAATAATTGTGCCGTTTTAATGGATGACGACCTGTTCATTGTAGACGATGGAGCCGATGGAACTAACAGTAAGCTGGCAGCCTCAGTATTGAAGATATACTCACGAGGAGCCATCTCAGCCACTGATGCAGGTGGAGATGGAAGCTTTGCTTATAACGCCTCTACTGGTGCATTTACTTACACTGGTCCAAGTGCATCTGAAGTAAGAGCTCATGTTTCTGGCGGTACTGGTGTTACTATTACTGATGGTAGTATTGCTATCGGTCAAGCTGTAGGTACAACTGATAGTGTTACTTTTGGTCAACTTACTCTCGGAACCAACGCTGTAATTACTGAAGCAGATGCAGAAAAAATTGACGATATTACTAATGGTACTGCTGCCGCAAACAAAGCTCTTGTTCTCGATGGTAGCAGTGATATTGCAAGTATTAACAGCTTAACAGCGTCTACTCTTACAGATGGTACTGCTACTTTAACTGGTGGCCAACTCACTGGATTGTTAAATCTTCGCGTTGACAACTTGCAATTAAATGGCAACGATCTTAAATCTACCTCTGGAGATTTAAATTTAAATTCTGCAAGTGGCGACGTCAAGATAGCAGCTGGAGATAATCTTGTATTAGCGTCTGCCGGTAATATTACTGCTGATGGCGATGTTTTAATTAACGGCCTTTTAGAAACTGACGGAATTAGAAGAAAAATAGATATAAAAGCAGACAACTATCAAGTTACTGGTGATGATCATATTGTTTTCTTCAACGTTTCTTCTGATAAAACTTGCACCCTTCCTGCTTCAGATGATTCTGATATGGTTTCTAAAGAATACGTGATTAAAAATGTTGGTTCCAATACTATAACTTTTGCTTCTGATAGTCAGGTTGACGGAGCTACCGCTAGTAGCACAACGCTTACTGCAGGGCAAAAAATAAAAGTCGTAGGCACGTCATCTTTTGGTTGGCAATCAATTTAATCAAAACCAATATACAGTAACAAATAAAGTAATCTCTTGTTTTTGAGGGGTGGTTCGCATTAGCGGGCTACCCCTTTTTTTATATATAAAAAATTCACTACAATAAATAACAAAACCTCAAGGAATTTAAATGCGTATAGTCGCAACCTATGAAACCCCAAAATTCTGTAATTTTTTCAATTCTTCAAATATTGAAACCAATCAAAACAGATTTAATTTTGACGGATTTGAAAGCTCAACCATTTATGCTTCAGACCTGATAGATTTAAAACAACAAGTCGAATCAATAAGTCTTCAAAAAACCTCTCAACGAGGGTTTACCAGACCCTTGAAGCTTAGCGACCTTACAATTAGGATAAGTGATTGATCTATGAAGATAATTTCAAAAGAATATATCGGAAAACAAGAAGTATACGATATTGGTGTAACCTCTCTAGAAGGAAATCATAACTTTGTTTTAGAAAATGGCGCAATCGCTTCTAATTGTTTTAACAAAGCACATAGTGTTAGCTACTCCATACTTACCTATGTAAGCGCATACATGAAAACACATTATCCTGTAGAATTTTTCACAGCATTAATGTCTACACGAAGCAAAACTTTGCAACCTAAAAGCTGGGCTCTTAAAGCCCCAGAATACATTGAAGAAGCTAAAAAATTTAATGTGACTGTAAATCCACCTTATGTAAATCAGTCTGGATTTGAATTCACCATTGCAGACAAAGAAATTTATTTTGGTTTAAATGCAATAAGAGATGTTGGTCGCACAGCAGCAAGAATGATTATTAAAGCTAGACAAAAAACACCTTTTAAATCTGTAAAAGATTTTGTTAGCCGCGTCAATTTGCAAAAAGTAAATACAAAAACTTTCGAAGCTCTCGTCAAAGCAGGGGCTTTCGACAAGCTTGGTTACGATAGAGCAGATCTCCTTGAAAAATGTCCTCAAATATACTCTTATGTTAAGAGTATGGAGGATTATAAACAAAGAGAACTAGACGTAATCGAAAGAAATGCTTACAATGCTAGGATCATTCCGCTCATAGAAAGACGAAATTTCCTTAGAAAAGAATTAAAAAAAATTCAAAATCGAATTGATAAAGATAAGATCAAAGAAGGCGACATGGATAATTTTCATATTCTTTCTTCAGAGCTTGAACCTCTCGAAGACCAAGAGTTGAAAAAAAAAGTTACTTTAAAATCTAAAGAAAAAACTGACTTTCCAGAATTATTAAAAGATAATTTTGTAGAGCTTGGAATGAAAGAAATCTTAGATCAAGCAAATTACATAGGGTGCTATATTGGAGGCCACCCTATGGATTTAATTAAAATTAATAGCGATAAAATTTCATTTCTAAACGAATCGCAATATGCTAACGTTGCTGGCGTCATACTTTCCATAAAGAACATAGTCACTAGGAAGGGTAAGAATATGGCCTTCATTGAAATCAATGACAAAACTGCTACTGCAGAAATTGTTATTTTTCCTCAAATGTGGTCTAAAATTTCTAAACTCAATCTTAAAGAGACTGACATTGTTTGCTGCAAGGTCAAAGTAGAACGTACAGAACCTGATATAAAATTAATTTTAAATTCAATTGTGCTATACGAGGTGTAGATATGAGATGGACCCCTGAAGAAGAATATTTATTGCAACTCTTTACAGGTGAAAAAACTTTTAAAGAAATAGCTGAATTAATCTCTTTAAAGCATACCAATGGAACTCCTGGCTTCCCAGTTAAAAGAACCTTTCATGCTGTTAGGACTAAGATTTCTAGAGATAATATTTCTGAATCAACAATTCCAGAATACGATAACGCTTGGCGCTCCATTATAGACGCCGCTAAAGAGTTTAGGTCGAGCAGCGAAAAACTTGATTTGGGTCTTACTACTAGTAAAAAAAGAAAGATCATATCTTTCAGCGATCTTCACATCCCCTTTTTCTTGTGGGAAGATATGAAAATTGCGTTAGAACAACATAAAGACGCTGATATCGTTGTTTTAAACGGAGACATCTTGGACGCTTACATGTTTAGTACTTTTTCTAAAAGTAAAAACATTGCAGCAATAAAAGAATACAAGGCAGCTTTTGATTTAGTTCATTACCTTTCCAGTAAATTCCCTATGGTTGTTTTGGTTTCAGGGAATCATGATTATCGTACTACTCGTGCCATTAAAAATAGTGGAATATCTTCAGATGTCATGAACGTTTATCGCCCTGACCTATTATGCAGAATAGCAAATGGTGAGCGTTTAAATTCATTTGGAGATTTAGAAAAAATGCACGATTTTTCTAATGTCCATTATCAAAAAAATGACTCTTGGTACGTGCGAATTGGTAAAACTATTTTTACGCATCCAAGTGGTTTTGCAAGCAAGTACCCTGGCGCTACAGTAGTAAAACTACTTGACCATTTTTCTAACAGAATGGATCAAGATGATTTTGATTCTATTGTAGTAGGCCATACACATAAAGTGTATAAAGGCATAGTGGCTGGAAAGATGCTTATCGAGCAAGGCGCTATGGCTCACAAACTACCTTATCAATTCAGGGCAGATTTGAGATTCAAAAATGCAATGAATGGCTACGCAGTCATCTATCAAGACTCAGAAGGTAACACCAACTTTAACGATTCACATCCTATTTATTTAGGATCCCATTTACCCACAAAAAAAGGCGTAATTTAAATGTCAGAAGAACAACTAAACCCTGAAATGCAAGAGCAGTCTGTACCTTTCGGATTCTTAATTCCACTAACTCAAGCTTTGGAAGCTCGAATTGATTATAATTTCAATTCAATGATTCAGCTTTCTCTACTGGTAGAGTATCTTTACCAAGAACTAGAAGAAAAAGGCATGGAGGTTGAAATGGGCGACAAATTCCAAACTTTTCAAGATGAACGTGTCGCAGAGATTAAAAAGCAATTCGAATTACAAAAAGCTGAAGCTGAAAATGAAGAAGCAGAAATAAACTTAGAGGATAATTAATGACTTGGTCTTTTATTAAACATATTTCAAAATACCTTGAACGCCCAAAACTTGATGAACAAAAAGCACCTACGCTTTGGCCTTCTTCAGCTACTTCAATTATTGAAGGACAGGTTATTGGAAAGTGTAAAAGGCAATCTTATTTCAGGTTCGCTACAGATAGCTATTACTTTGACAAGAAGTATGAACATCTTGAACCTTTAATAAATGTCCTTCATGAAAACAAGCTTGCTCCAAGTAAATATTTGCGCTGGATTTGGATACAAGGCCAGCTTTATGAAGATTATTGCGTAAACATGGCAAAAGAGTCCGGCGTCTTTATTGCTGGTCAAACTAGTGTTTACATTCCTCAATATAATGTTTCTGGTAAAATTGATCTAATTGTAATCAATCCAGAAACCACCAAAATGCATATTGTAGAAGTCAAATCCGTTTATGGGTTCAATGCTAATACTGTACTCGGTACAGAGTCTCAATATAAGAAAAATCTCATTGGCACTCCTAGAGATTCTCACTTGATGCAATTAGGTATATATCAGTGGTGGTACGCTAATAATAATGAAGAATTTGGTGAAGGCCTGCTTACTTACGGGGCTAGAGATACAGGCAGGTATGCAGAATATTTGGTCACTGTAGAACAAGAAGAGGATGGTCTAGACTACATTTATTATCAAGGTCACACTCCAATCCTTGGTGAGAAGATTAATTCAGGCATTACTATCCAAAGTATACTCGAGGCTTACAAGCTAGTCTCAGATTCTGTTGGTTCTGAAACAATATCTATACCTCCTCCTGATTATGAATTGAATTATTCAGAAGAAAAGATCACTGACCTTTATGACAAAGGTCTCCTAAGCAAGACAGATACAACCCAGTACGAGAAGCGTAAAAAGCAACTAGAGGAGGGCAAAAAACGTATCGTCAAAGCTGTCGAAAAAGGTGATTGGCAGTGTCGTTTCTGCGACTATAAGAATGTTTGCACCGACAAGGAAATGTTAAAAGACTTCTTATGAAATCAAAAGACCATCTTTTACATAACGATTCAGTTCTTAACGGTGAAGTCAAGATTTCAACTGATGATGTTTTACTCCAACCGCGTGCTGGGGTATTAAAAAGCAGGTCAGATGCAGATATAGATTTTACTTATATTTATAGCAGCCCAATGGACACCGTCACTGGTCTTGAGTTTGCTAAAACGTTTTTAGAATTAAACCAGGCACCTGTTTTCTGCAGGTACCTTGACGAAAAGCACCTTGTCACTTCTTTAGAGCTTTACAGTTCCTCTGAAAATTATTGGTTTTCAGTAGGTGCTAGCATCACATATTTTTCATTTTTAAATGATTGGATAAAAATTAATAAACCTAATGCTTCTATAAATATTTCCGTTGATGTTGCTCATGGAGACATGGTTGAGCTTTATAAAGTTTATAATAAGTATTCAAACGTTTCTTGGTGCAATAACTTAATGTCAGGAACTGTAGCTACTTATAAGTCAGCTTACAATGTTTATAGAGCAGGCTGCTCTCATATAAGAGTCGGCATGGGCCCCGGCTCAGCTTCTACAACTAGAACAGTTACTGGTTGCGGCGTTCCAAATCTTTCTGCTGTCTATGAGACTTGGTTTGGATTTTATACTCAAGGTATAAAAGATAACGTTACCATAATCGCAGACGGTGGAATAAGAAATACTGGAGACGCAGTAAAGTATCTTTCCGCAGGTGCGGATGCAATCATGCTCGGAAATTTACTTAGTAAAACTGTTGAAAGCCATGGGTGGAAAGAATCAAAACTTTTAAAGTTTTTCAATAAAATTTCTTTTGGTACGCTCTTTAAAAATCAATACAGATATAAAAATTACAGAGGTAAGGCTTCTGAATCTTTTCAACAAGAGTTTTTTTATAAAAAAACCATCACCCATATTGAAGGGGAGCAAGGTGTTAAACAATACCCTGAAACTACTTTGAATCAGTTTGTCACTAATTTCAACAACTCTATTGCATCTTCTTTATCATATTTAGGTCTCTTTTCCATAAGAGACCTTTCACCCCTAAATGTAAAATTCATTAAAGTTTCTAACAACTCTTTAAAAGACCCCCCCCAAAAAAATATTAACTAAATAAAGATTAAAAAAATGTATATAACTGATACCGACGAAGTCATCACACTATTAAGATCCAAGCTTCCTGAGTACCTTCAAATGAAACTAGGTAAAGATTTAGATCTATCTAAAAAGTTCAATTGCTTTTCTCATGATGATAAAACACCTAGCATGGGCCTCAACCCAAGAACCAACAACGAGACCGTTAAATGTTTCAGTTGCGGTTTTTATGGTGATATATTCACTTGCGCTGAGCATTTTGACCAATTGCCTTTATCAGGTTCAGATTGGCTGTTAATCACAATACCAACACTTTGTGACATGCTTGATATACCTTATTCTCCAGGCGTCTTGTCAGAGCAAGACAAAGAGCGAATCAAGTTATTTAAGCTGGCTCAAGATATCTCAGATATAATGGCTACTATAAACCCAAACGACAACGATTACATGCTTCAACGCAATTGGATTCAAACTTTTGTTCCAGCAGCCTCCCTTGACAAGGATGAACTAGTTGCAAAACTTGTATCAAAGGGCTGGGATTCTAGCTATATTTCAAATACTAATTTAATTAGCACTAGATTCGTAGACTATTTTGGCTCAAACAAGGTTACGTTTTCCATCAAGGACCATGCAAAACGGACTGTTGGTTTTATTTGCCGAAATCAAAACTTTGAAACCCTTAGTATACCAAAGTACACCAATAGTCCAGAGTCTACGATTTATAAAAAGAACAAAGCGCTCATGGGCATAGACGTAGCTTATAGAGATGCTAAAAAATATGGCCTATATGTTGTTGAAGGACCTGGCGACCTTATGCAGCTTTATCGACTCGGTATAAAAAATGCCGTTTCTGTTTGCGGCACCGCTTTCACTGAAACCCATCTTCTTTACTTGAAGCAAATCGGAGTTAGAAAACTATACTTAAACTTTGATTGGGACCAAGCTGGTTATGCTGCTACTCAAAGAGTTCTAGAAAACATCTTGAAAGCAACTTCTGGAATAAGCACTTATGTGGTGATGCCTCCCGAAGATTCCGAGTTTAAAGACACAGATGAATTTTTAAAGCAGTCAACCTCTCCTGAAGATTATCTTAATCTAACGAAAATATCAGCATTTGAATGGCAATTAAATTCTTTTTCAGAAAACCATACCCCAGATGTAATCTGTCAAAAAATGGTTCCTATAATTGCTTCTGAAGAAACAGAAGTCAAAAGAGAACTTTTAATTAAAGAGCTTGCTCAGTTCACTACAGTTTCAACTTCTTCAATCCTAGCAGATGTAAACGCCATTAGATCGAATAAATTTTCTCAAAAATTAGAGAAAACAAAAACAGCTGCAGAAGCCTATATGCGAGCTGTAGACCAAGATCCTGATAACATTAGGGCTCATATGGCCTCTCATGAACAAATGCTTGAATTGATTGAAAAGGAATATAAATCAGATTCAATCGGTATCAATTATCAGATCAACAGGTTCGATGCAATACAAGAACTTAGAGCTTCTGCTTCCACTGATCTTTCCGCAGCCGGTTTCAAAATGAATTATTTTGAAAGCTTTGCCAACAATATGAATGGTGGGATGAGTTGGTCTTCTGGCGCACTCATGTATGTCGGTGGTAGGGCTAACTCCGGCAAGACCGCTACTTGCTTAATGATTGGTACTGACGTTGCGTTATCAGACGAAAACGCGACTGTACTAATTCATAGTACTGATGATTCTTACGAGCAAATTGAACCTCGTATCAAGACCAATATATATAGAATGCTCTACCCCGAAGGGGTTCCTCTCAGTATCGGTATGGTTGTTCAACCCAACTCTTTCTTAAAGGATCTTCCTGTAGAATACACTCATGCTTTTGAGAAAGCTAATGAGCATTTTAGAGAACTAATTCAAAGTGAGCGATTGGTCATCATCGATAGTGAAGATGGGGCAACATTATCCACCTTGGAAAGAAATTTACGATACTACAGAAATCGTTATCCTGAACGAAAATTAATGATGATTTGTGACAACACCCACAACTATATGGATTTTATGAATCTTGAGCAATCAAGTAGAATGACTTCTATATCTAATCAGCAGAAAAATCTTACAATTAAATACCATGCTTGCATGATAGCTACAGCAGAGTATCGTAAGAACATGCCTATGGATCACAGTAAGATCAAGCTACCCGTAGATGACGATCTTGCTGATGCGCGCGCTTTGATGTATAGACCTAATGTTATATTTCACGTTTACAATGACATGCATGATCGTAAGGAACATTGCGAAATATTTTGGAAAGATCAAGAAAGTAACATGTACCCAAGACTACTTCTTAATTTTACTAAAAATAAAATTAGCGGTTTCAAAGACAAGCTTGTTCTTGATTTAGATCCAAAAACTGTCTCTTTGACGCCAGTCAATGCTGATTCTTGCTTGAATGATGCAGAGAATTTTAGAGATTTAAAGTCTTCTGGCTACCTTTCTAGTGATGGTAAGAAAGTCATTATGGTCAACTCAGAGGAGTATTCAAATGACTAACCATCTATCTAAACAACTCATTTCTTTCGACGAGTTGTCTTGTGAAGAAATTGTTTTACAAAAAAACAGAACTTTACATTTCAAGAATACTTCTCAGCATAATATGTCTCTTTATTGTATTTCTGGAATTGCTATAATCCATGCCCTCGACTCAACTCTCTCTCTTATTGATACTACCCCTATGGTTTCCGGAGAGGTCTACGTTCTTACTGAAAATACTCAAACTTTTCTGATAGAATCTTTAAACACGACAGATCACGATTTAAAATTTTTAAAAATACTCACAAGGACTTCTAATGCTTGATTCTAAGACGCTCGGTATCTACATACTTAAAAACAAAACTTTTTACTATCTTGAAGCTGGAGATAATTATATAGGCACTTCAATTGATAGAATTAAAAAAGCTTTAATACAAAGAAACTTAATTTTACCTCAAATTAATACAAATTACTCTAAGCCTCTTTATTCTGTAATAACTTACGATGAAGCTTATAGAAATAGCTATTCTGTTGAGCCTATCTTTTTGTCAAAGCATATAAAGCTTATGTACAATGAGAAGCAGGCAGAAGAGAAAGGTAATTTCAAATGAACGTTATTTTAGAGAAAATTCAAGATTTAAAAATTTTCATCATGTTTCTTTCAAGCATCTTCCTCTCTGGGATCCTTGTTGGGTACCTTTTAAGTCCAAAGCCCAAACCTAAGGAAATAATGTGTGCTAAAGAAATAAAACAAGTGGTTTTGCTTGGGTCGCAAATTAAAACTTTGCGTGAAAAACATTTAAATAAAATAAAAACTTTTCAACATGAATGTATTATTGAGCAAAATCAAATTTGCTCCCAAAAAATAATCCGCTATCGCGCTGCTTGTTTGGAATTAAAATGCGAAATCTGCAAGGCATCTAAATGAAAAAAATACTATTTATATTTCTTTTTCTATTTTTTTCAACTCCAGCATTTGCTGCTAATCAAGAAATAGCAAATTTAGCTTTAGATTCTTTAAACTTTAAATTAAAGCTCGGCAATTATTATATCTCTGCGCCTTACCATTTACCTGGCGATGTTGTTCTTGACGAAGGTTATTTAATTTCAGTCCCAGACCTAGCTTTGCTTAAGGTTGAGATCGATTCAATAGAATCGACTATGGCTGCTAATTTAAACTTGCTTTCTAAACAATGCCAAGCAGAGCTTGCTAATTGTCAACAAGATGCAGATGATAGATTTGTTGACCTTGTTAAAGAGAATGATTTTTTATCTGAAAAACTCTCTCTCCAAGAAAGCCTTTACCGGGCTCAAAAAACTAAAACTATCATTTATACTTTATCAGGAGTTTTCATTACAGGTCTCACTTCTTTCCTGATCGTCAAAATGGTTTATTAATGGTTAAAGAATCAAATTTTAATACATTTTTATATTGCTCTAAACTTAGTGATTTTGGCGGATCAGTTTACAGCCTCCATCCTTCACAATTGCTAATTTATTGCTCTTTGAAAGATTTAAATTTAAAGATATTTAAAAATGAAGTAACTGATTTAAATAAAACTTTTATTGAACTAGTCAAAAAAAATATAAAAAAATATTATCCAAATTTAACTTCCCTAGATGATTTACAATATTTAATCAACTGGTCTATTAACTTGTATAATAGCTTTTACAATTTGTTTCCAATCACCAAGTTCACACCTTTATCAGTTGATTTTGAACCTATCCATAATATAAATAATTTTTCTATAGCTTATAAAACTGATATTATCCTTTTTGAACAGTCTACTAGATCTAAAATTCATATTCTAAATTTTTACCCTACTGTAGACGAACATTTAAAGCAAAACGATTTTTTATCTTCTGCTAAAATATCTTTTTTTAAAGAGGTATACTCTAATTTGACGAATCAAATTTCTGTAAAAGTGCATTACCTTTCTACCGCTCCTGCTTCTTTTAGAAATAGGAGTCAAAGAAATTATTCTTTCAAACACTTTTCCAACGGAAGAGTTAAAAAAGCTCATCAACAAAATTATATTGACGCAATTGAATATTATACGTCTTACCAAACTAAGACGGTTACCAAACCCTATTGTGTAGATTATCATTGTCAGAAAAGGAAAGAGTGTCAAAATGGCTGAATATGGAGACTTTAAAATAGCTTCTAGAGCAAGGGTAAACTTACCACCCTACATGTTTCAAGGTGGCCCTTGGGTCCATATGGCGACAGCTAAAAGATCTTTGTCTGAATATGTTGCTTTACTGCACGAACCTACAGGTAAGATTTATTTAGAGCAAATAAGCGCTACAGGCAAGTTTCATCATATTCCAGATGATAAACTTTGGGTAGATCTTTTGAACTTTTTAGTCGACCAAGGTGTTTTAGGTTTTGATAAAGATAAAGAAATTATAATAGGAGAAGACTTTAATGCCTAGGTCAAGCTGGAAAAATCAATACTACACTTACCCTTCAGCATCAAAGCTTCATAAAAAACTTAAAGAAATTTTTGTTTCCGATAACTTCTTCAAACAGCTTCAGTGCTATCAAGAAGTCCCTTTGGTAGACCTTGTTCCTTCTTATCCAAACCGCATGGACGCGATAGATTGGTACGTAGACGAATACAATATCATCATTGAATGCCACGGCATTCAACATTACAAGATGCAATCTTTTGGATCTAAAGATTCTGTCTTTAATCAGAAGAAAAATTTCAATAATATTCAGTACCGTGATAACAGAAAAAAAACAATGCTAATCGATGCAGGTTATGATTACCTAGAGATACCTTATACTGATTATACAAAAATTACTCCTGCCTATCTAAAGCAAAAAATCTTTTACGAAAGCTAAAAAATGAATCAACTGAAGCAAAATTTAATCTCTCAGCTATTAATGACTAACGATTTCGAGTCTTGGAACTGTTTCGAACCAAAATATTTTGGTGCAGATACTAGGTCCGTTCCATTTTTTACCGAAGTTAATCAAGACTCTGCTTTGCTTTTAATAAGCCAATTAAAGCATCTTGAAGAGTTAGATAAAGAGCAGCAAATTACAATTCTTTTAAATACTCCTGGAGGATCCTTAACAGATGCCCTGGCTATATACGATGTTATTACACAAATATCTTGCCCCGTAGTTGTTCACACATTAGGCCTGTGCGCAAGCGCAGGGTTATTGATTTTAAGCGCAGCAGATTACAGAATCTGTTCTCCCAACACGACCTTCTTTTATCACCAACCTGTAATGGACGGCTCTCATATCAATTCTATTGATAGCATGTCCCATTTAAATGACCATTATAGTCATTGTAAAGAGCTCACTGATGATATAATTAAAAATAGAACAAAAATAAAAAAGTCTCTTTGGACTAAGAATTTTGAAGGCAAAACAAATTTTTATTTTAATTCAGATGAAGCTTTGGCTTTTAAGCTAGTCGATATTGTTTCTCAAAGTTCAAAACTTGACTTTGAAATACAAAAGGAGTCTTGATATGGCTTCGAGAGGTCGAGGAGCAAGAATAAAAGGAGCTGCTTTCGAAAGACAGCTTGCTAAATACTTTACAGACAATACAGATTTTGACGCAAAAAGAGGAATAGGTCAATCTAGATCTGGAGGCTCTGAAGTCTCTGATGTTGACATGCCGGTCATACATATAGAAGCTAAACGTCATAAAAGGTGCCATATAAAAGGTGCTTTAAAACAAGCTATCAATGATGCTGATATTAACGGTAAGATTCCCGTTGCTATAACTAAAGATGATAGAGAAGATATACTTTGCACCATGCTGTTAGATGACTGGATACATTTTTTTAACGCTTATGTTGAAAACAATGAATTACAAAAATAGTTTATTTATAGATTCTTATCAAGATTTTTTGTCTTCTTATAGGTCTTACAAAACTTTAGCAACTGCATCTTCTTTAAAAAATTGTTTAGAATTAATGCAACCTTGTTTTCAAGTCTGGGAAAAAGATTTTTTTTCTCCAGGCCATAACGATAATATAAACATTCTAACTTTATTCTCTTTGCTTGCTAAAGATGATAAACCAAAAGCTTCACTTTCATTTAAAACAAAAGCTTACAAAGACCACCTTCTTTTAAACCAACTTAAATTTACAGACCATTTAAACGAATCATTCTTAATGCACATGCAAAAAGAAACAATCCTTTATGATAATTATTCTAAGGATTATAGATTCCTTTTTTATATAGCTCAAGAAATCAAATACGGTCTTTTCAAAATAATAAGAAAGATTCTTCAATACGTGAAGAGAGACTTTCATTCAAACCCATCAGCAGTTTCTTTTGCTCCAACTCAAACCTTTGACAATCACATAAACTTAGAGTTGCATTTCCTTTTCCATAGTAATAAACTTTTATACTCTATACTTATAAGTTTAATGTACGAAAACAGTACTTGGAAAAACGTAAAGAAGAAATTCAATTTAACTAATCAAGATTATATTCTTTTAAAAAAAGAGGTAAATTCATGGACAAACATAGTGCTATCAAGCAGCTAGGCAATAATCCTTCTATAGCTCATCAACAGTCTTTAGTTCAAAAGCTTTCAGGACCAAAGATAAATAAACAAGTTAAAATGATAATTCCTGGCGGAGCCAACCTTACTGAAAACATTTCTAAAGATCAACTCTCGTCAGCTGTTTTTACTTGGCTGAGAAGATGCAGACATTTCAAAGATGTTACAATTTCTTTTGCCGCTGATTTGAAGGATGTATCCACTCACTCTAGTTGTGTTGTAGACTTCAACCAAAATGGCAAACTCCCAGAATGGGAAGTTCAAGGGAAGCGTTGGCTTTCAGAAAGAATTTCCGAAGTACTTGCAATGGACAATGTCATTGGTGTTAAAGTAGATAAAGTAGGTATCCATGCTATTTTAGACACAGATCATTCTTTTAATTCTAAATCGCCTAACTGGTTACCTCATTTACTTTTTACACCTAATAAACCTAACGGAGGGTTTTGATATGAGTTTATTTAAAGAAAGAGTTGCAAGCTCTAAAAGGATTGTTGCGCTTGAAAATGAAATCATTTCTCTGAAGCAACAATTAACTTCTAACCGTGCTGCAAGTCAAGGAACTAAAAACATTGCATCTCTTAAAGATGCAATTGCTAAGCTTCAGTCTGATTACGACAAGTGCAAAGCTGAACTTTTGGATTCCCAAAATCTTTTTGAAGTCGCTATTCAAGAGATGGCTGATCTAAAGTCGGATCTCAAAAAGATCCGATCAGAAAACACTAGACTCAAAAAGAAATTAAAAGCTCCTGAAGTTTCAGACCTAAACGTAGAGCAAGATTAATGTCCTGCTCTAAATGTAAAGATAAAATGAAAAAGGCCCTTCAAGAAGTTTTAAAAAAGAAGTATTTGAATTCTTAGTCTATGTTAGGAATATCTTCTAAAATAGATATTCTTCTCTCAAGAGACCTTACCGTTTCGTTCAATACTGCCATTTCAGTGCTCATTACAGATATTAACTGTTGAACCTGATTGATAGAAGCAAGATTGTTTTGTGCGGTAAAGATATCTCTAACTCGTTCTTCTAAATTACTAATTCTTCTTAACGTACGTTGGTCGAACTCTTCGTTTATATCAATTCCCATGTCATCCTCCGTTCATTTCAATAACTTTAATTATTACTCCGCTAATCACCCCACCCACAGCTCCCCAACTTAATTTTTCAGCTATTGATACTTTTAAAGATGTTATCTCTTCTTTAGTTTTAGAATCACTTCTTTTTAATGTTTCCACTTCTGATTCTAATTTAGAAACTTTTATTTTTGTTTCTGATTGAGATATTGCAGTTTGATTTAGCTCATTCAAAAGTAAATCAATCTTGTCAGACAATTTTTCCAAATGCTTATCCAAGTTAGACTCTATTTCTTTCAAACGGTAAGAAACTAAATTCATATCTGGCAAAGGTGTGTCGTTATTTGGCATTTTCAATCTCCATCAAAAAAAATATAAAGGCTTTTATAGATTTATTTTATTGCTTAAACACCGATAAAATCAATCTGTAGCTTCTAAATTTAAAAAGAAGTTTGAGTTGTCAAATCCGGTCTTTTCATAAGTGTTTAATAATAATCCAAAATATTCCTTATTGTCTATTCCGACACCCCCTAAACTCCCTTCAAAATTACCAATACCTTGGTTGTTTGTGGCTACGTCCACGTTCTCTTTGTCCATTACAAACAAGTCTGATATTGTCACGTATGAATTTGCTGAAAGTTGGGCTGTATCTGCTTTTACAAAAGAAAATCTTATTTCATCAGAATACAATTCCGCGCAAGTAAAGCTAAAGTCTTCTAGCTTTAAATTGCTCCCAGTATTGTTTCTAAACAGAAACATCACAGGACTTTCTCCTGGCCCAATTTCATAATGCGGATAAGAGTAAGGAATTTCTTTTGTAAATGGACCTAAATGGCACTGCTCGTAATTTTTAAGAACTCCGTTATTTGGAGACGGAGCTTCAGGTATTGCTTTCGGTACCCATGCTCCAGGTTGAGTATTGTTTGGGTCCGTGTCGTCTACGTGCGTCTCATCCCAAGTTAACACATGTCCATGCGTTGCGTTACTAATGTCTGCGTCTAGCAGATCGTCCATATATTGAACGCTGTTGCTTTCAAATAAAGAACTTGATGCTACAGGTATCCACGCTCCGTCTTCTCCGTCTTGAGCCGCCTGATCGTCTTTTGCAGAGGGGTCCCAAACTAGCACATCGTTTTCTTGCAATGTGTAAGCCGCCGTATTGACATCTCTTAACTCTGTTATATATTTTACGTCACTACTTCCTGGTTGCCAATTCCCTGACTCTTCATTCCAAATCAAAGAGTCGCCGCCTTCTGGCGGCACACTTGTCACGTCTACGTCGAGTAAATCTTCAAGCGCTATAGCCCAATTTAAATTTGGATACTCTAAGTTAGCAACATTGTTTAGCCCTTCAATTTCAAGTATATTATGCCCAACTGTTAGCTGCTTTAAAACTTCGTAAATATGCTTCGATAAAGGCCAAGTTTGCTTACTCCAGGCTTCATTACAATTCAAGACAAAGGTTTCTCCAAAACTGTCTGTTTTAAATCTTTCAACTTTTGTTTCTAAACAACTTAAGGCATTTTCCAACGGGCCTAAATCTACAGACCTACGTCTTTCTTGAGTTATCAAGGGACTTAGGTTGGACCATATATGTTGGATCGATTCTTTTATAGTACAAGGCCGCCCATCTACATCAATGTTGTTTGACTTGAACCAAAAGACCTCTTCATTGAACTTGTTGTTCCCATCGCTCTCAAGCCAAGTTGCTATTGTCATTCCAGATATTCCATGATTGACAGCATCTTTAGGATATTTAGGCGCCGAGCAAAGAGTGGAATAACTTGTTACAATCACTTCATTTAAATAACTGCTAATTGTACTAAAATCCAAAGCATTCCTACGACTATTTAACACGAAGCTTTCTTTCAGCTGCACGTTTCCTATTTCAGAACTGCTAATTTCTATTCTTTTGTTTAGATTATTTAAATAATTCGTTGGTTCTAACATTATATTACCCTAACTTGAATTTGATCGATTTTTGGAGTTACACTTGAGTCTGAAGACTTCAATACCGCTTTTACATACAGCTCGTTATTGCTGCTAGTTTCGTTTATTGGATTCTTTTTTCTGCACTTGAATTTATAGTCTTCTATTTTTGCTTCACTTGACTCTTCTTTTGCATTTACTGCGATGAAGACTGCTTCTTCAAGAACACCAGCGTCATTGGTGAAATTGCTATTAATAAAAGTAAACTTGCTTAAATCTTTGTCTATAAGAAACCTTTGGTTTGAGACTTCTTTTAGCTCGTAACTATACACATCATTTTTTGCTAAATAAACTTTTTCTCCAGCAAAAAAATCAGAATATTCAAACCCCTCTACAATGTACTTATGATTGTAAGGATACAAGATATCTTCTTCTCTCAGCTGTAATTCAGTTTGGAACAAGCCCTCCTGATCTTCATCTAGGTCAAACCAGTTTTCTTCGCTTGTTTTGAACTTATGACTTCCGTAACTCAAGAAGTGTTTTCCGCTAACTTGCTTTTCATTTATGAAGCAAGACCGCTCTCCAAAGTCCAAGTAGCGCCCTTCAGGCTCTTCTATATTTATTATACAACAGTAATATTTATTTTCATTTAAGTACCAACCTTCTTTCGCAGAATACGTAGTTTTGTTCTTCTTGTTACATACGTTCCTCTTTATGATTAGAGATTTTTTAACGATCTCATTGAACTTTTCTTTCTCCACGTAAAGGCTCAAATACTTCTGATGCGCTAGCGGTTTCAAATCAATCTTGCTCGTATCTTCTATAATGTTACTCAACGCATTGTTTTCACCGAATGTAAATTTTTTAAAAACTCCATTCCCATCAAAGGTCTCTTCGCCTTCTTCAAATTGAATTACTTTTTTGCTCGTATCATTGTAATCTGCTTTAATCCAATTCAAATTGTCTTTAGACAAATAAAAATCTACTGAAGTTTTTTCTGGAACTATACAGCATGTTCCGCCCTTGATGGTGGCCATTGAAAAGTTAACTTCATTTCCTTCTTCGTCTAAAATTTTATATGGTCCTAGGTTTAAAATAGACTCTTCGTTAATTTTAAATGCTTTTGTTGTACCGCCTAAAAAGTCTAAATCGAATATGTATACATAGTCCTCTCCATCTTTGTAGTCATAACCATTTTTGTTGAAAACAAGTTTTATTGAATTAACATTTTTTTTGTTAATCTCTACAAAGTTTTCATTGTTATCGATTGCTAAACTGCTTTCAAAGACCTCTTTGTATTGCGAAGAACTATCATTATAGTAGCAACTATAGAAGATTTTTGAATTTGACTCTATCGCTTGTACAGTGAATTTTATAGTATCAATTTCTTTTGGTTCATCAAAATCAATACTTACTATAAAGTCTATACTATCGTTAGGTACTTTAGAAAAACCTAAAACTTTAAAAAAGCTGCCATCTTCATTTACAGCATTTGAAATATCATTAATATTTCTCTGTCCAAGACTTCGCCCTTCTCTAGAAGCAAGCGAATAAGATAAATTTTTACTTTGGAAGTTTTCTCCTGCAATTTTTGTGTACCCAAGAGTGACTTTTCCATTCAACATATAGATGTTGCTTTTGTTAAAATCTATATTCTTGTAATCTTGAAAGTTCTCAACGAAACCATGCGTATAAATGTCGTCTTTTGAATGTAACAAAAGGTTTTTGTTAATGTTTCTTTCAAGCGTTTTTATATGCTTCAAGCTTTCGTTAAATTTATTAGCGTATAATCTGAATTCATTTTCAGTTTTTTCGTCTATTTTTTCTAGCTCGTTTGATATAAATTTTTGCTCTGAAATAAACCTAGATACAACTTCATTAAAATTCTTTGCAGAAGACTCTTTGTTTACGCTTTGATTGAACCTTTGTTCTTCACTTCCATTGAGCCCAGTCTCTTCAAAATCCGGATGGTCAATCAAATGCTTGTTATACATGTAGTCTAACTCTCTTTGAGAGGGAGCTCTACTTTTTGTTTTTACAAAATCTTTTATTAAATGCGACAACAGTAATTTTTTTTTACTCATTTTTAATTCATACCTATCTTCAAGCTATATAAAATCGGAGAGTAAAATTTTTCAAGCCCTTTTAAAGAGGTCTTGTTTTCTACTTCATGCCAGAAAAACTTTATCTTATTGTTCCCAGTTCCAAACTCTTCTGTCTCTACAGAAACAATCCCGTTCTTTTTTTCAAACTTAAACTCTTTTATCTCATGATACAAATTATACTCTACTTTGATATTCCCGTATTTGCATCTGAATCTACTGTCTTCGACTTCCGTTAAGTTGGAAAAATAAATAATTCCATTTTTATAATCTACTGAATACTTATATGTGTCATCAGTTTTATTGTTTAGATAATAGTACTCTATGTAATAACCTTCAGCATAGGCTTTGATGTCTTCTTCGGGTTTATTTAATTTGAATATTATTTCGTTTTCCGGAACTTGATCCAGTAACTCGCTATCAAGTTCTTTCCCAATTTTATTGTAAATTTTAATGCTTTCGCTATAGCTGCTCAATTTATAAGGGATCTTATCTGCAGTAAAAAGAACGAACTCGCTATCTCCTTCAGATGACCATTCTATCTTTGGGATGAAATCTTTTTTCATCTTTTTGATATTTAAAAATTCAGTGTACCCATCAATGAACGCTACTTCTTTGTAAGCTCTTGCTACAGGCCCTGGGCTAAATTTTAATGTGCCCTCTATTATGTTGCTTACACCCTCTATGTTTCGCTGTTTAATTCCTTTGCCGACTTCTCCTTCATGATCGTTAAAAGAAACGTGCTCTGGGTACAAAAACAAACCTTTCACTTCATTTTTGTTTCCCCAAATTTCAAACTCGTTTTTATTTAAAGTTTTTACATTTTCTTTTTTATAATTAATCTTAATTTGATTTTCAGTTTCATTTAAATGAACAATTCCTCCGTTCAATGATTTGATACTGTAATCTACATCAAGAGTAAGTTGCTTCCAATTCGTTTCAGCTTCTTCTACAACTTCAATTTCAGTAATATTTTCATCTGGCAAAAATACTTTAGAAGTTTCGTTAGGCACTATAACTTCATACTTCTCATCATCTGTTGTAAAGGTCTTTACTTTTATCAACCTTTTGTCGTACTCAAAAGGCTCTTTTAACTCTATATAGTAACCTTCATTCTTGTAGATAATGCTTCCACTGTAAGGCTTTAGTAACATTTTCAATGAAACGCTTTTTCGTATGTTTAAAAAAACGACTATCAAGTTTTCTTTATAATCTATAAAGAATTTCTCTTCATCAGTTACTTCGTTTTCAGTCTCTACTCTTGTTAGCTTTTTATTGCTCCCGTATAGTATGACATCTTCTTCTTCGATTTTAAAAGAAGCTAATGAAAAAGGGATCGTAATCTTGTTGATCCCTTCAAGTGTGGCCCTGCCTAAAACTATAGCCTTTTCTTTATTTGAACTTCTTCTGAAAATTTCACCTTGAACGACTCGTAACGTTTCGTTACAACTCTCTTCATTGATAGAATAATTTATAGGACTTATTTTTTTGTTTACAGTTTTCAACAAGCTCGTTGAGTTTACAAAGTAGTCTTCATTCGATATTTCCTCTGAAGAAGAGGTTGCTTCGATGTTTCTTTTTAAGCCGTAAACATAATTTAAAAAATTCTGTTTTGCAGGTATGATCAGGTCTTTTGTTCTGTTACGATAGTAAGGCATTAAATTTCTTTGCCCACCATTATCCATAGACACTGACAGTGTTTCTTCGTATGAAATTGATTCACTAGGAAAGATTTTTGTTTCAGAATTTAAAACAAACAAATTCTCTGGAGTTACAATCCTTGTAGAATTGAACTCCCCTTCATCTTGGTATTCTATAGAATAGAACTCTACTTTTTCTAAGCTGATGTTGAATATTTTCAAACCCTCGGCTGTAGTTGTATACTCTTTTGATTTCAATACTAAAGTCAAAGAATCACATTCAATTGGCAAGTGCGTTATAGTTAGCTCGCCGTTTTTACTTGGACTTATATTCATAGACTGTAAACTTGGGTCAATCAGTCTTTTTATCGATCTACTATTTTTCTTATTAAAAAGAACGTCTTCTATTTCTAGTGAGTTGCTTGCAGAGCTAAAAGCTCGCTTTATTTTTATTTGATTTACTACAGTATTTTTTTCAAACCGGAAATTCAAAACAAGCTTAGCAGGCCCGCTATTGAGTTTAAAGAACTCAAAAAAAGTGTTCGGATTTGAGTCTATTAAAGAGTAAATCATTTTATTCTGACCACTCTTAGCGCTGCCTGGTATTCCTTCTGAATCGCTACTTATGATAATGTTTTTAACTTTATGTAACGTTTTGACACTTATTGGTAAAGTAGCAATGTTTGATTCAACGTCAATCTCCATTGAGGGCAGATTGATCAATGACTTGCTGATGTTAAATAAGTTGTAGAAATCTTCTTTGAAAACAAACCTGTATGTCTCTGTGAACCCACTTAGATGATTCAGCTTTTGCAAAATTTCATTTATTTTGCCTTTTACTTCTATTTTTTTAGATTCAATGTGATTTATTCTATTATTTAAATTACTTGTCAACTCTTCTCTGTAGCTTAAAGTTTTTTCATGCAAGAATTTCATGTAAGTTTCGATATCTTTGAAATGATTTGCATCAGCTTCATTGAACTGAGAGACGTTTTTTATTTTCCGCCCAAGAAGTTCTTCATATTTTTTAAGATCTTTTAATTCAGATTCCTTTAAATTCCTGTCTTTAAGACTGTAAGAATTTAAATAAACATCTTTGTTCATTAACAAGTTGTCTTTTAAAAATTTAAAATACAAACTTTGATTATTTTTAATTGTTTGATTAAAGGACATTAGAAGAGCTCTTCCTTTCTAACTCTAGGAATGTTTCATACTCTATGTAGGACTTTTCATTTGTCTCTATTTCTTCAACTAGCACATCGTATGATTGTATTTTAGAGCTTTGACTACTGATAGATTTATTTCTCACCACAAAAGAGGGGCGCACGAACCCTACGCTGCTTTGAAAATCTTGATTGAAAACCAGCTCGCCCCTCTTTATTAATATCTTATCTCTGTAATTGCACGATATGATTTCATTCAACACATACTCAGTAACGTAAAAATATTTCTTCTCTGGAGATTTAATCTTTATGTAAAAGCTGTTTATTTCACTATAGACTTTAGAACTTATGTCTAGGTCTGGAATATAATTTTCGTTTAAAACGTAACTGCTTCCCTTGTTAAAAGAAACCTCGTAGTCTGCGCCTAAAATCAGCTCTTCTCTGTTTTGATTTTGATTTATGTTTACCCTGTATACTTTTATTGAATCTTTGATTTTCTTACTAGTCGACGGGTAAAAATTTAAACAAGCTTCTTTGTTTTTTAAAACTAAAAGCTCCTCTTCCCTATAAGTCGAATTGGGTAATGGAATTTTTACATTTACTCTTTTTGTTGAAGTGTAATTTTTATTTATTATTTTGTTTGCAGCAAATCCCTCTTCTCCATAAAGCACTATATGAGCATACTTTTCTATAAAACAATTTTTACTCTTAAAGAAAATATTAGGTTTTATTTGTAAACTTAAAGGCTTATTTAATGAAACGGGGTTTCCCTCTCGATAAAAACCAATTCCGCTATTAGTTTTTCTTCGGCACTCCAGGTGCAGAATAGAAAGGTCGTAAACTCTTTTTAATTCTGGGCTTGAGTTTTTTTGACTTACTCTCAAAAAGGACCTGTTGAACAGCAAGTCTTTTTTGATCTGCTCTAACCCTTCGTCGTAAACGAAGCTTGTGTCATGGTACTTTTTTTGAAACAAACTAATTTTAATTTTATTCGTTCGAATAGTATCAAAAACAATTTCTAACCTATTTGAATTTTTTTGCATTGAAGCTTTAGTTAAGTTTAAAAAGCTTTGTGTTTTTTTATCAAAATATTTTATTTGATCTTCTTTTAAACTTACTGGCAATGAACTTCCAAATTCAATAAACACATTGTTTAGATCTTCGTACCCGTCAAAGTTAATGATCAATTCAAGTTCCCCATGCTTATGGGGCAGTCTTTGCAAATCTTCAAGCGATTGTTTCGCCCCAACAACATACTTCCAAAATTTATCTTTTCTATAGATTAAAGAAGTGTCTGCATCTACTTCAATAGCTGTAAATGAATCAGAAAAAAAACTTTTTTCTTTAACAACTTCTATCGACACAATGTCTATCTTCGACACATTGGTTTCTTTAGATTCGATGTAGCCTCTTTTAAAATCACATTGGTCATTTTTTCTAAATCTCATCTTAGTTTTATGATCAAAAAGATCGTACTGCTCTTCAAAGTCTTTCTCTTGAAAGATGCTATAAGACACGACCTTGTTGTATTTGCTGTTTAACCTTGTGTTTATTTCTTTTATGCTTGACTCAAGAATTTCTAAATCTTTATTCAACACTTTGAAAAAATCTTGTGTTTTATTTTTAAAAGATTCTTGAATCTTTTTTATGTAATTTAGGTTCTTATTTTCAAAATAAAGGAAAAAACTTAAATTACGAAAGTTGCTGTCTGTTAGTTGCGCATCAACAAGGTTTCCTCTCTTTATGAAAGAAAACCTTAACTTTTGAAAATTAAATTTCTTTTTAATTAAAAAAGGTTCTACTTGATTTGAAGCAGAACCTTTCCCAATGTTCTTAAGTTGATTTCTATACTTAGACGCATCTAACTTATTAGACTCAAAATTAAATATTTGCCCTTGAATCATAAATTTCCACTCCTACGTAAAGTCTTCTAGTGTTGTCACCTAATTTAGGATTAAACCCTAAAGTAATACTTATTTCCGAGTCTTTTAGTATTTGATTTCCAACTGGAATACCATTTAAATAACTGCTTCCGTTAGTAAAACTAAAATATGTTATATTGTTTAAATGGTCCTTGTAATAGAGTCCAGCAGTATTTTCACTACTTTCGTTTAAGGTACTTCCCCATAAGAGCAGGTCGTTGTAATCAGTGCGCGCCGGAACTTTAGAGGGGTACTCTAAGCTTCCCAAATCGCTAGACGCTGTTAAGAAAATCAACGGGTTTAAAGCATCTTCAAGGCTGTTGTTTCTGACGATTAAACTGACTTCACTTCCTTCATTTAAACTTGAGGTAAGTTGAATTAAATCAGTTGCCGTTAAGCTTTCGCCAGAGCTATTTAAAAATATAAAACTCATCTGCTTCTCACTGAAAATTTATTACTTTTTGGATAGTCATCAACTCTTACAGAGTACCAGTAAACAGTATCAGCTTCTATTGTATCATCAATAAAAAATAAATTTTCTTTATTTAAAGATTCTTTATCATAGGCTATTATTGCTTCGCCATCTTCATTCAACTCTTCTGAGAATTCATTTTTTGACCTGTACAATTTGTAGGTCCCCGGCCCGTCCCAAGAGAGATTTACTTTGACTGAGCCTTCTGTTATTTCAAAAGAAAGCGCTGATCGTGGATATTCGTACTCAATTACTAAGTCTATCCCTGGTTGCAATTTTCTTTTCGTATACCTAATCAGCTCCTTCTCTTTGTAAGGCCCCCCATAGGTTTCTAGCAGTCCTATAGGGTATTTAACATAAATCAAATTATTTTTTTGCACGGTCTGGCCTTCTTCTCCATAACCGTATTTTGACTGCAAACCTCTATGCTGCCTATTGTAGTAAAACTCTAAATTGCTTTCTTTTAAATATCCATTTTCCCTTACGTCTAAAACTACGCTTTCATCTAGGTAATAGTTTTCTTTTAAACTTATTTCTCCTAATTCTAAATACTGATACTCATTATCATACCCTATGCATCGTTCATTTCTAAAATCTTCTATATTCTTGCCAACGAAAGAATTTGCATTATACTCTCCTGAAACTATGCTTTTGAAATCAATATTAGAAGATTTCAAAATTCTATCTTCTTCGTCAAAAATGAAATAGTAAACGCTTTTATTAATGCTGTCAGGGATCAAGTAGAATAGTACTTTTGACTCAACTAACAAAGGGTTTGAATAAAAATTTACATTTAAGTCTCCAATTAAAAGACAGTCTGTTTTATAATAAAAGTCTGCCTTTATCAGGTATGAAACATTCATTGATTTGTCGAGCTCAATGAAACCAGACTCCTCGTCCCAAGACTTAATTCCTGTTTGGTAAGTTACACTTGTATTAGAATATTTACTTCCAATTTTATTCGTATCAGTTGTTAATGCAAATATAACATTTTCAGACTCATCTAATACGCGCATATCAATGTGCACTAATTGCTCTGGAGCTACCATTATTTTATCAACAGGCAGTTTTATAATACTCTCAGTTACATAAGTACATTCTTTATTCACTAGCCTTAAAGTACCAAACTGACCATCAAATGGCTGATTTTTAAATTCCGGAACCCAATACCTTTTACCGTCCTTTAGAAAATTTCCATTAGTTACACGCATCAACCATGGGTTGTTCATTTTGTATACTTCTGGCTTTAGCAATCTTATTAGATTGTCTTCTTTAGCTTTGTAGTAAATGTAACTAGATCTTTCTTCATCTTCGCAAACCTTATTTGGGCTGTTTATTCTAAAAGAAAATCTTCCATTTTCTTCTAGCACTTCGTAAGAGTCTCTTATTATACTTCCGTCCTCTAAAGATATATCTTCGAAACTTGTTTTCCCAATGGCCTCTTCTACATTTAGTAATTCGTTAAAGGCGCTTCCATCTTCTGTGATACCCGAAACAAAATACATTCTGTAATTTGAACTAGCGTCATCAAAGATGTTTTTATAATTTGTATAAGCATAACCATTCTTGAGAACAAAACCCTCTTCTATTTCTAGTAGAGACCCTTTGTTCAATACGTGGAAATTCACCTCTTTTATATTACGTCTCTTGTGCTTGTACCAAAGTGGTTTCTCTATATTTTCTTTAGTGTTTTTTAAAACGATATTAGTTATATAAAGGTCTCTATAAAAAGAATTTATTATATTGCTCGTAGTTTTGCCTTCTCTAAGGTCTTCAAAAAACGCTTCGTTGTTCTGTGCAGCTTTCCACGACAAGCTATTCAATTCTAAATGTTCTTCTGAATTTAACTCTGTCGATTCAAAATAATCCAAAACAACAGATGTATCATCTGTGAATTTAGAAAACTGAAGCTTCTCAAGTGGCTTTGAAACCACTTGATTTAAGTTAATTATAGATTCAACTTCTTCGTTTTGATTTATAATTTCTAAATTAATCATATTCTTACCCTGTGATCTCTAGCCAAACCTTATTTTTAAATATTCTTTCTTTAACTTTATACCACGTATTCGCTTTAAACTGGTTGCTAGAAAAGGCCCCAGCTGCATATTCATTCCGTATATTTTCACTGTAAGCCATTGGTCCTCCCGAATAATTCGGGTCATATGCTTTTATCCCCTCATTGAATCCGACTTTACTTCGTCCCCCAACCTGTATCCACGCAGATTCATAAGAATCACTTTCCCCGGCTATAAAGTTCAACATAGGTGCGGTACTTGTTTCATCTAGTATTCTTCCATTTAAAGTAACCTTGTTTACCTCTGTTATACCACCTGAGATGAAAAGAGCATCCTCACCTGGGCTGATGCATGGGTTGTTTGATATGTATTCGTTCCCATCTAATTTTCCAGAGTACTCAAATCTAATTATGAATCTTGGAAAATAATCTTTGTTTAAACTTGCTGCATTGTATGCCCGAGGTAAATTCACTCTAAAATAGAAATTATTTTCTATCTCTTCGTTAGAATTCTTGTGAAACATTTCATAAGTTTTGCCCCTATTTAATTCTAGCAGGCTATACTTACTGTCGTAAATGTCTACAACACCACCTCCACTAATATACTCTGGCCCCCCTGCCTCAGGTAAATGAATTGCTGGCACCGTTCCGTTAGGTATGAATTGCCCTGACCCATCATCTTTTAAACTCTCTAATGATGTAAATAAATCAATCTCATAAGAGTTATTCATGCTTCTTAGATCAGAAAGTATTAAAAAGTCACGGATATGTTCCGGTACTGGAAACCCTCCAATTGCCCTGGATTCCCTATAAACGTCAGTCATAAATACGTTGCCACCAATAATGTGCGTGTGGGCTGTGTTGTTTGATAAGTAGTATGAGTTCCAGCTCCATTTATTACTAGTAGCACCTTCCTCGCTTTCATCAAGTAAGTATATTTTTTCACCCCAAAGTGCCTCACTGTTTTGCATGACATTAAATATCGATCCAGTAATTAAATTACCGTTAACATCCAGTTTTAATGAGTCAGTATAAAGTGGATCTATTTGTAGGGTTGCTCGAACATTACTAATTTTACTTACTTTAGTACCTTTTTTGTTTAAGTGTCTTTTGTTATTTAAATCTGAGGGATGATAATCACCTAAAATGTCACTAGGTGTAAACTCTTCAAAGACGAAACCTTCGTTGACTGTAACACTTTTTTCAACAGCATTTACGTTTAAATATTCTTTGCTATTTAAATCTGTTATTTTTACGTTTTTGTCTGATTCCAATACGATACTATCGTTATTGTTTCTCAATACAAGCGCTTGGTCTAAAAGTCCTACTGTTTCAACTAATAGGCTGTATGATGCTTTTAAATGCATCTGTTCGCTACTATGAATAGATATGCCTCCTGTGTCGTTTACTATCCACAGCCCTGAATTTAAACGCCCCATATATGTACTTAATCCACCGAACAATATTTTATGAGAAGTTCCAAGATCATCCATTATGCTTTCTGAGGTATTAAGTGGATTAAAATTTTCTAAACCTAAAGCCAAATTACCACGCATAGCATTGTCGCCATTATTCTCATTACTATCTGCAGAATAACCGTCTCTATGCAAGTACATGGGCATTTGGTTCCAATCGTTAGATGATGGCCCATACGCTCCACTAGGCGGAGCACCTTCATACTTACCTACTAAACTCTTAAAGCTTATTGGACTTTCACCAAAGCGCCCATCATGAGAGTGTTTGAACCACTTCAAGCGTAAATCATCTAACGTATTAGTTATATTGGCTCCAGTAAGTATCACGCAATACTTTGTGTCAGAATAGCTACCTGATTCTTCTTCACATAAATCTATGTTGCTTACTATAAGCTCTTTAGATGACTCATATTCATAAACAGCATCTTTGTAAACTTCTTTAGTCTCTCTATTTTTTAAATACAAGAAGTTCCCAGGAACAACTCTGTTCTCTTCTATCACATTTCCGTTACTGTCTAATATTGAGTCAACTAACCATTTTGGTAATTCATAATAACGATTGTTGTTAAACTCAGCCTCAGTATTTATTAAACTGCTTTCCAGTAAAGACAAACCAGATTGTTGCGCAGTAATTTTAGGAAACGTGATTTTATATTTCCTATCAGATATCAACTCAATCGTTACCCCTAAGTTTTGGTTAGGGTCTGGGATAACATTGAAACCTGCATCTTGATAATCAACTCCACCATAATATTGACTTGGATCAGTAGTGTAACTCGCTGTCACGCCCCCTGTAAGTGCAGAAGCAAACAAAACTTCTCTCCTTGATATAAGCTTGTATTGATCGCTTGAAGTGAAAGCCTCTTCTTCAGCAACTGGAGAAAAACCCGGAATTATAAATACTCCAGTTGCAGGATACAACAATTTGAAATGCAAAGAGCCATCAACAATGAACTCTTGGATTAGCTCATTCTCAAGACTTTTAGTCAGGTGCATCCTTGCATTTAAATTAGAAGCAGGACCAATCAACCTCGCCAAAGATACTATATCCAGGGGCCTACTAACATTTCCTCCATCATAAGCATTCCATGATGGCCCTAACCCTTTGCCTTCACCAATGTATGGAAACCCGTCATCATTAATGTCACCTATCGCAGTTGCAAGCTCTCTCATACCTCTAGAGAAATATTTATTAACAGCGTTGAACTTATCCGCTGAAGGCCTTTCTCCCATATAGAATGTTACTAAATTAGAGATGTTTGTGTAAAAAATATCGTTACTCATTGCGGTTCTCAATCATTAATAATGTGCAGGTTAAGCTGGCCAACATGTTGGTCTGGATTTATAGCTATAAAATTAGCTCCTCCAAGCCCTCCGCTAGTTTCTGAATCTTCAGTTTTAAATCTGAACCCAGTATCAGATTTTAAATAATTAGGAAAATCTACTTTTATCTTTATCTCATTAGACCTTATTTCATATCCACTCGCAGGATCAACGCACCTTGCGTGCAACCTTATATTTTTCGGTCCCATGACTTTATACATCGCAATAAGATTATCTCTGTCTTCCATGCTACTTTCTGGAAGGTGCACTCCGTCAAAATAAAGCCTATTCCCTACAATCCTGTTCGGCTTTACTTTCTTGTACAAATTTGTAGACTCGTCTATTTGATAAAGTATTTTTAATAAACTTCTATCTAATTTTTCTTTAGTTGTTAGGCTGCTAGTTTCTCCCAACCCACTCCAATCTAGCTCTGCCCTCTTGTAAATAATAATAGATTTAAGAGATAAATTAGACATCACTCTTTCTTGCCCTCTTTTTGAGGTAGCGATAATTAATTTATTTTTATCTATTACTTTCTCTATCCTTATGGGCCCAATAGTATGATTTGTGTATTCGAATTCAACTAAACACATACCAGTGTTCCATTCAAGTCCATCACAAATTTCTAAATCTCGTTTTAAGTATTTAGCAATATCGGTTCTTCTGTCTAACTGAGATCTTTCGTACTCCATGTAGTCATCTCCAATAGGATCTTCTAGTTCTACCAGAAACTCATTTCCAAAAGCGTTTATTTTTTTACTAGATCTAACCTTAATCTTTCTTCCTAAGCTACCCCTAAATGGATCTGTTTTATACACTTGAAAAATAGCTATATCGCTGACTGAAGATCCCGTCCCTAAATTACTAAATTCTAAATAACTATTCTCCCCTTCCAAATAGACATTACTGTATTCACTCAAAGCATCGTTCGAATAAGGATAGAAGTAAGCGGTTTTTGCTTCTCCTGATTTGTTCGTTATTTTCTGAATCCCTATTGTTGCATCTAGGTCTCCTTCAAAGCTACCTTCTTCGCCATAAAAAGTTACATCAACTTCACTTACAGCTTTTTCTTTTTTATTTAAAGCAGTTGCAGTCAACATGGACATGTCACCTTGTAAAAACAAAGGCCCATACAAATTTCTGCCTATTAATGTTTTGTCACTAACTAGCTCTAATCTTGCTACATGTTTTTCTTGCGGACTTAACTCTATCAAACCATTGGAGTCTATTTTTTCATAAGGCTTAATATTCATACCTGTATGGAAGGTTTTATTAGCCGCGCACTCAAAGTCTACTCTTGGTCTGGCTGTATACTTTATATATATTTGCTCCATGTTTTCTAAACGTTTACCTCCGGGAATTTCTTTTATAGAAATTCCAAAACCTGCGCTAGCTATTCTTTCACTATCTAAATAAAAACAAAATTTTCCTTTGCTAAAGTATTTTGTTTCTACACCATCTATCAGCAACGTCCCTCTTTCAGGAGCTCCTTCTAGAGCTTCGTTACATTCGATCTTGTAACCCGAATCTAACTTCGTTGAGTATAAAACAGGGCTCCTATTGTTAAAGATCACTTTTCCCGTTTCTTTATCAACAATGTAATGCCGATCTTCTTCAGTTGAGTTTTCAAAATTTAAAACTTCAACCCAATCTTTGATCGTGTCATTCTTTATTGTTTTTAATCCAACGTCAACTATAGGATAATATTGCGTATAGCAAATTCCTCTATTTACGTTGCCCAAACCTAAATGCTCATATTTGCATTGCAACTCTTCAATTGAGCTCGCGTCTTCAGACCCTACTTTTATCTCTTTAATCTTATTAAATCGTATAGTTTCGTTTTCTGTTAAACTGTAACTATACTCGCTGCTGTAAGTGGGGTCGTATGTATATTTGAAAGCAGGAATGTTAGCAAAATTCGTATCACGCATATAAAGGCATATGCTAATTGTAGAGCTTAAACACTTGTTTTTTATTTGATATGAATAGATCTTTGTGTCTTCGTTGTAATTTTCTGCATCCAAGATCTCGCAAGTGCTGCTATTTGAGTATAATCTTTTTTCAAAATTATATATAGAGTACACCCCGGTATTATATTCTGGTCGCCAAATCTTTCTTTTCGTTTCACCTTGCAAGCTTTTGATTTCTTTAAGTTCAATTCCTGAAAGGACCGAACCAAACCAATCGCTTTCAATTGATCCCTCTTCAAGGTTAAAGCTGTGACCACCTAGTTTGTGCTCTATTCTTTTTTTAATATCTTTAAAATCTTGAGGTTTTGTTTTGTTCCACTTCCAGCCTGCTACGCCGCTCTGTGTACCAGTCAATGGATAGTTTAACTTATTTAAAGTGATTTCGTTAACCACCCCAATGTTTATTACTTCACAACCCTCAGTAAGGTCAACTTCGTTAGAGCCAAGCCCTCTTGTCATAAAGTTGACACCAAGTCTATTTAATATCAAAGACATTATTCTTACCTTAGTATGGAGATATGTTTTTAGCTACGCGATAGAATGGGTTCCTTGTAGTTCCTACTTCCCCACTGGAATCAAAAAGCTCCCACCGACCAATCTCTTCGCCAGTTACAGCGTGCTTAATTACGAGTTCATTCGAAGACGAGTCTATTTCCCAAGTTCCTTGTTCTATATCAACAAGTCTTTTTATTGCGCTAGATAAATAATCAGAACGCTCTAAACGCATTGTAATGAACTTTTCGTTTGCAGAAGGAAGCCCGGTATCTATTTTAATTAAAAAAGCCTTAGGTGATATTGTTTGTTCCCATGTGAAACTAAACTTATAAAACCCCGCTTGCAATTCAACTACTGCTGGCAGTGCTTCGCTTCCACTTAGGTCTTCCCCTGTTTCAATATTTATAAAATTTACAATGCTTGGCGACAAGCTTTCAACTGCCTCGTTATTGCTTTCTACGTAGAAAGAATACAACACCGTAGCGCTATCATTTATCGAACTCATATTACTTCCCCCAGTACGTATTTTGTTTACTTAAAATTTGGTTAATAATAACAGATCCTTCTTGAGATAGTAACTTCTCTGTAGGTTTTTCTATACCCTCTGTTATTTCCCCGTAGATTTCGTTGTCATAGAGGCTATCTTTTATTAAGTCTTCAAAGTCTAAATCTATTACTGGGCAACTTTTTATAGGTAGCCATTTTATAATAAACGGAAAGTTTTCGTAATTGTAAGTTACTGACTCTTCTCCAAGCTTGTATTTGTGGAGAACTCCATCGTTTAAAGAGTAATTGTAAGGATTCACTATCTGTTCTTCCGGAACATTATTTGTGAACTCGCCGTTATAATCCATTATAGATTTTACATATTTGTCTGATATCTTTTTCGATTGACTGTTAACGTTCAAACGCAACTTCTGCCTGTTGCTACTGCAAGGCATCACGTTCTCTGTTTTTTTATACCACCAAGACTCGCCTTCTTCTAAGATCTCTACGTTTAAAAAATCAAAGCTTACAAGGATTTCATATAAATCTTTCAAAAACTTTAAATTTTCAAATCGATTTGTATAAAAAAGCTCCTCGCCCTTGTATACTCTCAGTCTATTGCTTGTAATATCAATTCTTACGCTATCTTCTTTGTTTACTTTTGTTATTTTAAATATATCTAAATCACGCAACGAAGTTATATAGCCTAAGCTTTTGTAAAAAGATTCTTTTTCTTTTCTCAATGTGCCATTGACTACATTTACTAATCGATGCCGGTAATGATTTAACCTTTCGTTAAGTTCTCTGCTGACTCCATAAATAAAACCCACTTCGTCTATCCAAGTGCTGTTTCTTATTTTCTTCAAACTTTCACTTTGCACAGAAGGCGTTCTGGTTGCTTTTACACTTAAGTTCCCGTTGATTGTAATATTTACTTCTTCGTAATCTTCTACGACCACTGCGCTTCCTGTTTCGTAATCGTAAAAAATATAATCATAAAAGCGCTTAACATCAAAAATATAATGATTGTCTTCATAATTCACTGATAAGTAAAGACTGTTTTCTGTGTTTTCGAACCAGATGGCTAGTTCGTAATCTTCCAGGCTAATAAAATCAGTTGCCTCTACTAAGGGTATATTAATATCATCATGCAGGATTACGCCTTCAGCGTCATCTTCTATTATTACAATCCCTTCTATCTCTCTTACTTTATTAAGTATAGATTCCTTGTCTAGCTCTAAGAAAAGCAACGGCCTAATTTCTTCACACATGGTTGAATAACTATTTATAGTTATGCTCCCACTGAAGTCTTTACTAGTTCTATAGCTCTCCACAAGGGCCTTGAAACTGCTTTCTTCAGTAGCCCCTGTTCTAACTTTATTGAGGTACTCTCTGGTTATTGAGAAATCTTTAAAGCAAAAAACATAGTAATCATATTGACCTGCCTCTTCATGATTACATTCAAATTGAATACTATTAAATTCTTCGTAAATATCATCTGAGTATTTACCTTCAAAGTAATCAAAAGAATCGCTCCAAGTTAAATCTTGCTGCAAAAACTCAAAGTTAAAATCTGAGTCCTCTTCATAAGAGAGCCTTCTGTCTGGTGTATGTCTACCTACAAACAAAAATTGGATTCCTCCTTTTGCTCTCTCTAAATACAGGTTCATCTTTACAGTCTCATTTAAGAAAACTCTTTGGTTTTCAACCTCAAAAGACAAGTCCATCTCTTTGGTTCTTTTGATCGCTTTTGAGTTGAAACCGTCTCTGACAGGACCGTACTCTCTTAAGATAAAGTCTTTGCTTATAGTCACTATTTTATTTCTTGTAGTGTCTAAAGCAAATGAATCGATTTTAATAGGCGACAAATTTTCATCGACAAAAACTCTTTTGCTTACTGTCTCTTCAAAAAAACCATCTTCTATTTTTGCAGTAGTATCTTTATAGTCTGAACCAAGAACATAAGATCTAAAATCATAATTTAAAAAAGATATTAATTCATTTTTGTTTTCTTCATGAGTCAAACTGTATTTACAATTGTTTTCGATTAAGGTATCGTACCCTAATTCGTTTGAAATCTTTACAATTGTAGAATTATCATTGATGATAAAATCACTTTCTACAGGTGCGCTATAAATTTTTATATTCCCAGTGATTCCGTAAATTTCTATACTTCCCCCACCTCTATGATCCCCTTCTTCAAGTGTGGGCTCCAAAGTTTTAAACCAAGTTTTACTTGTATAGATCCCATCATCAAGTATTTCAATCGTCTCCTCTACAAGCTTCCTTGTTTCATCCTGGCCCCTTAGGGTTATAGAGTAGTGCTCATTAAAATTCACAGCATCTTTAAACGATCTATAATTTTTTGATTCATCAATTTTTATATGAATTTTTTTATATCTATTTTTAAAATCAAAGCTATCTGAAATAACAGTAGTATTATTTTTATTTTCAAAGCTTTTAATAAAATAAAGATGCGAATCTGTTTCTTTTAAAGCAGTTTCGTCTTCTACAATTGAAACAAGTTTTACGTTTTCACTTCTTTCAAAATCAACTTCTGCTCTAGTGGCTTCTGCCATTACCATATCTCTATAAGAGAATTTAGGCTCAAGATAGAACTCTTCATCACCCTCTATGGCGCTTGCTGCAAAGGTTTCAAAGGTCCGATTCTCTCTTATGTAGTTTTTGTACTTATCATTTAACTGAGTGAATCTAAAAAAATGTCCTAATTCTGGAGTTGGATTTCCCTCAAGACTAAAACTAGCTTTAATCGTTTGTAAAAAAGATACCCTCTCTTCTTCTAAGCCTTGACCTATAGAGTCAAAAAGCATCGCTCCATTAGAAGATTCGTTTCGTCTAACTTCCGACCAGAGAGGGAATCTATTCCGTAGATTTCTTCCTATGTAACTCATATATCACCCTCTTCTAGATATACGTTTACTACTCCAAAAGCTATCTTTTCATCTTCTTCTAAAGTGATTCTTTCTGAAATGACCTCCTCTTTATACTCTGGCAAAGAATTGAATCTATCACTTTTTCTTTGATAGACTTTTTCAAAAACGCTGCCTCCAGTGCTACTTCCAATACCTAAAATACTTTCAGAAGAAATACTACTTCTAATCATATTGCTGATTCGATAAAGATCTATTATGCCAGTAGTTTCTGCTGACTCTATTAAGGAATAAACAAAACTTTTTACATTGTTTACAATCTCGTCTTTTTCTAAAAGGTTCAGTTTCGACTTTATATAAATCCTTATATCAAAATCTACATAAACCGTTATACCGCCAATCACAGAAATACTGGTTCCTGGACTAGCAACTTCTAAAACTCTATTCTCTACAAGGTTGATTAACGATTGACTACTTTCCCTTCCACTTCCAAAGACTACAAAGCCTAAAGATCCAATGCCAAAATAATTTTGTAGCAATCTTACTTCTGTAACTCCAGGCACCGTAACTGCTTGTAGCGTTATCAGATCTTCATTAAAGTTTAAGCTTGCTGTTAAAAAATTGTTTAACCTCGATTTAAAAAGCTGATCAAGCTCTTTATCGCTTCCGTTTAGTATTGCAAACCTATTAGAAACTTTTAATAAATTTTCTTCAAATCTCGAGTAATTTTTAAAGTTGTGGAACCGTAAACTGTCTTTATCTACGTTTTGGTCATACCCTGTGTCTAAACTTCTTACACTGCAATAATACTCACTGCTTTCTGAATCAAGAACGTAGTCATATAAAACTTCATAGCTTAAATTTTCACCGAAACCGTTTTCTTTTACACTTATTAAAGTCCCAGCCGGAAGAACAATATTTTCTCCACCGTTAATATCCCCAAAGGTTCCTTTTGTGACGTAAAAGTAAACGTTGCCTTCTTCGCTTAAAGCGCTGGCATAGCTTGCTGGCCTTCTTAAAAGATTATATTTGTCTGCCGCAATGCTATCTAACATTTCACCTGACGCGTTTGACATTTGTGTTGACGAGAATTTGTTATTAATCTCTCTTCTCAAGAGATTTAATTCGTCTCCGACACTTTCTGAAAAGTTACTGAAAGTAGAATCGCTATTGGTTGAAATATTACCAAATCTAGTTTGCATGTTATTGAATAAATTATTCTTTATTCTTCTCTCGTCTATAGTAAAAACTGGTCTTGCCATTTTAGCCACTCATTTCTTTGATGTACCTCGGTGTGCATCTGTTGTCTCTGGTGTTATATGAAAAGCCTAGGTTATACACATTGTAAAAATCGTTATCATTAACAAAGACTGATACATTGAACATCAAAATATTGCTATTAAAAGGGTCGCTTTGTATTTTTAGCTTATCTGGATCTATATATCCATCTGAAGTTAATGCACTATAAATAAAGTTCCTTGCTTCTTCTACAACTGCTTCGTTTGCAGGCGACCCTAAAAGGTAATTTAAATTAGCCCCTACAGCGCCATCCAAGTTCCAGTCTTCTTCAGAGGACTGAACTCTTTTCAAGATCGTTTGTGTTAAAGTTTCGTACTCGCTTTCATAAGCTTTCTGAAAGTCTTTTTGATCTCTATCAAATATGATTTCTCCATCTTCTGTAAACAGCAAGTCAAATTTACTATTGTACATTATTTCATCCCTCCTAAAACAACTCCAAAAGCTGCAACACAAACACCTACTTCAAATGCCGCTCCAATGGGTAGGGTAAACTTTTTTCTAGGGGTTTGATTTAAAAAAGGCACATTTGGTAACCAGTCAAAAGGTGGTGCGCTTTGCTCGTACAGTGGTCCTTGAATATTGTAAGTGTTCAAGTATAAACTACCGCCAGGTCCAGGCTGAATATTTATCCCATCCCTGCCTACCTCCAAACATACTAGTTTGTTTCGATTAGCGAATATTGCTGCGCTTTCTAAAGAGAGGTGTAGCCCTGCAACACAGGCATCATTAAACTGGCTTTTAATAATCTTTGTGCTCATATTCTATTCCACCGTCTTCCTTTGCCCACTCCAGGCTCTAAAAAAGATTTCATTTGAGACTCCCAGTCATTTACTGTCATTCCTGAAATTCCAGATAAAGATATGTAGGAAGATTCATTTTGAATCAAAATGTCGTCTTCTCTTTCCCAGCGCACAGTTGCATTTTCGATTGCTTCGGCTGTATTTTGAAAAGCATGCAAGGTAATCCTTCTACCTTTTATATTGTCGTCTTCGCCATAAATCTTTAACTCTTCTATTGTGTTTTTCCAGACTACACTTCTAAACTCTTTGTTGATGTGATCGAATACTATTAAGTGTATACCATTAGGGTAAAAGCCTTGAGTAGGCTCACCTTTCTCTACTACTAGTTTTATAAATTTAGTAGTAGGATTATGCGCCCCGCATACATCAACAATGGTTCCTGTTATAACAACTCCAACATTAACGTTTTGTATTGCCGTATAGTCGTTGCTTTGCCTTTCGGCAGAAATTACACTTCGTCTAGACATCAGTCTTCGTCCATATACATATAGCCTAGCATTGAAAGGCTTTTTTCTAAGCCAACCACACTACTAGCTATTTTTGAGAGGTTTACTGTTATTGCAGATTTTAAAGAAGACAGTTCATTTTTATCATAACTTTGCATAACTCTTTTTCCATAAGCTTTCATTTCTTGCTGTCTTTTTACATAGCCCTTTATTGTACTTGTTGCATTATTATAAATGTAACCTAACATATTATTCCACTTTTCTGTTTCATCTACTTCTTCGAAACCGCCAGTAACTAATGGTACCCCGTCTTTTACTAAAGGGTAAAGCTGTATTATGTTACCAGCATCCATTCGTGAAAGAATATGCTGTCTGAACATGTTCTTTCCTAAATCCCCACTGCTATAAGAAGAACTAAATGCTGCATTTATTGCATCTCCAGATTGCGCTAAAAATAAAGAGCTAGCAAAAAATAAACCCATTTTTAATGGTCCATTCCCAAGTATTTTTAAACCGTTGCTAGAAGCTAAACGCCTTCTTAAGAGTTCGCCTCCAAAGAAAGCTCCAGAGATACTTGCAGACAAACCACCCGCTGTATTGATAACGTCAGTCAATTCTTTTGGAATTGTAGCTCCTTCTGGAACTAGATCATTTAGGAAGTTTGCGTTACTTGAGTTTTGATAATTTTTAATTACATAGTCACTAATTTTATTTACTATCTCTTGCTTTTTTTCTTCCGTAATATCATTAGGATTTATTGCGATACCAGCTCCCGCTTGGTATCTAAGAAAGCCACCTTCTTTTGCAATTGTCTCATCTATTAAATTTTCGACCTCGTCTTCTACGATTTCTCTAACAGCTTTTGTTTTTTCTTCCATACTATTTCCCATAGCATTAAAACTGTTGTATTCGTCAAAGACTCTAGCCCTTGTTTCATAAACTAAATTTTGCATAATCATTGGGTGAGAAAGCTCTTCGTTCGCTGTCACTAAAGCGTTTACTTCTACATCGGTTATGAAACCAGTTTCAAAAGAAAGCATATGAGTAACAGAGCAAACCTCTACAGGGCCATACATGTTTGTTATGTCATCATGTAGCACCACTACATCCCAAGGGTTTATTTTTGTGTCTCCAAGGATCGTCAAGGACCCTTCGTACATTTTTCTAGTGCCATGCAATAGCTCTCCGAGCCCATATCTTACTGCATTGCTTGGCCCTATTATATTCCTAGAAGAAACTGTTTTCTCTTTAAGATTGTTCATACTAATATTTCTGTTGGCTCTAAATCTTAAAGTTTCAATTTGATCCCCGAACTTAGATAGATGCGGAGACCAATCGTTAGGGCTTAGACCCTCTTGACTCCCATCCAGGTCTTTTCTATTGTTTATGAAGTTTACACTTACTGCATTTATCATGTTATGTGAGGAAACAATAACATTATTAGACACAAGGTTTCTCTTTGAAGAAACCAAATGGAACTGCCTAAAAGGCACAAATCTATCTTTTGTCTTTTTTATAAAATAATCGTACGCTTTTTCAGTAAAGAATTTTTTTAATTTATCACCATTACTGCTATCTGTGTCATTAGACAAGGCCAATTCTCTTGGAAAGAGCTCGCCTATATTTTTCATACTTAAAGCGCCACCGTTTGCTTCTTTCAAAGCCACATAGATAGCGTTGAGCTTTCTTATTTGGTTATTTGATATTTTTTTAGACCAGTAACGTTGACTTGGAACTCCAAAGAAAACTCTGTATTCAAGGCTATTCCCATATGGTCGAACCCCATAAATGTACCCAGGATGTCGCAAAGTGCATTCATGCAATATGTCCCATATTGTTTGTCCATTTACTATAAACGTGTTTTCGTACTGAGCGACATCTAGCCGCTTATCTACCAAACTAAAAGGACTCAATTTTAAATCTTTCAGCTTGGAATCATTTGTTATGTTAATCATTCCCCATGTACTGTTGTTTATGAGTTTTTTACTTTCTTTGCTCATTGCTTCGACCCACTCTGAACCAGCAGAAGCCAATGAATCCCAGTATGAGTACGTGGTGCTTGGTACATTTATCATATATTGTTTAGGGTGCGGAGAGAAAATATTGTCATCTTGTGGAGATAGAAGTTTCTTTTTCTTCAATTTATTCTTGTCTTCGCTAAAGCTTCCTAGCATGCTGTAATACATAAATTTAGCAGAATCTATTATTACGTCTGCCCCTGCCAACATTACTGAAGTGACAAGCCCTCCTGTAAATCCAACCGCAAGCGGCAAGGTAATACTACTGTAACCTCTTGCAAGAATATCAACGCCAATCTTTGACCCTAACCAAGTCTTTGACATTAAAGATGGTCCCAACCCACTCATTCCTAAAGCGCCAAAACCTCGCTGCTTTACGATTACTTGCTTTAAAAACTCTTCTCCAAGCTTATTCCCAGCCTGATATTTACCCGCTGTAAGTATCTGCGCAATCTTTTGGAATAATGTAACTACAGAGCCATTTAAGTAGCCATGCGCAATAACATTAGATCTTAAAGCTGCAAACCTCCCTCCAGTATTTACTACTAAGCTATTAAGCCCTCCAATGGAATTCAATTTAAGTGCTTCCATACCAAGCGGACCAAAAGTTCCAGGAGCTAAGTTGTACCTATTTGCGCGTATTAGATATTCTAACGCGTCATCAAAAGTATTTATAACTGGAGCGTATCCCGCTAGTTGTGCTGCTAAGGGATTTTTTGTTGAAGATCGCGCTACAAGATTAGATAAGTTTTGCGCTCGTTTAATAATTAAATCTTTAGCTCTTTGGCTTATTCCAAATGGGTTAATAAAGCTAATAGGCTTTACAAAAACAGCATTAACGTAACGCCCAACACCCCTAGCAAAAGCTGCACCTTTTCCTGCACCAGCATACCAGCTTGTTATCTTTGTAACAAACGTTGTCTTGGCTCCCATTTTTAATAATGGCATGCCAAAAGTAAGCAATCCAACACCAATACCAATACCAAAAGTATTATCTGATACCCAATCAAAGAAGTTTCTACTTAAACTAAAATTAAAACTACTTTCTTTTTTATATATATCTAAATCTAAAGAAAAGTCTTTGTATTCGCCAAATTGAAATACTGCACCCACCTTAGATCTTCCGAAATGCTTCAACTCATCGCTTAACATCATGCTACCTAATAATTGATGTGTACTATAAAAAGCATGTGCACTATTTTTATTTTTATTTCCGTTGCCTTTCCTCAAGGCCGTGAGCTCAACACCAAAACTTTGTACAGTGATATTACATATACTATTATTCTGCGCGTAATTTATGTCTGCAATCTTGCCTGAGATAAGCACGTCCAGCTCGTTAGTGTTGCTTTCATAACCAGCTCTAAGTTGAACAGTTACTCCTGGTCGAAGCACTATACTATCAATAAAGTTGCCTTCTTTTTTGAAGTTTTCTTCTTTTACATTTGGGTCTAGATCAACGTCTCTTAAAGCTCTTTTTTTAGTCCCATCTAGCACTCCGGAAATGTTTTGTAATTGTATAGTGGCTGTAGAGGCTGCTAGCTCTCTTGAGTTGTGAACATTAAAGCTAATTACAGAGTTGTAGTAAAAAAAATCATCGAAAGCAGTTAATCGATCTGTATAGATTTCGTCCTCTTCAATTAGATACAGTCTGAATGTTGGAAAAGCATTTTTCATGGTTTTTAATTTGTAAATATTTTTACTGCTATCTTCAGACAGCCCCATAATGCTTTCTTTTCCGTAATCCTGCTCTATCTGCTCGCCTAATGTACGGTTGAGTTCTTTGTCTCCAGATTTTTTAATCTCTTTTAAGAAATCGTCTTTAATTTTAAAACCAAGACTACTGCCAAAAGCGCTACTGAGCCTGCTAAGCTCCTTATTATACCTAGAATCAATCGCTTTGTTTGTTTCGGCTACTGTCTTCGTTACGGTTTTTATTATTGCAGGTACAGCATTACTACTTGATGAGACCATGCTTTCACTCACAGTTACATTTATTTGAGCTTCTTCACTTACTTTTTCCGTGTTGTCAAACACACCAATTTTAATTGGCGCTCCATAAGCCATCTTTTTCTCGTCTGATTCTCCAGTAATCATAAACTCAGAGATAGATCTCAAAACCTCTGTGCTATCCACAAGCTCGTTCACTATTTTTGTAGCAGATTCATTTCCTTCAAGCTTACTTTCAGGGCCAGTAAATATTCCATTTCTCAATCCTTTTTGAAACTGAATTGAGCTATTTAATATTTTGTCTGCAGCTGCAAATTCTTTTTCTTTTGCAGACTTAACCATTGTGTCTAATATGTCATTACCGTCATGGTAGTAGAAACATGGAGACAAATTGGAATTGCTATAAAGATTATTAGGATCTTGAGGCAAGTCAATATCTGGGTAAGCATTTTCTTCTAGAAGTTCAAAAACGGTACTTCCATCAAGTACTTTTAATAAAGTTGCATCTCTTGAATTTTCTACTATTTTTGGGTTTAAAGACATGTGCTCTTCTAAAATTGCGCTCAGAAGTTTCCTTAAGTAAGCAATTTTAAATCTATTCTCATTCTTTAAAGCTTCTTTCCCTTTGATTGTATTGAAATATTCTTTTAAGCCGTTTTTATTTTTTATTTGATAAGTGACTAGATATGGAAATCTATTCTCATTCTTTAAAGCTTCTGGATCCGATTTAATTTGAGCAGGATTCCTTGTATTAGGCCAGTAATATGGATCACTCTCTGATTGTTTTAAATAAGAGATAGTCTTATTTGTTTTATCTATTTTTAAAATGTGATGATGATCTTCTTCATCAGGACCGGTCGTATTTACAGCTGGAAAAGTGAATAAAAATCTTAAGTAATTTTTCATTTCTTTTAAAGTTAGTTCTTCTGCAAGCGCAAAGTTGGCCAACTTTGCATTTATATTTCCATTTTTATCATAAATGCCTTCGCTGTCTTTAAGGCTTCGTCTTATTAAATTTAGAGCTCTGCTTGATGCATCTAATTCAGACGCTACTTTGTTGAATTTTTCAAATATACTGAGTTCAGAAAATATTGGTTTGACGTGATTGTTGATTCCGCTGCGGACCGTATCCGCACGACCTATCTCAGTTAAAAAATCTCCAATCTTTCGCCCGCCCTTAACACTTATATTTACTCCTTCTCCAATAAGAAAATTCTTATTTTCTTCAAAGTATTTAATATAGAGTTTAAAGCTCTCTTTATCCTTTAAGAATTTTCCATGGGAGGCCATGCCTGCAGTCACTCGTTCTAATTGCGATTTACCTTGACTATCTAAATTGCCTCCTAAAGCATCCCAAACACCATACATTTCAAGTGCTAAAAATACGCCACTAATAACCCACCCTGCAGGGTTAATCTTGGTACCAGCAAAAAACAACGCTTGACTAATTCTATGGAGTGTTATTCCGGTGCCTATAGCACTTGCAGTTAGTGCAACTCCTTTTGTTGATTTTGAGATGTTGTTCGCTTCGCTCAGTATGGCTCCTGTGCTTAAACTTGTAACTCCCGTGAAAAGCCGCTCTGTGGAAGTATAAAAAGCAGGCAATACAGGAAAATTGTATAGTTCTTTTTGAATGAACTTCATTTCATCTTCAAATTCTTTGGCAGAATCTGTGTAGAGGTAAGGCTCCGTCAACATTAACGACGCCAACTCAGTAAAGCTTTTTAAAAGCTTATTGTTATTTAATTTAGCTCTAGTTAATGCATCTCTCTGAGCGCTCTTTGCATTTACTTCTCCTACATTAAAGAATAATGATTTTGATTTTAAATCACTTTTATCTGTTATTACCCTGCTAGCAAACTGAGTTTTGGCCACTCCACTGAATCTATCCATTCCTAGAGAGCCTGGAACTACGCTTTGAACTGTTTTAGTGCCATACTCAGTTGATGTTTGTATGTTTACTTTTAGCTCTTTCCCGTAATAACGGGTTACAGCTTTTATTACAGCCTTTTGTTCTTCACTTAGTTTCTTTTTGCCTTTGGGTGGAAAGAATTTTATCTCATACTTATTACCTGCTTGGGATATTTCAAAGTTGTATCTTCTCACTTTCCTCTCAGGTATCACTGCTTGAAAAGTAATCGATGCAGGCGTTACTGTTTCTTGATAAAGACTCTTTATTGCATTAGTATCTACTAGATTATTATCTGACAGGAAAGTAATAAAATCTTCAGGCTTTGTAGAGGTTAGCTTGTATGCTTCTATATCTGCACTCTCTCTTGTGTCCTCCTTTAAAGCGGTTTTATCTTCTTTAGCTAAATCCCCTTCCTCTATTTCTTCAGCTTCATCATTGTCTAAATCACTTGATTCTTCAACTGCATCATCATTTGTTGGTAAATCGCCACTATCGAATACTTCATATATTCTTGGGAGCAAATATTGCACATCGTATTTAGTTCCATGACTGTGACTGTGACTTACTATAGTATAACTGCCATCAATTACTGTCGCTAAAGGTACATCTCTAGAGTTAAGATTAGGTTCATCAGTCAAATCGTTGCTAAACATTTTTGGGACACTAGGAATCCCTGGAACAATCCTATGAAGCTCATTAATAAAGTGGCATGCAGCTTCAATTAGCTTATCTGGGAACTTTAATATCTGCCTTGGCCCGTCTGGGCCTGGATTATCAATTACCTCAAACCCATATCTTTTTGCATTAGACGTTACAGGAGACAAAGCAAAATCAAAACCTATTGAGTTTGCATTAAAATTCCCCGCATGATTTGCTTGGTAGGCTGCGTCTACCATTTGGCTAGCAATTATAGTTCCATCTTTTTTATAACTTATACCAAAGTGACTACTTGTCGTGGTACCGGCCCATGTTCTTTTTAGAAACTCTGCGTTATGTCCACCATGGTGCAACATAATAAACTTGATATCATCGAGATCCCTCGGAGCTCGGCCAATCTGACCATCTGCATGATCTGTCTGTATGTTTATCTTTTCGTTTTGAGTGAAGTTTTCAAACTCAAATAAACCTCTAGTGTCTATTTCATAGCCTTTACCATTTATTATGACGCCTTTTTGGTCTTGTTGCTTGTAATACTCTTTTAAAGCGTCGTCAAAGCCACTTTTTCTTATATAAGCTTTAATAATAGCTATGTCTTCGTTCCAAAACTTCTTTTGATCAATAAACCGATACGGATCTTCTTTACCTCCCCATCGTCTTCTACTATCTCTCACATTCCAAGAAGAACCAATTTTATTTGCATGGTTAACAACAAAGTTTACGTCTAAATGTATAAAACTACCTGCAGTGTTGGGCATAAGGTTATCATTAAAAATAGCTGCAGTGGGACCGGCGTTAGCGCCGGTCCCACTAATCCTGCCGCTTTGTCCCCCAATAGCACTACCGTAAATACCTATTCCAAAAATCCTTCTTCTGTTTCTTTTACCTTTTCTTTTGCCTATGCTGTCGAAGAAGAATCTTCTTTCTTCCAAGAGTTCAATTATTGCAGCTGCTTCACAAACATTCATATTATTTATGTATATGTCTGCAGCCCCACCTGTGAAGTGATTAGAAGCTGTATCTCTGCTTCGTCCATCTAACTGTCTATCTAATGTAGAAAACGCATTGATAGCAAAATTCTTAGGGTTTGTTCCACTTATAGCTCTATGCTTTAAATAAATATTTAAAAACTTCTGTAACGGGTCTAGGTAATCCTTACAAAATTCAAAAGCATTCTTATCTATATCCCCTACGAGTATTTTTTCAAGTCCTTGATTTTTAATCTGCGTCCTTAAATGCTTTTTTGAATGTGCATAGAAAGACTTCGCACCGAAATATATAGTATTCCAGTAATGATTTACATATTTGGCCGTAGAGTACGACCTGGCATTACTGCTAACTGCACTTCCTCCTTGAGGACCAATATTAATGCCGCTTTGCTGAATTACTGAAGCGTACCTGCTTAAATAATTCTCATCTACTTCGGAGCTTTTTGCCGCCCTTACTTCCTCTTCATCATAACACTTACTTTCACTAAAGCGTAAATTCAATCCAACCGCTCCCGGTGAACCTTCAATAGTAAATGTATCTACAGAAGAAATTAAAAATCTGGGTTTTATATCTCTGATTACAGCTTCTTGCTTGTTGTTAAACTCGACGACTTTTTCATCATTGTCAGCATATTTAAAAGATCCTACAAGTTTTGTTATTAATGACTCAACGACAATATTTGCAGCGTCAGGTATTTGAGGAAAATTCTTAGCCATGTAAGCGGTATGCGCTCTGACGTTTTCTAATTCTTTGATTTTCGGAGGAAGCCCGTCACCAATTCCAGTGTACCCGATAAAATTAAACTGATAGCTAGGTTCTATGCTACCTAGAAACTGATGCGTAGGGTATTCATAACCAAGTACAGGAATAGAGCTGATAATGTTTCTCAAGCTACAAGAAACGTTTGTTATATCTTGCTCAAACTTTGGAAAAGAATCGCTGTTTACTCCGAAAGTATCCTTACCTGTGATCGCTTTAACATCTTCTTCAAACAAGTTAGAGTCGAATGAAAGTATCAGTGCTTTTTGAAAAACATTCTCTAGGCCACTTCGATACTGGTACTGAGAAAACCCTTCTTCTTCAATTACTCTTTTAATGGAGTTAATGTAAGGTAGATCCTTTTCAGTTAAATATGTTTCGTTATCATTGCCTAATGAAACTTTAGAAACAGACCTTTTAACGACTTTACTGCTTTTTACATATTTTTCTTCTAAAGCTTTCCCAGTTAGTGTTAAGCAAAGATCATTTATTAATTGTCCACTTGCATTTATTGTAAACTCATTGTTCGTGTCAAAGTATCCAACTATTGTTCCCGCAGGAAAAACCTTTCCTTCTTGAGCCTTAATCCAATAACGCAAGTTCTCTTGCTCTTGTACTCCGCTGTATACTATCTTTTCTTCTTTTACACCACTTCCATTTGTAATAATTATTTCCCCATTATTACTGTATGTGATCTTACCAGCTCTGATAGTCATTACTGCAAAAGCTAAATTGCTTGAATTGTTTTCATCCCATTCCTGAGTATTTTGAACTTTATAGCCAGCGTTTGAAGTGCCTGTTATAAAAACATTACTACCAGGAGAATAATACCCAAAAGCTTGTAAAGATCTTTGTATTGGTAAAGAATATTCTTGAGAAATCGGGTCTATAGCTAGCCTTAAGTCTCTATCTTGTGGCGCACTTAAAGTTAAACCAGAGGTTACTGGTTTTGCTTCATTAATTACAGCTTCTTTTTTAGCTTCGTAGTCTTTGAAAAGTTTAAAGATTTTCTGTTTATTTTTTTTTATAACTTCATTTTGACTTTTTTCATTCATCCCTTTCACAATGCCTTTACGCAGACTTTTTCTGTGCCTGAATAGGAAGTTCCCCCCTAAGTTTAAAGACTTGTATTCCTTTGTCACAATTCTCGTATTAAGTCCACTCAACAGTATCGAATGCGTCAGGTCTTTTCTGAACTTTAAAAGTTTATCATTTTTAATTCCATTAACTTTTAATTCGTGAATCCCTACTACGCTTGGTCTTTTAATGTTGCCTTCATACGCAGTACCCTGAAATAAATTGTAAACCTCTTCGTCTACAAATACCTCGTTTGGAACAAACTCTTCAATATTTTCCGTCCCTTTAACTACGTTTATTCCAAAACTTTCGTTTAAATATTTCAATTGCAAGAAGTTCGAATACCGTTTGTAAGCATTCGATTTTCTTGGGTCCGTAACAACACTTCTGCTTCTCGAAATAGCTTGTCTTGATAAGCTAAGAGGATTGTTACCATTAGGAGGGCTTAAGTCTCTTATTGTATTATTGCTACGTTTTAAATTTTTGCTGTATTTTAAAAGCGGCTTTCTTTGATCGGGCGTGCCTTTATATGTTGGGAAAATGGAATGCACATATTCTTTCACGCTTCCCTTATCTTCGACTTTCACTGTGTAGTCTTTTCTAAAGGTCAAAGATCTTCCAAAAGGTTTGTAGTTGAAATACCTTAGATCTAATTCTACTAAAAAAGCACCTGGCGAGCTAGGGTGGTTTGCAATGTTCAAACCAAACACAGTAAAATAGTTAATTTGTGTAGCTACTGCATGGGTGTCTGATATGCTTTGCTGTATGAAACTATTTTGAATAGACACAAAAGGGTTGTTTCTTACTTGAGAAATCAATCGGTGCAAAAGTAGCAATGAGTCTGGTGCAAAAGTAATGCTAACCTGCGCGTGATAGTTACCATTTCCTGAAGCTATTTTTGTGGAAACTCTAGATCTTAAAGTTTTCCACGCATATTCCAACCCCTCTTTATGCACTGATATTGCTGTAGGTGGAATATGAAGCTCAATATCGTTAATTACAAAATTAGCTTCTTGAGAATTAAACAGATCAGGAATGTTATTCAATTCACGCATATTTTAATCTCTCATCATTTTATTAATATAGGCATTACCTATCGGCCTTCTATTGTCGTTGACAGTCAGTGACGCCTGCCCTCCAGCCGATACAAAGTGCTTGCCCATAGTTTGAGCTGCAGAAAGGCTTGGAGCCTCTCCGTACATCTTAATTGAACGATTCAATGATACAGTACTCACTCCGCTATTGATAGGTCTTTCATAAAAATTATCAATCCCATTTATCTTACCTGGGCTTACGTTTCCGTGCTCTCTACTAAAACTTTGTTGCAAAGCTCTATTGCTTAAACCTTGCCCCGCTTTTAAAGCTTCTTTAGAGATAGAATCGGAAAATTTACCTCCAGGTTCAAGCGAGCTGCTTGGCGAATTTGCTCCCACAGCATACGAAGCCAAAAGCGAACCTGCAATTACTCCAGCCAAACCCTTGCTCCTGCTAACGGTTTCGCTAAAAGCACTTCTAGCAGAATCTACTTTAGAAAAAATCGATTCTATTTCATCAAGCTCGCCAGTAATCACTCCACCTTCCATTGAAAAACCCTTGTTCATTAGTTGGAACAATTGCTGGCTGTTAAACCTAGAAGAACCTTCTAATTTTCTTCCAAGTGCCTTGTTAGATGTAAAATCGTTAAATCCATATTTTTTTACATTTCTAGCCATAACATCAAAAGAGTCAAATATTTCTTGGACATTTAAATTTACGTCTCCTAGAGCTTCTCTAAACTTTTTCGTTGCATTACCTTCTCCTAAGTTATGGAACTCAATTGACTTTGCATCTATTTTTAAGTTGCCTTCAGCATTTTCCAACAAAGTTCCTTTGAATATCTTGTCCTGGAAAAAGCTTTTTAGAGCATCGCCCTTACCCGTATTAAAAGATGTTTTTAAAGCACTTAGGTATTCCCTAGAAATGTTAGCAGCAATCGGAAGCTTCTTGCCTTTAATTCCTAAAACTTCTTGAGCCACTGATATTAAAGCTGCTCCACTTTGAATTTTTTTAAATTGAGCTGCAAAATCTCCACTAGTATCATCTGCAGCAGACTGTGCAAGTCCCAGCATTCCTGCTTTAACTTGCACATCTAGACCACCAATTCCCTTTACTATTTGTTCTTTCTGGTACTCGTCTACAATGGACTGAGCAACTGTCATTTGTGAGGCTCCCATGCGCTTCCCTAGCTTCTCTACACCTTCCCCAAGCAGGCTCATGTTAGTTAGAAACTCTGCACCATAAGTGTACATTTTTTTTGCGTCGATCCCTTGGTTTTTCATTTTATTTTTTAAAGTCTTGTCTACATCAAAAAATACCTGATAAGGATCCGCGTCAAAGTCTCCAATGCCAAACCTTGCAAAATCCATGCGCCCAGAAAAGGCAGTCCTTTTACCTGTATTTACATCTTCTATTTGCATGCTCATGTCTATTTGAGGAAACCTTACAGTCCCTCCTCCATGCTCGCCTTTCTCTAAGTGCTTGTTAAGCATATCTTTATATATACCACCATAAGCACTAACTTGCTCTTCGTTTAGTTTTCCGCTTTCTTTCAACAATCTTAGTTCAGCCAAATCGGCACCTGTTTTAACTTCTCTTCCCAAAACATCGTCTAGGATTTTTAAAGGCCTGCTTATACCAGGCGCTCTTGGCTGAGTTTTGTTTCCTTGAAAATCTGTATCTAAACCGCTTACTTCAGGAGCGTTGTTCATTATTTTTTCATCTATATCTTTTATAGTTATATCACCTTCATTTTCTATTGATTCTTTTTGAGCATTTTCTATTAATTGTTTTTGAGCTTTGATTTCGTCTTCTTCTTGATTTAATCTTTCTATTTCTTCGAAAAGCGCTTTTCTGCGTTTTTGTTTACCCCTAAAAGGGTTTTTTTCCATTTCGTTAAGATCGCGCGTTGCTCTTTGTGAAATTTCTCTTTGTGAATAGAAATTTGACGCTCTATCTTTCACCTCTGACATTTTTACTTCTTCTCCTCTAGCTTCTCTTCTGATTACATCGTAGGCGTCTATCTTTGTAGCTTGAGGCGCAAGAGTGTAATTGCTGTTTTCATTAAGGACTTTTCTTACCCTTCCTCTGTTTCGAGAACTTATCCTCTCTAAGAACGGTTCGAGACTTTCTTCTGTAACCATGCCTTTTTTTCGTGCCGCTATAATTTCTTCAGAAACTGCTGGCCCCACTCCTTTTAGCTGCATCAATTCCTCTTTTGTTGCTAAGTTTAAATTCACAACACTCGCTCCACCACTTCTTACTTCTTTTATCCTCTGCGATATTTGCTCCCTATTCATATTGATTTTGCTCCGACCCTTGTTGTCAGGTTGAGCTAGTTCTTCTAAAGGGTTCAATTTACTCCCCGTTTGATTTCCATACTCATCAAGTAAGGGTACGTTTTTTCCAGAAAACTTTCTTGCTAAAAACTCGTTTTCAAAGCCTTCCAAGCTTCTCAAGTGAGTTTTATTGTCAGCATTAAAACCAAAAAAAGGTCCCATTTCGTTTATGAATCCAATAGCCTCTTTTTTATTTTCGAAATGCCTAAAAGAAGATGTCAACCTACCTTCATCTACACTCCTTCCATATGCTCCAACGTCTTCTATAGTTTCTGTGAACTCTCTTTCTAAACTACGTCTTATGTTTCCTTCAGAGACATCACCGCCTCCAAGAACAGCCCTTCCGTAAACGTCTTTATTTTTATCAGCAGCGGTAATTTGTTCGTTAATTTTATGTATTTTATTATCAATAATTTTTGCTTCTTCATTAAGACCTTTAAGTTCCTCTGCCTTTTTGCTATATTCTGTAGTTTTTGTTGAACCAGCTTTATTAAACTTCTTAATTTGTTCAATTATCGGCTCGGCCTTTTTTTTTATTTTTGAAAACTGATCTTGCAAAAGAGCTACTTTACTATGACGTTTAGCTTGTGCTGCACCTACGTCTTCAGCAAGAAGGTTCAAATTACTTTCTTGAGGTAGGTTTCCTGAAAATACACCATGCCGCCTCTCTATAAACCCTCCAGGTTCTTCTAAAATCTTTGAAGCATCTCGCCTTTTGTTTAAAAGGGACTCCCTTTCAGCAACAAACTTTTCGTAACCTTCTTCACCTTTTATACTGGCTCTTTCTTGTTTGATTTCTTGCCTTTTGGCATAAACTTCTTGCCCCCTAGTATAAACAGCATCTCTTTCATCAAGTTTTTCTAAACCAGTAACCCCTTTTAATATTTCCGAAACTTTATCTTGGTTTAATGATTTTCTAATCTTTTTAAGATGCTCTACATAATCCGGTGTAAACTCTTCTCCTTTTTCTACATTTCTTAAAAACTGTAGTGGTTTTAGCTCTTTTTCAAAATCGTATTGATAAATACCCATGCTTGCAAAAATGTGTGAAAAACCTATGAGAGGATTTCTTTGTATCGTTCCAGAAATTCCTTCTTTTTTGCTTCGATGCATGCCAGTAAAAAAGGCTTCCAAAGTCTCTTCCATTATTTTGTTTGTTTCTTTTTTGGTAGAGACTTTACCTTGAGAAGCTAAATGTTTATTTATTGCTGATTCGTAGGTACCCATTCCATCTAGGAAAGCCTGTTGATCCATAAATGCAACATAGCCCATTTCTTTGTTTACCACTTCAGACAAAGAGTCTACAATTTGCTTTTGAACATTCAGATCATCGCTAAAGATTGTAGCTCCAACGCCTTTTTTTCCTAAAGTGAACCCACCTCCCATATAAGAGCCTGATCCTAAGATTTTACCACTTAGTGTACTCCTGATCGCTGTACCCGTTATTTTGCTTAATCTTTTTCTAACTTCAGTAAAGCCTGAAATTGATTTTTCGATTTCATCTTCATCAGTTCCAGCATCCTTCAACGAAGATAAAGATGATAGCAAGTCTGTAATATTTCTTCCGTATTCAGCTTCTACTTTTATGACTTCATCACTCGACCTGATCTCATGGCCTAAAAACCCTTGAAAGGTATCTTCTCCTGGGAGAAATATTTCTTTTTTGCCTCCAGTAAATTCGTACAGCCTATCCAGCCCCTCTTTAGAGAGGCCCATTTTTTCTAAATCAAGTATGTTCCCTCCTTTCCTGGCAGACAGTTTTTCAACGACTTCTTTCTCTTTGCCTTGCCCAAGGTCTAAAAGTTCAGTTACCTCTTCTTCGGTTAGTTTACCAACATCGCTTAAACCTGATATCTGCTCTTTTATATTTGTTGCATCAAGCTTTCCAAGAGATTCTTGTGTCAGCTTCATTCCCATCAAGCCTCCAGCGCGACTTTCGAATCCTTCCATTCTGGTTATCATTGAAGAAACGTATCCCGTCGCTTCTTTTGAATCCATCCCCCAAAAGGATCTTAAAGAAGAATAAAGATAGTTCGCAAACCTTGGTTCAGCCTTAGCTACGCTTCTGCCCAGGTCTGTATGTGGAGTACCAACAGTTCCAAACGCAGCACCGATTACCACACCTCTTTTTGCTGTCTCTTCGATTTTACTTAAATAGGGATCAACATCAACTACACCCGCGTCTTTTAAACCCGCAGCTATTTTTCTTTCAAAATATTCTAAGTTTAAACCAAACTTTTTATTGCTTGCTTGGTTTCTAGCATAAGACATTACCATTCCAAAATGATCAGCACTTATTCCTTCATCACCAGCCCTTTTTGCAATTGTTTGAAAGAACTTCCCTAAAGTTGAAGCGCTTTTTTGCTTTGCAGACACTTGGTCTACATTTGTTAGCGTGCTTTTAAAATCACCCAATTGGTTGTCATTTATTTCGGTAAGCAATTCATCTGCATTGTCTAAAGACCCCATACTAGTATTTAATGCTTTGTCCATTGCTGCTTCATCCAACCCGAGCATCTTCATACCTCCGTGTATCTGCGTACGCAGATACCCAGCAGACTTTCCCAATTGAGCTGTTGTGGTAAGCAAGGTGTTCTCTATCCTTCCCCCAAAACCGTCTTTATTGAAAAACACCTCTCCAATGTCACGAACACCCAACTCTTCCAGTTTCTTCAACATAGAAGATTCATTAATTGTAAGCGTTGTGTCTTTGGCTAAAGAAGAGAATAGTTTGCTATAATCAACGTCTTGCAACACTTGGCCTTTAAGATGGTAGCGGTCCCTTCCTGTTTCCATGCTTTTTTCAGAAAGCCCAAGCGTAAATCTTTTCATACCTTTGTGACGTTTGATGTGCACAATTCTGTCGTCTTGTTTTCCTAAAACAGCACGCCCTTCAGAATCTCCAAATTGTTTGAAAAAATCATCAATATCGTAATCGTCACCATCAACGAGTGAACCTATAGTTAAAAACTTTCTGTTATTGTCTTTTGAAGCATTTAAAACTTCCGTCAATAACTTGCTCTGGTTAATACCTTCTTTGTTTATGGTTTTTGTATAACCTTTTTTAACCTGAATGGTGCCCCCCATATAACTCATCCCTTCACCAAGGCCTAATTGAGCAGCAGGGTTTTTTATTTTTTTTGCTCCGTGTTGTGCTTCTTCAAGTTTTTCAAAAATCATAATAGCGCCAAAGTTTACGCCTCTGATATTTTTAGATACTTCCTTATCACTGGTGATTCCAATCAATTCATTGCTTGCCCCAGATATTTTAATGTCTCCCTTTTTTCCAAAAGTAGCGTCTCTTTCAACACCTGCAAACCCTGCTGCTAATTCGGGTCTTCCGTAAACTTGACCAGCACGCGCTGTTTGAGGCACTAAACTGCGGTCCAGTCGCCCATACCTTTTCATCGCATTGAAGGCCGTTTTTGTTTTTGTTCCAGAATCATTCTCCAGTCGCTCAATATGACCTACTATCATTTCTCTTTTTAAATCAAATGGATCCTTAAATCTAGAAGTCAAAGTTTGCGAACCTGAAGTACCTCCATAAATTTCTGACTCATATTGAAGTATTTTTTTCGTTACTTGCTCCCTGTCTTTTTGTGCAAATTTTTCCAGTCCAGCAATTCTATGTATTGATGATTGAAAAGCTCGAGAATCTATAAGTGTAGACATCAAGTCTTTGTCGATTAAATTTATTTCTTTTCCACCATTAATTGTTCTGCTTGAATTCAATCCTTCAATCATTGTTCTTGGGGTCTCTATTGACATCGACCTAATATAGTCATTGTACTCATTTATATTTGTCACGCTAAAATTTTGAAAAGACTGTTTGTTTTCTTTTATCAATCCAAATAAATGATCTTCTAAGCTCATTGTAGCGTCTTTTAGCGCAGCTGCTGCCCCAGTCCCCTTTGGGGTTGCTAACTGATTCAAATCTAAACTAGGGAAAATTTTTGCAGCGTCTATTACACCCCCACTAGTAGTGTACCGTGTAGACATATTCTCCGTCCCTCTTATTATTGTCATTCCAGATCTTGGGTCTTTAGCCAGGTCTAAAGCTACGTTTTGAAACCTCCCACTGCTATGCTCTACTCTCGCATAAGTAGACTTACCTTCACCTGGTCCATACTCTTCTAAAGATACTAATTGTATATTCTTTCCTGAAGCCATGGATTTAAGTTCCCCATATTTCTTCGTCGCTTTTCTACTCAGATCACTTGTCGATGCTGACTTCCACTCTACAGTGGAGGTTCCTTCTGTTGTGAAATCTTTGAAGGTGGTATTGAATTGGCCTTTTGTTTTCATCATTGAAGAGTGTCTTTTTTTGAATTCTTGCAACTTTGGACCGCTAGTACTTACACTACTTTTATAAAAATCAATAGCAGTCCGCATATCAACCTGTTCGATGTTTCCTGTTTCAACACCTTGGTACAGTTTTTCTAACGATGCTTTTAGTGATCCCGAATCATCAATCATGCTTTCGCTAGCAGTATCAAAAAGTGCTGACAAAAAAGCCCTTGCTTCATTTGCGGAAGATGTTTCATTAAACATTCTTTCTAGGTTCTCACTACTTAAAATCTCCTCTTTAAAAGTTTTAAGTGCTACTTTCCTGCTTTCGTTTACAACACTCTTTAACCTTTCAGCATCTTTTCTAATTATGCTTCCTGCCCGACCTAACTCATTTTGCGAAGCAGAAGAGTTCTTTAAAGCCCCTAAGCTCTTCTTTACACCTGATGTTAAATTTACATTCTCGTTTAACAGGTAGGCTGTCCCAGCCACAGCAGCGGCTCCTATTACTGTGCGTCCAGTGTTTTTTATATTCGACACTTCTTTATCTTTTTGCTGCTCATTTAATAGATTTATTAAAGACATTTTAACCTCTTATCGCTAAACTTAACATTGACAGGATCTCAGTGCTCCTATCGTCGTTGTAATGTATTTCCGCTCTACTATTTTCATAAGGAGCGTGAGAAGTGTTTATTAAGGATTTACTAAAATCTATTCCCGTAGAATTCTTCATTCCTCTTATAAGCCTGTTTCTTGCAGAGCTTCTTGATGGGCCTGGGCTCTCGTACATGAACATGTCAGAACCTTCCAAGTATGGCCTTCTCGAGGCTCTTCTAACTTGGCTATTCCAGACGTCATAATCGTGTGTCTCTTGACTGCTATTGTCTATGTATTTTACTTTAACATCTTCGATATCGACATCTTTGTGCCATCCGATCCAATCAGGCCCAGGTAGAGGTTTATTTATAAAGTACTTTTCAACCTCTTGCAATTGCTGACTCATATAGCCAGGATCTATGTTTGCTTTAGCACCTGCACCCATTAATGTCAATTTTTCACCGCTATCAACTCTGCCCCATACAGCTTTATAAAGATGCACTTGGTCTTCAGGTACAAGCTCTAGTATTTTTTCTCGATCAGCTTCTCTTGCATTTGCAAAAGCGTCAAAAAATCTTTTTTCTGCATTCGGAAGGGATAAGTACATGCTTAAAGCATCTCCATTAGGATTCACTCCCGTCCTAGTTTGAGCTGCCATCTTCATGTATCTTTGACGGTCCTTGCCATTCTCTGCACCTTGTGCAAGCTGCATAAACTTTAAAAATTGTAATTTATCAAAATGGCTGTCTAATTCTTCTCTTTTAGTTACATGTAATGGTTTTCCGCCCCACCCCATTAGGTTAGCTGCACTATACAAAGCTGGTCTGAACCAGTCCCTTACGTGCTTGTCCCAAAAAGCGTTTGTCGTACCGTAAACTCTTTCCTGCTCGTAAGCTTCTATTGCGGACCTTGTTTTACCCAAAAGTTTTTGCGTTGGTCTAAACCCGCCTGGAATTAAATATTCCGCAGGCGCACTCACTTTTCTAATTATGCTTTCTGCACCTTGATATAAACTTTTGGTGATATCTGATACTACAGGAATTTTAATAGCATTTTTCGCATACTCAAAGTCCCTAGTAGGTGCGAGCTTTTTTCTATGTGCTTCAGAAGCGTTTTCTAAAATTCTATTTTCTAAATCAGTTGTAAGCCCAGCGACTCTTCTTTCCATTAGTTGATTTCTTAACCGAATAGTCTCTCTCGATTTAGGCGACAAATCAGAGAGTATCTTGTACTTATGTATGTCCGGATAGTCTTCTGGATCTAGACCTTCTACCTCTGGGTTTAAAGCTTCATAAGCTTTTCCAGGCATTCTAGAAAACCCATTTGGAATCGATCTGTATGGGTCTCCCCTCCTGTATCTTGCAGGCATCCATGAAGGCATTGTGTTGGCAATTGGGTTGTACTTTTCAATTGTAGATCTTGGTCGAGGAAGAATTCTTCTTATTGGCTCTGAAGTAAAACCTAGCCCACCCAAATCCATATCCCAATAATCTAGCACTCCAGAATCCATGTCTGAAGAAGAGGCCATTTGAAAATCTCTTGTACCTATTGTTTCCCTACCGGTTACCAGTTTTTGCAAATAGTTTTTTGTATAACCAGTAAGACCCTCTATTTCTCTGAACTGATACTGCACTTCTCCTAAAAGCGAAGACGTAGAGTAGGGGCTTTTTGGAACTCCTGGCCCCATTTGGCCTAAAGCTTTACTAGATCCAAACTCTTGCAAGTAGGTGTGCTCGACTTGCCCTTTGTCGTTGATTTGCATCAACTCTTCTTCATGCATTAGCCTTGGGGGTTTTATTAACCGACCAATTGTATTTGAAAGTATGCTCCCAATAACGGGCACATCTTCAAAAGCAGAGCCACTTATTGGGTAAGGCCTATCATAGTAATTTTTCTCTTCCAAATGGTAAGTAAAATTCTTCAACATAAAACGGCTTAAAGGAGAGTATTCTTCTGTTTCATCTCCCCAAACAGCTTTCTCTTTTGCTTGCGTCATTAAAGATACATAAGCATGCGGCCTAAAATAACTAGTTTCATTCCCTCCCAAAGGCGTCCCGCCACCTTCCCACCATCTTCCTTTTTTAATTTCTACAAGCTTTTTACCAGAATAAATTTCTTTTAGTTCATCTGGGTTTTCCATTGTACCAAAAAGGCTTCCCGTTAAAAGCTGATGTGTTGCTGCAACCCCTAAAAATAAAGCTCCAAATCTTCTTAAAATAGGTGAAGCATTTAAACTTTTAGCAAACTCATCGTAAGTCTTAGTTACTTCTTCACCGTTAACCATTCTTGTTACGTCCCCTTTCATCGGGGCGCCCAAGAATGAATGAAATATTTCTGCTCCAAGTATCTCAGTACGCCTTAGCGTGTTGTCTAAAATGCTTCCGGATTTATATTTACTGTTTATTATTTCAATTCTATCTAATAAAGATCTATTTAAATCATTGGATTTGTAATTATTATCATAAACGTCTGATCTAATTTTTGCATTTATATTATATTCAAAATCTAAGATTTCTTTCTCTCTTTTCGACACATCTGTAATGTTTCCGACAATTTGAAATAGATCTTTATTTTTATTAAAAAAAGTACCTAACTTTTTTATTTCTGAATTCTCTAAATCTCCTGCCCCTTTATTTTTAATTATTTCGTCAATACGCCTCGTATACTCTTTTATTTCCGGCGAGCCCGCATGTAGATTTGAAATCTCCTCACCAAGAGGGTTGTATTTCATAAAATTTTCGCTGTAATTGCCACTTCCAGATTTTATTGGTACTAATGCATCATATAACGCTGATGCTTTTACTTGCTTACTTGTTAGAGGTATATCTACTTTTCCAGTTTTGGCGGAAGCAACTAAACCCACCCTGTCTTTTATAAAATCTGGCACAACTTTTTTTGCAATCTTATCTATTGCACTCAAATTATTGTCTGCGCTCTTTCTTAAATATTCACTTCCGTATCCTGAATATGACAAAGCAGCAGCGCCTAAACCTAAAAACAAACCAGTAGTTGCATCTGTGAAGCCAGGCATTATCCCTTCTATGCCTCTCTTTACATAAGACATTCCTGTGATTTGCCCTAGGTAAGATCGACCTATGTCCAGGTTTACAGCTGTAGTTGCTACCCCCTCTATGATACCTTTATCAAAACCTGGAGCCAGTAGTTGCGCTAAAAAAGCTGCCCCGCCGACTTTTGTTGGCGTGAATTTTCCTCCACCTTTGGACATCTTATCATACAAATAAGCAAATCCAACGCTTGTGCCTGCTGAAGCAATTAAGTTACCTGCACTGCCATGATTCCTTCTGTAGTGGTCAATTGTAGCTAGCCCAATACTAGCTGCGCCAATCTTGCTGGCCTTGTAACCTATTTCAAAAAATTGCTTATAAAACGGCCCAGGCTTGGTAGTAAGGCCTAAGCCTGTAGCGTCTGCAAAAGCACTAAGATGTTTTCCTAAAATAGGTATCTGCTCTTTTGTAGCTGATATAACTCTATTGAATCTATTTAAACCTGCTGACAAGTAAGCCGTTGGGTAGGCAGTTCTTCTTCTTAAATCTTCTAATGAAGAAAAACTACCTTTCGCTGAAGCTATTAAACCTAACCTCTCTACGCTACCGTCAGAACCTTTAAAAATATCTTCAAAGACTACTCCTGGCACGTCCATGTTCTGTACAGAGCCTTGATAAGCAGGATTGATTTTTCCTGAAAGGTTTAGTTCCTCTATCAAATCATAAGGGTCTGCTGAGTAACGTAAATTTTGCACGGCCACATCGCTAGACAAAAGTTTTGATGCGCCTTTTTTCGTCTTTAGTTTAGTTTCAATTCCAGTTTGCTTGCCAGTTGAATCAACAACTGGCTCTTGAAACTCTTCAAGCTCTTCAAAGATTAATCTCCCCCGACCCCTTTGTTTAGATTCTTGCTCGTAAACAAGCCTGAACCTATCGTCATCAGTAGAGAAATGAGTGGCTATGTCTGAATAAGAGTCCTCGCCAATAATACCCTTAACTAGGTTCCTTGTACTTTCTTTGCTTAAGGAGTCTGAAGAAAAAACATATTTGTGCATTTCCTTAGAGTCTAAAGATGAGACTCCCTTCTCCATGCCCAACGCTTCTGGAGAAAGATATGGGCTCATGAATTCAGGTAACCTAAAAGTATTTGCAAACCCAAAAGGAGTTTTGTTTGCTAAGTTTCTTATCTGCCGCTGCAAGATATCATATTTAGTATAAGTGTTTTTACTACCACCATACTGGCTATTCATTAAGAAATGTGCCCCAGCAAGTCCTGCTGCATATGGTGTCAAGGATAGCGCCCCTTCTATTAGAGGGTGCATATCAGGTTCAGCCGCTACAGCTGAATAAAAAACACTACCAGGACCTTGTTGAGTAAACATTGTGAGCTACCTTTTATCTAGAGATCTAAGCTGCGAAGCGCTCAATTTCTCCTTATTCAGTCTGTTCATTTCTTCTTTTAAAAATTCCTGTTCGACTTCTTGCAATTCCCAGTAACCCAACTCTTTTTCTAGAAGCTGAGAATCGTTTACATAGTGCGTTTCACTTTCAGGTTCTTTTGCACCCGCGTCAGGATCTTCATCTTGAATATTATACATTTCCTTATATATATTTTCTAGATTGATTCTTTCAAATCCTGATTTAGTTTTAGACAATAAATTTTCAGCTGCAACAAAATTTTTCAAAAATTGTTTTTCTGTCATATTCTCAATATCAATTGGAGCGATACTGTTAAACGCAGAAAAAATAGTACAACGCATATGCTCGTATATGCTGTCTATAGGGTTCAGTTTTCTTTCATTGGCAATTGCCAATAAAAATTCTTCTCCACTATTGTCCCCCGACAACTTGTATATAAGCTCGCCAGTGCTAATTCCATAACCAGCAGGTAAAGAATTAGGTAAATAAGCAGTATTCACCAAACAGCACAAGTTGAATATTTCATCGTAAAGCAAATAAGGTGGTACGTTGCTATTTAACAATTTATTGAATAGATTAAACTCTTTTATTTTAAGTAATCTAAATTCAAAAGTGCAGAACTCATCAAATGCAATGCAATATAAATCACAGTCTGATTCTAAGACTTTTTTTAAATCCATTGCAGCGCCCTATTCTAAAGCTGAGTAGTCAGTAACATTGACTGTTGCGGTGTTAAAAATCCAGAATTCAACAAAATCATCTGATAAAGAGAATCTAGTATACCCGCTTTGCAATACTCTAACCACCGCTCCTCTAAAGATGGCCACAGCACGCAGTAAAGAACTACTTTTTCTTTTAACTTTTCTTCAACTTCGTCAGGGTTTTGGCTCTCTTTTAATTTGTTCATTAACTCTTTTATTTTTCTCCACTCACCCCGAGTGAGGTGGTGATAGATATAAACCTCACCTTCTCCAAACGCCATTACATGGATTCCATTTTTCCCGTAAGCTTCTTTCCATGAGGATATCAAGTCTAAACTAGGTGGGTTTTTTTCACTACTCAACAACTCAAGAATCTGGTCTTTAAGGTCCACCTGCCCGCTGACTTCAGCTTGTGGCATTTCCTCCATAATTTCTTTCTCTTCTGATGCGATTGAATCTTCTAATGCTTTGAGTTCTTCTTCTAAGTTCATAGTTATAATCTCCGGTTCTGGTGTTGATTCTATTAATGCTTTAATGATGGTTGGTTCTTCTTCAGTTACTTCAACTTCTTTAGCAGGGGCAATTTTCACTTTTGCTTTTTTTTCAAGTTGACGCTCTTTACTTTTTTCTAAAGCGGCCGCCTTTTTCTTTTCAAGCCTTTTTCTTTTCAATTCTTTTGCATTAGAAAGCTTTTCTTTTTCAGCTTCCACTTTTAACATTTCCGCTGTCGCGACTTTTTCAGCTTCTGTAAGCTTTGGCGCTGGTATGAAAGCGCTAGGCGGTAAGCTTTGAATGATTTGGTCGGCTGTAGGAGAGCCCCTTTCAAGGGCGTTTTTAGCCTTATCATTTAAAGGCTCTCCAAACATTACTAGATTTTGATTAAGCTTTTTACCTTTTATAGCCATTACTTACCTTTTCAAAGTTTATTTAAGATTCTTAAATTCTATTGATCTACTTAAGAAACTATATTCTTCTAAAAGCACTTGTTCAGATATTTGAACTGTTTGCCCTCTAGAAATAATATAACAAGTTTTTAACACAATGTAACTTTGATCTCCAAATCTTATTTTAATATCAAACGCCTCTGTTAAAAAACCATTAAATGACATCATCTCCGCCCGGCTTGAGACGGTAGAAAGAATGTCATTTATTATATAATCTGGTTTTACATAATTTACAACAAAATTACCTTGCACGATTTCTCTTCCTGGGAGCATTGCATCGAATTTTGTAGATGCGTATCCGTAAACAGGTTGTTGAGAGTTCTGTATGCTATAACTTATCCCTGCACACTCCAGCACCTCTTTGTAGCCAAGTTCTTTATCTGCATTTTCGAATGCAATAGATACATTTGCTCCAGAAAAATATTCGTAATTATAAAAACTCATAATTTATCTTTCATATCCATCGATCTCTACGCTTGTAGTTCCGAATTGATTTGGTTGAGCAGCTGGTTGCTGACTTTTATGACTGTTAATCAATTGCCTATAATACGGTTCATATAAGTCTTTGCCTTTGTGAGCATTATATGCATTGATAATTTCTTGAGAGGTTTGTTTGTTTAAATCAGTAAATGGTCTTACGTCTTGCGCTACGAACTGACAAACGACTTCAGTCACCATGTCATTTACAGAAGTAACAATACCTTCATTTACAAACTCTACACCTTCTAGCATCATAGATGCACCAGCGTCAGCAACCCCATTCCTAGCTACTTCAGTTTGATATCTAAGCATAATATTCACTGGTGATATTAATGTAGATATTTTATTATCAAATCTAATTTCACCGTACCCTGATCCAACCCCTTTCGTTTCTAAGTCTCTGGACCAGCCAATTAGATTGTTGTAAATGTTAGCAGGATCTTTTGCGGCCAACATTCTTAATGGATGGTCTTCTATTACTAAAAACACTATAGTTCCAGCAATAGTTCTAATACCACGAGTGTATCCAGAGACACCTCTTTCGCCAATCCTCCTTACGGGGGACTTGGCTTCATGTATCGAAATGGATATCGTAGCCATTTGTGTTAAATGCACTGGAGTGAAAAAATTAGGGTTTGCCACTTCCTTGCTTGTGTCGTAAGTAGGGTCCAATTTTGGAACTCTACCAAAAGGGTTTTGGCCTCCTAAATAATGTCGCGTGGTATTTTGGAATAGCGTCCAACCAGCAACCTTAGTTTGATTAGCTGCTGCATTCTCCACTGCAATAGCTTCTATCCCTTCCCGCAACCCATCACTTCCAGGAAAAAAAGCAAACGCATCACAGTCTGATCCAGAATAGCTATATGTGTAATTAGCGCTACTCATTTATACTCCTATTACGGTCGGGTCATTGTCATCAGGATCTGAGTTTGCACCCGAACCATCTTGATCATTATCAACGCTTTCATTTGCGTCTAAGGGGAAAGCGTCCCCAGGGTCAGTTACCCCGTCATTGTCATCGTCGTCGTCGTCAAAATTTGGAACTCCATCCCCATCAGTATCTACTGCTTCATGGAACCCTGAGCTATCATCCCCAAAGTTAGGCGCTGGATCATCTCCATCTGGTATGCCGTCATTATCGTTGTCAGGGTCAGCTATATTGGGCACACCGTCATTATCTGTATCTTGGAATGTTCGCTCAACTTCGTCTTCTGTAAGTTCATCTACTTGAACGTCCTCTGCTTCTTCTATCCTCTCCTGTTCAAAAACAGCAGGGTCATCCATAATATCGGGGTTTGGATCATTTTCATTTAAGATACCGTCATTATCTCTATCTTCATCAAAATCTAATGGCTCATCTAACAAATCATCTGCTATATCTATTTCTTCGTCATCTATTAAGCTACCCTGATCTTTAACTTTAATACCACCACCGAATTCGCTTTCTTGGCTTGCACGTTTATCAAACCTTGCGGCGGTCTGTTTTGCTTCATTACTTTGCGGCGTAGTTTTACCCCGTTCGTCGCCCAAATCAAAACTACGCCAAGGCAAAATTGCTCTAGCAGTAAAGTTCAAAGAGTAAGGTACTGTCATAGAATCTATGCTAAGCTCAGAGTTAGCAGACATAATTTCGCAACCATACAGTCTCATTTGAGCTGATTGACCGTATTCATTTACAGCTATTATTGTTATATCAAAAGGCAGTATTTGATCCAAATACTCAGCTTTACTTACTGTGTAATTCGAACCTAAATTATCTAAATTGTATTCATGGTTTAAAGCATAATTCGAGTTTTGCCCAACTCTTTTCTCAACGATTGTTTCTTCAATTTTTACTGTAGGCTTGGCCCTTCTTCTTCTTATTACATTATTATTAATAATAAGTTGACGCCTTTCTACTGCTTCATCATATGCAACATAATATGTAAAAGTGGGGGCCATTAATGCTAGGTCCATCGCGAGCTGACTAGCCCCGCCCCTGTAAACAACGCCTTCAAAACCAGCACCAGCACACGATACTGCTGCCTGGATCAAAGCTCTAGCAATACCAGCAGCACCCAACCAAAAAGACTTAGCGAGGGTTTTAAGAGCACTTTCAAAAGCCGACTCTAAGCAATTATAAGCAGTGTCCTTTAGGGAAACACCAGGAAAAAAATTAGGTTTTATATATTCTTCATAAATCCATGTATAACGTCCAGACAACGGCTCAGGGTCTTTTACTAAAGGCGCGGCAATATGTGTTTTCCGAGTCTGTTTTATTTTTTCTATTTTTTCTGAATAGAAAAGCTCATCTCTGTCTAACAGCGCTTTTTCATTTTCAAAAGACTTCGAATACAAAAGATCCAAATCTAAAAGCAAGCCTCTAATAACCCCGTTGATACCTCTCTTCCCCCTACCAAAAGAGATTGGATCAACAGAGCCCATAACATAATTAGGCGTCTTTTCACGCTGTATCATGTAACTTAACTGTTGAATACTTCCACATTCGTGACCATTGATTATCACCCTGATATCAACTCCAGAAAAAGAGCTATATGATTGTGATAAAGATGTAGAGGCATCTACTCTTGACATAATATTACCCCAGGCTAAAAAGTTATTACTATTTATAACATTTATAGCTTGGGGTAATCTACAATTAAGTTTAACTTACTTGCTGTAAGTAAACCGTGAATCTGCATTAGCCTCCTTACCCGGTTGACCTTCCCTTACTGCATCTTTATCGTGGTGGTCATATAGTTCATCTCTTGCAGATTTTCCTGAGCTACCATTCAAAGCGAAACTTCTCCAAGGTAGAATCGTTCGACAAACATAAGTCATTTGATTCTCTATTACAATGTCGTCTATAGAAAAACCTGAACCCTCATTAAGAATTTCACATCCATAAAGACGCATCTGCGCAGATTGACCATACTCATTCGCAGCAACAATAGTTACATCAAACGGTAAGATCTGGTCTACATAAAATACTTTTGCAACAGAATAATTGTTACCTAAGTTATCTAACTCATATGAACGTTGAGGATCAAAGCGTTGAGTTGGTCCGCCACTAAATTCTACGCTCGCGGGATCATTACCAGGAAGTGTCCGAAGTAATCTTCCTGCAAGATTACCATCAACATCTTTAAGGCTAACGGTAGAAGTTTCATTATTTGCATTATTCAAAGCGCTTGTGTTGTAATTAGTGATGCTTTGATTATTCGTGCTAGACCCCCCCGCTTCACCACTGTAGCTAGGGAAAATTTCGTCTTTGTCAAGGAGAGCACGCTCACCAGTAAACGATGGCGTGTAAAGCATATGCACGTCCATCATAAGTGAGATCATCGTACCAGCAATACCACGCTTACCACGAGAGTAAGAAACGGGGTCTACTGATCCCATAACATAGATGGGTGCTTTCTCGCGCTGGATAGCGTAAGACAAAGCTTGCATACTGCCTGCTTGTGCACCGTTAATAATAACTCTAATATCAACACCTGAATAAGATGTATAGGTTCTACTTAAGTCTAATGAAGTTGCCATTATTCAATCTCCTTTGTTTTTAAATTAAATGCCGCTTGCAGGTGGTTCAAGAGTAAGATCAATACTAATAGCTTCGATAGATAATGGCGGAATAAATGTTACAGAAAGTCTAACAATGCCATTAATTCTATCAAGCTGAGATCCACGCAATTGCGCGCTGAGCCTCTGAGCATACCCCAGTTGCACCAAGCTTCTACAAACACCATCTAGCCGTTGAGCCAAACTTGAAATCTGCTGATCAGTATAAGCAGAACCAATAATCTGCATGCACTCATTTCGCATTCTTGTAAGGATGGCATTTCCCGCTAGAATAGACGAAACCTTACTGTAATCAGATGTTCTCAAAGCTGCAGTGTAAATCGAAGAAATCACTCCAGTTTGATCAATCATGCAAATTCTAAGTGCAGCAAGGTTATCTAAAACAGCTCTCGGCGTTCTTTGCTGCGCATCAAAACCAGCAATTCTACCTCGAATCGGCCCAATAGGCTCCGTTCCAGGCTCTAGAACTGAAAGTAAGCCAGCAATCATTGGCCCAGCATTCCCAATATAAGGATTTGTTCTGCCAATATTGATCTTCCTGCCGTTTGTTGAAATGCTTGATTGCGGGTCTTGAATCAAGCCATAAGCACCTACAACGATAACATGTTTTCCTAAATCAATAGGGTTGCCAAGCGAATCAATTGCCTCATCGGTATCATCAATCCCATATGGAATCCCATTAGGTAGCAAATCTCCATTGGTAAGGATTACACCGCCAAAAGCAGCTCCCCCTCTGTAATCGACTGCTCCAGCCAAAAGCTTTGTACCTAGAACACCACTACCATTCTGGATTACCTTAACATCACCATTACTTTCTACTCGATAAGTTGCGGGATTTCCTGCCCAAGCAGAAACTCCGTTTCTGCTTCTAGAAGGGGGTGAGCATGGCACTACCGCAATAGTCTGAGAGTAATTCGTAGACGCTTTGTAGGCTGCAGTAGCAGACTGATGTAAGAAAGATACTTCCCTGACTTCAACGTTTGAAGCTACCAAAGCAATACTTCCTTTAAGCGCTCCATCGATTAAGTTGCCATTGTAAACTGGATCCGTGAACGTTAGAATCCTTGACATAACTGCTTCTGGAATAACGTTTCCAGTAAGCTCAAAGTGACTCATGAAAAACGGGTCTACCTCAATTCTCTCTGGAGACTGAAGCGCGTACAAGCTTAAAGCCCTGCTACCATCAACCATTGAAGGTCGAAGTCGAACAACATTTACAAGGTCGCCCTCATCGAATCTTTGACCATCAATTTCCAAGGTTGCAAATGGTGTTTGAACCTCAATAGTTCCTTGGTAATCTGCAGCTTTGTAAATATCATACTCTGCTTCACTTTGACCCTCAACATTTACTTCCGTCCATGCAGCACCAATATAACCAGCATGGTCTTGCTCATTTAATGAAGTACGGTCATCAAAACCGTTACCTGCACCGTCGTTTTCGTTATTGTCACTAAATACACCAGCACCATCAGCTTTTAAAGCATCGTATTGAGCTTCACTAAATCCAATAGCGTCTACACCGTTTCCTGCAAAAGCGCCTAGTGCTTCAAATTCAACTTCATTCCTACCAAAAGTGTCATCAATGTCAGCTCTATCACAATCGAAAGAAACATGGCACTGGATTAAACCTTTTTCATCAAAGAAAGATTCAACTTCAGTACTAGAGCCTGAAGCTTTTGGATGCATATGAAATTCTACAAGATTTAAAACGTCACCCACGCTTGCTTGCTTACTGCTGATTTTGTATTTCACACCATCATAAATGTATTCAGGGGCAACATTTGAATCACTGAAAGGATTTTTCCTGGCACTCATAAAGACGTGTGGGCGGCCATTGAACTCATATTTCCACATGTAGCCAAGGCTATTTTTCTGCCATGAAGCTTGAGCTCTCAAATCCATGCTGTTCGAAAGCTCAACTGCGCCAACATCTGCATAACATTTATCACAGTGTAAGAATGCAAGGTTTTCAAACTCAAGCTCATCGTAAGCTACCTCATTAGCAGCATATCTTTCACAATGATTAATAAAATCGCCATTAGTACCTCCAAGGCCTCTAACCTTAAGCTCTCCACCAACATTTTCAGCGTTAAAGTCTGAAAGACTTTTGCTCTTTAACGCAAATTCATCAACAATTTTAATCTTGCTTAAATAACCGTCAAGAACTTCAACACCATTTAATGAAGAGGTTCCGTTTAAGTTAATTGAAGAGTTGCTTTGCATGCCAGCTTTAATGTCTGCCAATCTGTAAATTTCTTCAAGACTTGGATCAGTAGCATTCAAAATATTATCTTCGAATGTATCTGGAGTGTAAAGGAAATAACCTGCAGGAACGTTTAGCTCAACATCAAAAAGAGCCTCTGCAACGCTAGGTATCAAGATTCCTTCACTGTCAAAAACAGGCCTAGCGCTATCAGTGTTAAAAATGATTGCTCTTTGACGTATCAGAGATCCCTCCCTGAAAGGCATTAGAATCAAACCCAATTGATCTTGAGTTGATTTTAAACCCTCTTCTGTTTTCGTTTCTCGAGTGGCAAAAGGTGTAATTCTGATCCACGCTTCTTTTTCTTGCATGCCTGCAGTGCTTTTTTCAAAGAACATGTGGTAAGGTTTAGCGCCAATCCTCATCACGCTAAGCGGGGTCCGGTCGCCAGCAATGCTTTGTGCAGCTGCAACAACCTTTGTTACATCACTTTTTACGTTAAATTCTCTTGCAGCGTCTTGAACTGCCACGACAGAAGATGCAGCTCTGTAAGCTTGTACGTCAAGGCCTGATTGGGCAGTAGCCGTCATCATCAGTCCAGGGCCAGTTGCAGGAGAATTTGCTGCTTGCCTCCGCATATTGTTGTCATTATAGGTGGCTGTCATTTCACCTGCAATGTTTGTATAAGTTAAATTTTCGTATGCCATTTGATAACTCCTGTGTCATAAGTTACGCGTAAAATAAATTTATGAGGATAAGATTTTTAAATTAATAAGCGCTTTTTTTATTACTGAATAAGCTTTTGCATCGAATTCCCTGAATCTCAAAAAGAATCTTATGGGTCTTGAAAAAACTCTTTGACCATTTATACTCATATAATTGTCAGTTAGTCTTTCTTTCCAGAAAAATCTTTCTGCTCCTTTTAGCTCAAAAGCAAAAGCAGAGTTTACGAATAGCTTTTCCAACCATATTGCGCGTTTATTAGCCAGTTTGTTTGAGGTCGCCCAACAATTGAATTCTATTACATGATCCACGGGTCTCGACTCCACTGTAATTATTTTGTTCGGCATGTTCGGTCGCATCTCTTGGTGCGAATATGTCGCTTTTCGATGCGGCCTATCTGTACCTTTAGTATTCATCATTCCTGGCTTTCTTTCGACCACCTTAAAAGTGATCACTTCACTACCATAGTCGTCCATGTTTTCAGGCGGATACTCTTCTACTAGCCGAACTTTAGCTTTTTCCCTAACCCCGTCTTTGTTTTGAGAGTCTTCTATTATTTTTTGTGCTACATCAAAAAAACTATCAAGAGTTAAAGGCGCAGTATTTACCATAAAGACTCTATCCAAGTTTATGTTATATGGATTTCTTAAAATAAAATCTTCAGGAGCTAAAACCTCTGAAGATATATTTCCCAATCCGTCTACAACATGTATGAGTATTTGGTCGTTATTACGATAATCATGCATTTAAATATTCTCTCTTATAGAACTGTCTTCTCTGCAATAAACGGCAATGTATTCAACCCGACCATTATCTGCTCGGTATTTCTGAATCGTTTCAGGTCTGTAAACTGTCTCTCTTTTGTATGGTACTAATAGCTTTCCTTCAATATCAAGAGACAACTGAATTATTTTATCTCTGTAAGATAATTTTTCGTCATATCTTAAATAAAATATTTTATAATCAGTTCTTATTTCACCTGCAGCTATTCTTTTCATCCTGTTACCTTTCCCACCGTCTGCTCCTACTAGACTAGAATAACAGCGAGAAAATCTTTCATCCCAGATGTATCCCTCCCCCAAGCAGTGCTTACACTCAGTCTCCCCATCCGCTTCATCTGTCAACTGAGATACGCAAGCACATTTTATTAATTCATTTTCACTGTTTTTCCGAGCCGCTCTTATTAAAATTAAATGGTTGTGTGGTTTGCAGCCTCCAATACCAAAAACTATGTTATCGAATTCTTTGCGCAAATCTATTTCGCACCCATGAGATTCATCAAAGCTTCTAATGCTCATTTCCTGTTGCCTCGTTTTATTTGAGTGTACTCAAGATCAGTAAAAGGAGTGAAACCATGCTTATATTTGTTTTCTCCAAAAGCCCTGTATTTTGAATTTTGGCTAGGCTGAACATATCCTTCCACCCAAGGGTCGTGCCATTCTCTCGAAGTTTGGTACCCCCTTGATTTTCTGCTTTTTTCCGCAAATGCAGGCCCCAGACCCTGTCCATTTACAATACACCCTCCTGCATTTACGACCCTCCACCATTCATCTCTTTCAGCTTTTAGCTCTTTGATTAAATCTTTAAGTTCAAAGTCTAAGCTATCTTTGTTTTGAATCATCAAATCTCCAAGTTGTTTCTGCTTGCCATCGGAACCTGCAGTTCCTATTGGCATACTAAACAACCTCAAAGCCGCATCGTACATCACAAACCTGCTTCTTGCAAAATAGTACCTCTCAGAATTTGGCTTTCTTCCTGTTATGTTGTCTGCCTCTAGGGAAGACCAGTGAATCGATAACGCTATTGTATCGTCAGGCACACTGTTAGCCCAGCCACCCATTTCCATTCTTAACATCTCTACTGATGCATAAAACGGATTGTACTCTGTAGTGAAGAATAGGTTGTAATCTTTCAGTAAAGCGTTTCCGTCTACATCTTTTATGTCTTTCAAATTGATCAACACTAGGCTGTTAAAATCTAAACCGCATTTAGGTTGGATTACATTGCCTCCTCCAATTACTTGTAGCTCGCTTTCAAAAACAATGTTTTCTCCCAAAAGGCCTACAGTCCAAAAATCTTTCCAAGTTCCCTTTTGGTTAAAAGAAAAAGCTACATAATAGAATCCAACATCTATTTTCGTCACTTGCAATCCGGGATCAACAACGTTTCCATCTGGATCTTCAAAAATAACTGTGGCCCCGTTTATATCGCTGGGCTTCCCGCAACTGTCAGTAAAAAGCATTTTTAATTTTACTTCCTCACCAACAGTGAAGCATTGACGTTCACATTTAATCTTTTTAGTTTTTTTTGGAACTTGAATAGGGGTTCCGCAATTTTCATTTTTGTTAGAGCAGCTCATGATACACCTTAGCTTATATTTCCAAAGTTATAGTGTCTCCAGACACCGAAATGATTTTAAAAACTTTCTGCGGCCGATTAGATCTAGTCCCACCAGATCCGTCAAAAACACCACTGACAGAATGTGACTCAAGGGTTACGCTTTCTTGGGTCACACTTGCTGGGTCTATTTCTTTGTTAAATTTAATAAAGATTTTATTTAAATCTAACCTGACATTTACTTCTCCATCCGCAGGATTCATAGATAAGACCTCAACCCTTTCTTCAGCTGGAGCGCCAATCGAGTCAGGTAGAAGTAATCCGCCAGGAGCAATAGGGCTTGTAGAGCTGTGCTCCGGATATTCAAAGATTGAATCAGTGCCTGTGTTAAACTGTATGGTAAAAGATTGTTCTAATAATTCTTTACCGTGACAATCCACTTTAAATCTCTCACCTACTTCGTACTCAGCAAGCTCAAATTTTATTAGAACCCCTTTTGAAGTCACTCTCCACCTTTGAACGCACCTACTCAGCCTAGAGTTCCATAAACTGTGAGCTGGGTTGTTAGGTTCTTCTTCTCCATCAAACCACCAAACGTACTTGGCTGAAGACCCGTTTCCAGGAGTTACAATCTTTATGTTTAGCTTAGCTTCATTCTCACCACTCAAGGGTTCAAAAGACCCTTTTGATCTTAACCTTTTTGATTCAGATTTTTGTAAACCATCAAAATAGTAAGCATCAAATACTGTTCTTTCTGATATGCAATTGCTTTGACTGTATGCTGCTAATTCAGCAGGTACATTTTCTAAGTTGTCTAAGTTTTCTCCACAAATAAATAAATTATAACTTGTATTAATTTTAAGCGGATTTTTCGGTGTAACCACTAAGACTGTAAATGAATCGACCTCAACTTTTGATATTAATTTTTGAGAATCTATTACTTTTAATTCTTCCAGGTTGTTTACTAAAAAGCTTTCAAACTCACACTCAACAAATCCTTTGAAACCTGGAGAATTCAAGAAGAACGGATTGGTACCATCAGAACGATTCAACCACAGCCCATTATCAGGACCAGAAGTTTTATCACTATCAGGACCGTAAAGTATCACGCTTTCTTTAGCGGCCTTAAGGTCTAAAGGTTTATTAAATACTAATACTATTTCTTGACCAATAGGAAACTGATTCTCGTTATTTGTTGGGTAACTTTGGTCTGGATGGAATGTTATTCCCATTGTCTTCTCCTTCAGTGGTTACTTCTGTTACTACAGGTATTTCAATTTTAACAAATTTTCCTTCTGTCTCTATTTCAAAATTATACTCCTCCTTATCTTCAAAATTAAAGCTCTCTTTAATAAGGATTTCCAATTCAGTTAGCCCGTTTTTAAATAAACCCATTATTACAAACTCCATAAACAATAAAAGGGAATGAAAGCCTTTGAGCTCCCATCCCCTTTTATACAAAAGTAACCTTACCAAATCAATGGTAGTCAAAAAGCCTTTGACTAGAGGTTAGACTTTACATCACTTTCTTCGATGTCAAGAAGATCTCCAACCTGAGCGTTAACCGACCCATCATACTCATTGAGAGCACGCTTGACGTTCTTGAAGACGCCAACGCCTTGACCCTCATGCGCTACTGCAAAACCGTAACGCTCACGAATCTTTACCTTTACGGTCTCGGTGCCCTCATCGCGCCACTCAACAGTAGTAGCGTCTTCATCAACAAGGTGGAAACCAACATTTCCACTAGAGAGAAGGAAGATGTCGCCAGTCTCAGTCTCAGGATCATAAGGACAGAGAGGAGACACAATGATCTGGAAGCCAAACGGGAAATATGACGGAAGCTTAGGGGCAGAAGTCATCTGCTGGCTGCGCTCAAGTACAGAGGTAACTGCACCGCCATTAGAGCCTTGACCGCTACTGCCAATGCCGCGAGGATTGACAACGCGAGTACCGTTGCTAGGTCCTCGTGCACCAAGAGCACCGTTACTATAGGGGTCGCGAGGACCTGGATCACCAGTGTAAGGGTTGAAGATAGAACCACCACCATGTGCAAGCATCATAGTCTTCATTACGGGATCTTGAATAAAGGTGTAGTAAAAGAGTGGATGCATAAGTAGGGTATCAGGGGTGAAACCTTCCTCGCTCATGTGAGCCATAGCACGCATGAGGTTCTCCATAGTCATTGAACCATTAGCGACAAGCTTCGGAGTGCCAGCGACCTCTTTAACGCCGCGACCAGTGCATACACCATAAAGTGAGCTAGCAGGCTGGAGGTTGTCAAAAAGTGAAGTACCAAGCTGCTTAAGGAAAGCTACGGCCTTCTGCTCCTTGTGGCGAACCATCGCATTACCCATGAGCTCAAGATTCTTCGCCATAATATCAAACGTACTATAACGAAGAGCTTCGTCAGTAAAAGAAGCAGCAATACCACTCTTGCCGATGAATGCAGTCGAAACAGCGCCACCCATTTGGAAGTTTACTTCTGGGTAGGTGCCTGACTCTTGTACATCCGCAGCATAAACTGCACCCATAGCACCAGCAAGAATCTGAGTATTCAGCCCCTTAGCTTGGATTCGAGTGAACAGTGGCGTAATGTTCATCCGAGGCTCTACAGGCTCTCGTATGAGAATCTCCATAGACTGCTGGAGCAAAGGAGAGATCTCTGAAGAAGAGATTGCATCACGATTCTTAGGAGAAATTACGTTTACAAACTCATTCCAAGTAACCATCTCTTCACTATCAGGAAGATGACCACGGTTATGAATCATATCAGCTACGTAACGAGCAGCAGCTTTCTTATTGTTTGGAAGCTCTAGGGTGTTTCCATCTGTTAGTTTAAATGCCATGATAAATATCCTTTATATTAATTTATTACTGAATCTTGACGTTAACAATTGCGATTTCGTCAGCAATAACTTCATCTGAAAGAGTAATCAAATCAGAGAAGCCCTTCGTAGCAGAACCAGGCATCTTAGCATCAGCGCCAAACTCCTCGCCCTTCCAACCAGTGCGAACGCGCTCAAGAAGACCACGAGGCTCCTTCTGGAGCTCAAGGAGTCGACCAACAGTAAGCTCTTGCTCGCGTTGAAGCTTGCCAAGACCAGCCTCAATATCTCCCTCTGTGCCACCCGCTACAAGAGACAACCAGTTCAAACTTCGAGCAACAAAGTTAGAGTTCTCGTCAAATGTAACAAAATCACCAGGCTTGCAATCACCAACAAAGTGCATCATCTGCTCTTGAGCAGAAGCAGCACCTGCATAATCAAATGCAGTAAGGGCAGTAAGGGCATCACCGTTAGCATCAATAGGAGCCTGTGCAGCGCCAGCAGCTTGGAAGAAAATTACTCGACCTGCGTCGCCATCAAGATACCAGTCGCCAGCCTTCACTAAAAGGCCAATGTCGCTACGTTCACGGCCAGACCAGGCACCCTGAGCGGTCTCAGCAACAACTGGAGTTCTAGAAGTATGTGAAGCAAGCTTGCTGGTCCACTCGTAAGCCATACTTGCTGACATATCCAGATGCGAATAGCGATGAAGTGCACCAAGTTGCGCGCCTGACTTCAAAGTATTAGCTCCAAACACATCTTCAGCCGTTGCATCACAAACATGACCAACGCGCATTTGGATATCAGTAAAGAACTGAATGAGGTGTTGCTTCTGGTAGTTAGTGAAATGAAGGTTCGCTGGGTCATCACCAGCCCAAGCATAAACGTCATAAGCAGCCACACCAACAGGTGCGCTAATGAAAAGTGCGCCAACAGCTTGGCAAGACGCATCGTCGTCAGTGGGGACCTCGTCAGTTATAACCCAACCGTGACTAATAACAGCAACCATTGCGTCTTCGTTTTTGACAACTTTCGCAGCAGTAACGAAATCACCGGTTTCAATGTCAATCACTCTAGCCTTCACATCTTCAGCCGTGTACTCAATGAAAGTATCGCCTTTAGCGCCCTCAAGTCTGCGGAGCAGGCCTGCTGGAACGACTCGACCAGTTGAATCAAACGAAACAACCTTCCCAGAAGAAATAGTAAAGTAATCTTTAGAGGCTTCATTTTGCCAGATTACAGGTAACCAAGAAGCAGGTTTCCATTCACCTGCAGGGACTGAAGCATTCATTTGAACGGTATTGTTAGGAGTGATGTTATCCATCATATCCGTTCTAACTTTAAATGCACTTTGGAATCGACTAATAGCCATAATTCATCTCCTAAGTTTTGTGTTCTTTTAATTAAAAGTTATTTGGGTTGAAACCACGAGGTAAGTAATTAGATTTAGAATAAAGATAGTTGTCTGCAGCATCTTTCCCATTGTCAGATAGAATAGTCTTGTAGTCCATTACGATCTTCTGCTCAAACGCACCTAATGCATCGTAGCTAGATCTGCTTGAATATTCCTCTTCGCTTGCATGGGCTGAAGGACTTGTTACTTTATCCATATTAGAGAGTACCTTTTCAGACATTGAAAAAACTTTTTCCGTTTCTTTTTCTAGTATTAATACTTTTTCATCTTCATTTTCAACTAAATCTTCATTTTTTTCAATAGTAACACTTAAATCACTGTCACTTCCAACTGAATTTAATTTATTATTTTCAATAAAAGCGACTACAGTTTTAAATTTATTTTCTAGATCGTAATACTGTTCTTTTAAATTGTCAATTTTTTTAAGTAGTTTCAATGTTTCTTCTGAAGCGTCGCAGTCCATTATCGATGCTTTCTCATCTACACTAAGAAGCACTCTCGCTTTGACATTTTCTGGAAATTTAGATCTCTCAATTAAATCTCTTGCTGCAATAACGTGAGCACAGTCATGAATTGGAAATGATCTTTCTGGTCCACAAAAAGCAGAATCAGGCAAACTATTCCTTGCTTCAGCAGTCAGCTGCAAACCCTCTTTCATTGTCAACGCGCTTAAGGCAAGATCAAGAATTTGCCAATCAATTTCAACTTTATCGTCTTGATCTAAAGTATCTTCTTCAAAGTAAGATTCGTCATGCTCTTCTTGTTCCTCTTCATTCGGTTCTGAAACTTCTTCTTCAAGGTCAAGTTCCAAGCCCACTTCTTCTTCACTTAATATCTTTTCACTCATGTTAAAGTCCTTTTTGGGTTTATCCATTTTTTCAGATGATTTTTTTGAATGTCCAGCAGGCAGCAAATCGTTGTCTTGCCTGTACTTTGGGTTTGAAGGGCTGCCACTCCTTACCAACTTTAAGAAAGCGTTAACTCTAGCAACACCCCACCCAGATCGCGACATGTTCGGTCTGTGAGTCGATGAGAAAGCACCAGCCCCTCTTCGATAAACTGCTTTTAGCATGCCTAGTGTAACTTTCTTACCTTTTTCTTTTCCATATTTTTCGTTATGGGCTTTTAGCTTTTCTTTTAAAGAATTTAAAACTGAGCCTACTTCAATCTTGGAACTCGCTTTAGACGCAGACCCTTCTTTGTTTTTCTTGGACCCTTTAATTCTTTCACTAGGTTTTGCTGGAGTTTTGGCACCCTTACCCTTTGGCGAAGACTTATAAGCATCAAGATCGTAATCTCCAATCATAGTTACTTCACTTTCATTATCGTTGGCTGCGCTTACCTTTATTGCCCAATCGATTCCTGAGGTCCCTCCCCAGCCCAACCACGCAACATAGCCTCTGTCTTTCCATGGTTCAGACTTGAATTTTGGATCAACTGCTGCATTTTTTCTATGCCTGTTAAAAGCAGACATTCTTTTTACTGTAGACAAACCAATTTCGCTTTTGGTAGCAAGTTGTCTTGCTCTTGCCCAACCAACAGGCGTCATACCTTTTACTTCTGAGCCTTTCTCCTCTTTCCATTTTAGAACCTTTTGCGCATTCCCTCTTGCGCCAGAAGGTACTTTGAATGTTTTTTCATCCAGAAGCTCCTCCACGAGTTCTTCCAGTTGCACATACTCCTCTACAAAAGCTTCCTCATCTACGCTTCGCATGCTTCCAGAATACGTAACCTTGATGATCATTGTGTCTTTATCACCCTTTTGAGTGATGAAAGTTTCTCCACTTTTATGCAAATCATTCATTTGCTTTTCTGAAATGGCCATTTTGTGATCGTACTGCTTTTCTACTTTTTGACTTTTACTTTCTTCTTCTTCTTTTTCGGCTTCACCTTCGTAGGCATCGATTTGTTCGGTTGCTTGTAGCTCATTATGGTTCCTTAATGTATAAATAGAATCGCTCATTAAAATATCTTCTTTAAATGAATAGTTGTCTGCTAAGTTTTTATCATCTATATTGTCGGATAGTTCCATATTGACGATTTGAGATAGGTCGTCTGCAGGAGTATTTACTACTGAGCCTTCTAGGACTATGAAGTCGCCTGTTATAAATACGCAAGTCTCTCCGTCATATTTTTTGCCATGTCGATGCTCGCACATTCCATCCGTAACCCAATCTTGACTACAGATACTACAAACGTGCCTGTCTGTAGTGGACCCTGCGCTAAACGTCATGTAACGACCGTCTAAGAACTTTTTAATAGATTCTTCATCTAGTATATTAGCTTGAACTCTCATTCTTCCAAGACCGGGCCATTGCTTGTTGTCTATTAAGTTCAATTTTTTTAACGTGGTGTATATTTTGTCTGGCTCGTCGTCTACAAAAGCGTTATGTATATTCAACATTGCTTCGTTTGAATTTAAAAACGTAGAAGCATCTTCTGTTAAGCTCTGCCACTCCCCACCAACAAACCGACCTATTGGTTCACCTGATTGGTCGTGATTTTTTAATATTGGTTTGGGATACGGATGGACTAACGAATCAATTCCTTTTTGCTGCCCTTTAGTAGAGTAAATCCTGTTGTTTATTCTACGTCCAGAGTGAGAAAGATCGTAAGTTATTATAAGTCCTTTTTTATACTTGTCAGCGCTTTCTAGTAAATTATCAATAGCAATAATCTTCTCAGCTTTATTCAAAGACAGTATGTTTCTATCAGGATTTATTTGTATAAAGTCGTTGTACTTGATAAATTTGTTCATTTTTAACCTCTCGGGATTAAACATATCTTAATATATTTATATTAGTAGTTTTCAAGTATTTTCAATATATCAGATATATTATCTGTATTCTTTATCTTTTCGTATAAATTCTTATCACTTTCAGTAATCTTTGGACTAGTTTTCTGACCGTGTTGATTTTCTGGTTTAGAAATGTTGTTGCTGACATTTAATTGAGCATTACTTTTCTTTTTCGGATAAAGAATTTCATATAACTCTTCTTTATCTTTTTCTTGAATTGGCCTTTCACCTAGCTTGACTCTTGCTTCCGTTTCCGAAAGTAAATTGTTCAACCAAAGCTGAATTACTTGATTTTCTAACTTAATTTTTTCTTCTTTATCTACAGCGCCAAATTTTATATAAACCATTCTGTCAGGATTGACTATGGCATCTTGATATCCGCCCTCACATAGCAATTCGTTAATTATATACGTTTCAACAAAAGTCTTAACATTCCTTTGCAACGCTTCTACATCTTGAATTGCTATTTTTGAAAGTGCATTTGCAGTACTTCTATTGGCTGAATCTCCTTCACCCATATCCATTGGAGTTACTCCTAGTCCTGCGTAAACTCTTTTTTTAAAATAATCTAAGTATTCTTTTATTCTTAGAGCTTTTCCTTCAGAACCAATAGCTGATATCTTATGCCTATGGTCAGAAACAAAAATACCACCCGAAGGCATGTACTCTATTGTATTTCGGACAAGGTCTGATTCTTTTGTTCCGTCAGGACCGTACCTTTCTGGCATCGTATCACTTCCCACAGTATAGTGGTACAATGGATGAAGGTTCGAATCTATCATTTCTTCAATGTTTTCTTCTAGTCTTCTTAAAAGAGCAACATCTTCTAGAACTGGTAGTATTTCTGGCGTTCCCATAGTGAACCCAGGTTTTTTATTCGTATAAAAGTGTATGATATCGCTTGGCGAAAATTCTTTGCTTTCAGAATTACCTGGCTGCTTTTGTAAGATTTTTTTTAATTCTCCGTTTTTCTTTAATTTAAACCATAATGTTTCAAAAGGTAAAATGAAATAACCGGCCACAGGTTCTATTTCTTTTTCTCCTCGCTTAAGTACATTTCCAGAAGATGCATCTTTATTTCTAGTCTTTACCCAAGCACAATTACTATATCTGACTAAGTCATGCGCCAAGTCCGCCATTAACAAATTGAAAGGTACGCCTGAGACCGTTTCTATCTCTTTAATTCTATAATTAATATATTTAACAGTTTCTTTATCGTTACCTACAAACTCCCACCCAGCTAAAATAAACCTTTGCACTTTTTTCTGTATCGCTTTAAATAAAAAAGCGTCAGTGTCTTGCGCTATCTGTATTTCTGTAAGATCGTATTCAGGTTTAAACCAACGTCCCCTATGCCTATCTGCATATGACATTGCTCTGCCGTTAATTTTTTTAACTTTAACGCCGGAAAGTTTTGCACCTTGAATCGGTACATTTCGATCTTTGTTAGATATAGCGTTCAACATGTTTTCAAAATCGACTGCTTTCATTTTGTTTCCTTATAATCAAGTAGATGCAATTGATTGAGCTATCAACAGATTACCTTTTGCTAATTCAGGGGAATCTAACTCATCGACTACTATGTTGGGTATTTTCTTTAAAACTTCTTCTAGATCTGTGTCAGGCCCAGATTCGCTAAGACTCGTTAATCCTTCTGATTCATACTTTATTCTTGCATACATAATATGCTCTTCCTCTATAGATATAAAGTCTTCTTCAGGATTATTAAAATCCCAAAAAGGCAATCTGGGAATAAAATCTGCATCTTCACTGGTAGAAAACAATACCACATAATAGATAATGGCTTTGTCATTTCTTTCCTTAAAAGAGCACATCTCTTTAGTTTTCTCTATAAAAGAACTCCCAAAAGAGTCCATTGCTATAAAAATGATCTGGTTCACATTCTTTGTTTTAATGATACCTTCATATCTCTTTTTTATGTTTCCGCCATTAAATCTTGCAGGCAGCCCAGCCCCAAAAAATATATTGTCTTCTACCATTACGTCATAATTAGGCAAATAATCTTTAGGGTCTCTTTGACCGCTATGTTCTATTGGCAATTCTAGAGTCGAAAAGAAACTGCTACCTAAAGCAGCATAGTCTTGTTTTGAATTCATGTTCGCTATAAAGCCAGCAATTGTACTTTCAATCTCAGATATACACGCTGTCATTAATGCTATTCTTGCATTGTCGTAGTTGATTTTTTGATTGCCAATTTCCATTGGAAGTGCTAAAGGCAAATTTAACATATTTGCTAGTATCGTCATACTGCTATCTAGTACATTGGTATCAGTGCTGGTAATTTTATTATATACTGGCTTTACAACAACATCTACGAAATTTGCAGTAGGGTTAATTTGTTTGTATTTTTTCCAAAACCATATCCAGAATGCTAAAGCTCCTCCATAAGAAAAACTTAAATTATTAAAAGAATCTACTACTCTAAAAAACCCGCTTTTTATTTTCTGTTCATATACACTTTTTCGCGCCGCTGCTTTTTCAGCTTCCGTATCCACAAGCGCCGCTGCTTTTTCAGCTTCTGTAACGAACTCATTTAATTCATAAATATGATCAGAAATAGAAAAAACAGTCATACCTTCAACCATGAGTTTAAAACACCAGTTAGCTTTTCCAATTTGCTGATACTCAGCCGAATTAGTTATAACTCCGACTTGACTTAAATGATAGCACTCATGCCTAATGGTATTTTTGTACCTTTCATACTTTTCATTACCTTCATAAGTTGGGCTTTTATAATCAAACAAATCAAAAAACATTATTTTTTCACTAGGGCTAACATGAGCAATAATGCCACTTTTTCTGTCTTTTATATACTTAAATTTTACTTCTATTTTATTAGGAATACCTTTTAAGTGGTCGAAACCACTGTAACTCGTTGCACTTCTAGTAGCAATTTTAAACCCATCTGCAATTGTTTTTTGAAACAACTTATTGCTCATGATGAAAGTTAATTCACTCAGCCTTTGCTCAATAGAAACTATTGCACTGTATTTTTCTTCAAGGTAGTCGTCATTGAAATTATATTCTAGTAAAATAGTATTATCTGCACCCAGCCCCACTTGAACTAATTGCTTAAAAGAACAAATCCCTAATTTAAACTTTTCTGCTTTGCTAGTGTACCCTAATTCTTTAAAAACTTTGATATTAAGAAGAGTACTATCTAGTTTTTGATCCTCGTAACCAGTTAAGAAATTATTTATTCTTCTTAATTTTGCAAACTTCAAAGATGCGTTAGCTATTTTTCTTAAATCTCTTACATAGCCTTCTTTTCTTGAGATATCTGTATTTAACATATCGTCGTAAAAATGTATTAACGGTTTAGCTATAGTACTTGTAGACTTTGGTGCTGTCTCTCTTACTCTCTCTTGCTGAACTGGCTCTTTAGGTTGCTCTGTCCTAGGAGGAATCATTGTTGAACCAATTGCAGAACCTACAATCTCAGGTGCTGGTTCCAGAATCGGTTGAGCAGCGCCAACAGGCTTTGCCTCCTCCGTTGGCTCCAGTCCCTTGCTTGAAGCATCAGTACTATAAGGTACCTCAACGTCGCTATATCTTGGTTTTGGTAAAAAACCAAGAGAAGTTAACTCTTCTATTGTTTTTCCTGCAGGGACTTCTTTGGTAATAACTCTTACACTCTTTATACTTTCTTTACCTTTGTAAAGTTTTTTCAAGTAAAGGTCATAAGCTTTGGAAACGAACTCATTTGAGCGTTTTTGCGGATCAAGCGTGTAGCCCATTTAGAATCCCCTCGTATATAGCATCTAGATTGTCTTTTTTAACTTTTAACACTGAGCTCAATTCTGAACATTCATTCAAATTAATTATAGTCGTCGTATCTGTTACTTTATGCTTTATTTCAATGTATTCTTCAGGACTTAGACTTACTCCTCTGTAAGTCATTGGCAACGACTCTGTTTTTATTAAAATATTTTCATTGTTCGCTGCTATGATCTTTTCTATCGTTTCTTTATTTTGCTTTATATTTTTGCAACTCAACCCCTCTTCAAAGATCTTCATTATAAGTTTAATAAAACGCACTAAGTGGGCAATCATTTGAACTTCTCCAAGAAGCTTAAATTCAGACGCCACTGTATCTCCAATAAAAACTTGTAAAGCTTTTAATGTTTGAATAATTTTCCCCACCTGTTCATTCATCCAGAGTTTTGCTTTCATAAGATATGCAATTATTGTTTTTTCAACCCATTGAAAGGGATCGCTAGATTCGATTTTTGCTACCCAGCCTTTAGGCCTGTAGTTAATTAAATCTTTTGGCTGCCTGTACTGGTTGCTTACATCAACTCCATACTTGGCGAAAGCGTAATCTATCGCGTTCCAGTCGCTTTTCTTTATGCTTGAGTCTCTAGCTTCGATAGGGCCTATCAATGGTATCTTGCTGTTACTGTTTGGGTTAAAATCAAAATTTAATTTTTTATTTGGTTTTTTTGATTTACTAAAAAATGGTGTGGTTATTTCTTTTGTGTCTGCTACAAAATCAAAATTAAAAAAGTCTTTTTCGCTTTCTAGCTTTTCTTTTTTTTCTGCCGCTTCTATTTTTTTTTCATATGAACGTTTAAGCTCATCTCCTTGACCTTTGATTTCATTGCTTTTAGTTTTGTAACTATGGTTCAAGTAATGTTTCAAATCAGAGTTGTCTGGATCTTTCAAGTACTCCTCAAGCATTTTTTGAGTGTTACTCAAGGTATATGTTGGGGTGTTGTTTTGAATGGTTGTTTCTTTTAACCATTCAGCAAATTCTTCCAGCTCCTCTGGAACTTTCTTGCTACTGTATCCCTTCATATCACTTTCTTCTTCTTGGAGCTTGTCATTCATTTCTTCTATGAGATCATCGTACTCCTGTTTTAAGTCTACTGATGCGGGGTCAAACCAGCTGTTTGGTGTCACCTTTTGAACAGCATAACCCACTTGATTCACTGCACTTATTGTTTCCTTAGTTATTCTTTCCCCAGAAGCGACGATACTCTTAATTGCGCTCATGACGGTTCTCAAAGAGTTAATAATACAATCAATGAAAGGATTTACAATTTTAGGAACAGACTCTACCGCTTGTACTAAATAGTTTAATACGGCCTTGATCATACTTCCAAACATCGACGTCCAATCAAACCTAACCTTAGCTAAATCCATTGAATACTTTGCAAAAAGTGTTGGCAAGACTAGGTTTATGCCTATCAGGTTTGCTGGGCAGCTAAAGTTAGCTCCAAAGTTACCTAAGAAAGCACAAAGAGAGCCATACAACTGTGAAGGGTCCATTGCTTTCTTCATGAGCTTGAGGGTGCTCGCTACTTGCTTTAACAGTTTATCTAAGTTAAACACAAATTCAAGTGAAGGTAGTGTCAGCTTGAAGTCGATGTCAATCATGCAGTTTAAGCATTCTTCTACGCTAAGCTTATAAGTTTTCCCACCTATATCTACGGTTGGCGCGTTTTTATCTATGTAATCTGTTACTTTAGCTCCGAAACTTTGATTATACTCGTTCGTGAATTTCTTTCTATACTCATACCCTACATTTCCATCTTTCTCATTAAGCAGGTCCAAGTTCTTCTTTACAACAGCGTCTTGCGGATCCCACCACTCTTCAGTAGGCTCCCCTTTGCTGTCTGTAAAAGAGCATCTCGAATAAAAATGATCCACTTTTTCTTTCGCATTTAAGCTTGAAACTTTTGTTGTTACTGCTTCTCGTGGGTCGCTTCTCTGCTCATCTAAAACTACCGCGTTGACTATGTCTCCCATAGAGCTTTCTGCGGATAGTAATGAGAGTTCTATAGTTGATTGCATCCCAGTTAAGGGGTGCTGGTAAGCCGTCAATATAACTTCTTCTGAAGGGTCCCCCTTTCCAACCTCTTTAAACATGCCTTCTTCATACGCTTGTATCAATGCTATTGCATCGAAAAGCAATAAGTCGTCATCGTTTAAAATTTTACCTTCCATCAGAAACATCCTTGTATTTCGATCGTTTAGAGCGCGGTTTTTCTAAATTACTTTTGTATTCCATAGCTTTTAAAACCGCAGTTTCTCTTTCTGAAATTATGTCACCTTCAAGATCATCTAAGATTTCTGGATTCAATCTTTTAATCACAGTCATCAAAAGATTCAGTCGAGAAACAAGATTGTCAAGATCTTCTATTGTAGCAAAATCTCTTGCTATTTTTTTAAACATCTTTTGATATTGCTCTTCAAGCTCATTTTCCCCACTGTCGAAATCGTTATCATAGCCTTTTTGCATGTTTTTAAATACTCCCATTTTCTGCTATCCCTTCTACTATTTCTAACGTTTCTGAAAGTTCGATAACGCGCTTCAATTCCACTAATGTCATGTAATCGTTATAGGTTATTTCGTTTTTAATCCCACCAAAAGTATTTGTTGCGCAGGTTTTTAACCTTGTATTTCTCGAAATGTCTAACGTGAAACTGTTACTTGACTCCCTGACAGATCTGTCTATTTCGCTTTTTCTATCTTTTATGTTCTTTATGAGCATTCGTGATTTTTGTTTGAGCTGGGTTAACTTTTCTTTTAATACTCTCGATTCTTTTTCAGTAAAAGCTCTTTCAGGATTTTCTCTAAGGCTCTTCATCATTGTTTCTAAAGCTGGATCTGACATGTCTTCTTTAGAGAGTTTTTGCTCTTCGTTCAGCTTACTACTAAAACCTTTTAGCAGCTCTTCTTTTTCGAAAAGTATCTTGTTATCAAACACGTCATCAAAAAAATCAGACATTAAATTACCCCATCGACCAACTTTTTGAAGTATTTTAAACTTAAGTTTATGTCCGTCTTGTATTGCGGATCTGTATGTCCAGGGCAGAAAACTCTAACCCATACAGGGAATAAAGATTCTGTATTGGCAACTTCGGAAGAGCCTATGTTGGCGGGTAATGTAATCTCATTATTTACTATTACATCGCCCCACTCTTTTTCTGTTGGTTGCTCAGATCCAAATTTTAATTTAACAGACCACCCAGAAGCGCTAAATATACCACCCAACTCAAGATCTGCCATTTCTATTTTTAATCTTATGTTTTCGTAATAAAACTCAGGAAATTGATTTTTAAAGTAAAAAACAAATTCTTGTTGCCCACCTGTGAAACCATTGTGCTCTGTTACAAAAGGGCCGGTTATAGGCTGTAACTCAGAATCCAATATAATTAAACTCATATTCTGTTTCCTCTGTGTGCATTGAAGCCACGACGATAATCACGTCTATCTGCATTGCCAGTAAAAGCTACTCCTGATAACATACCACCACCAAGAACTAAAGCTCTATTGTTCATTGCAACATTCTTTTCTTTATTAGGGTTCAACATGTCTCTCATCTTCTTTTTGCCAAACCCTTTTAAACGTTCATCATCGTCACTCATCTTTTGAATCGCAGTTAAGTTTTGGCGTCTAGCTTGACCCCCTGTTAATGGGTCTGTCTCTATGGCGGTTCTTGTTTTTAAATCGCCAGCGTTGTTTGAACCAGTATATAGATCATCAACAGTTTGTCCTGCGTTCTTTTTATTTGGCAATCCCAAATCTGAAACTTTTAAATCCCCTCTTCCACTATTAGCTAATTCTTTTATTGTTGTTCCTTTTGCAGCAATTGTTCTTCTTGCACCTTCTTCTGCCATATCATCTCCAAGTATGTTTTTCATCATAGCACCTTCTATATCGCCCATAGAGCCAGCAACACCCTTAGCTATACCCTTTACACTTAATGCACCAAGACCGCCCACTGCTGCGCCTTCTGTGAAGTCACCGCCCATAGCAACGTTAGCACCACCAGCTAAACCTGCTACTGCAGCAATACCCATTACGCTTTCCATCCCAGTGCCTTCACCAGCCATACCTCTTAGAAGAGCATTGGGGCTAGCTGTAGCTCCTGCACGACTAAAACCACCGTACATGTTGCCAATCTCACTCTGGTTCTTAAGCATGGACTGCATGCCTTCTTCGCTGAGTTGCCCACCTTCATCACCAACTCTTTTTACTTCACCTCTAAAGGCTTCAAGTCCTTTAACCCCTTCCTCATCCAATCCGCCTTTTTTTAACACCCCTGCGAATTCATCACCACTTTTACCGAAAGCATCTTTTAGTACACTTGACTCAACGCCAAATGCTTCTGCCGTTGCTTCCGAAGAAAATACGTTCTTGTAACTTTGTTCAAAGTTTTGTCCAGCTTCTGCCGCAGCTCTCCCTGAGGTATCTCCTGCAAGGCCTCTTGTTACAGGGTTGTTGCTTACTGCATCCATTGTCGCTCCTGCTGCTTTTCTTACAGCGTCTGGCCCTTCAGTCACAAGTCGGCCAACCAACCCTTGAACACCCGTATTTGGGTTTCCCAGCCTCTCAGCAACACTTTCGATAGAATCAATGCCACTTTTAGCAACATCACCAAGGCTATCAAGTCCGCTTTTAGCGGCTCCACCTACTCTTTCACCAACATGAGTAGCAAAACCTGCCACACTTTCAGCACCAGATTTTAAATCACTTTTAACTGCATCAAATATTATGCCGCCACCTTCATTTAACGCCCCACCTATATCAGAAACACCCTGCTTTGCAGCCCTTGCAGCGTTTACTGTAGTATCTACTGCGCCTCCAACCCTATCTCCAAGCAATAGTCTTGGTATTGTTGTCGGCTTTATATCTCTTCGATAGCTGGTAACAGCTTCGTCAGCTCGAATCTTTCTTGCAGCGTGTGTGTTTGAACTACTTATAAACTCCCTTTGTTGCGCTGCATTCATCTGTTCGAAGCCAGCATCACCACCAACATCACTTCTTTTAGCGCTATTTGCAAAGTTTTGAACTTGCCTAGCAGTTTTTTTTCTACCACTTCCTAAAAAAGTTCTTACTGCAGCTAAATCTACAGCCTCCGTAGCCTCGCCTGCTAAAAGTCTTGGGATTATACTCATGTTTTATCTCCAGCTTCTTTTTTTACGACCAAAGCGGCCACGTTTCGGAGCGCGATGCAATTCGCTTATCGGTGTCATACCTTGCTCAGTACCTCTATAAGAGTTAATACCTTCTAGTATGGAAATAGGTTTTTCTTCTTTTATACTACGAGAACGGCTACTTTTTCCATCTTCTGGCCACAAACCTTGCGATTTGTATTTTTCTTTTATCATTCTATCTTCTTCGTCTGAACCACCACCTCTCATAATATTTAAAACATTTAAATCGCCCGAAGAGCCTTGTTTCTTTTTCGCCTCGTATAAGTCTCTAACTTGTTCACTCGGAGATCTGTAAATATTTCTTATTGTTTCCGCTTTATGAAAGCTGGGAGCGCTTATTTGCATTTGGCTACCCGAGTAGATAGACTCTTCTAACACCAAGCCGCCAAGAGCAAGCATGAAAGCGTCAAGCCTGTGGTCTCCCACTTTTTCATTTTGCTTCCCGTATACAGGCTTATTGTTTTGCTTGTTCCGTTTTTCAATAATAAAATTGAAGAACTGGTTTTTTAAAACTTCTTCTTCTACTGGAAATTTGAACAAACCATCTTGAAGTATTCTTACTGCGTTCTCCACAAGAAAATGCTTGCCGGATTTTTTTATATCAGCATTTGTTATAGGGTCTTTTAACTTTATGTTACTGCTGAAATTAAAAGCTACCAACCTGTCAGCTATGAGTACTGTTTCTTGCTCTTTGGCAGTTTTGTTCTTTT